TATTTTTGGCATGACTTAATTCCCGTTTGTATTTATGTGCAATTTTGGTAAGCGTTGTTAAACAGCGTAAAATAAGTTGCAACTCTTGGGCATCTACAAATGACCGCATATTTTTAAAGTAAGCCACGCTGTCGCCGGAAATATTTTTTATATCTCGCAGCCAGGATGCAAATTCCTCTACAGCATTTGACCGAAGATAGGCTAAGCGTTGTCTGTTTGGCGTAGGCTTTAACTTATTATAAAGGCCCGTAAGTCAACTCTCGCTGAGTCTCGGACTTAATTAATTCCATGACGTTGATTACACAAGTAACAAATTCACGCAATTCAACCATATTCTCAACTGACCACTGGCCGTCATGGAGACTTTTTATTGTAATCATACAGTTTCTGGCTGCTTTCAGCTGAATTCTAAGCAGTAGTTTTATGTAGTTGCTTAAATCGTATTTGACCTCATCTATAGGATTCGGATTGAGATACGAAAATCTTCGTCTATTTGTCATAACAATTGTGTAAGAACATTAGGTTATAGCCTGAGTTCCGGTCCAAACAATCTAGATCTATATAATCGTCGGGCAGACATTGAAAAATCAATAACCTCACCGCTGATTTTTGCAAACCTATCGACAGCGTCATGCCAAGCTTTTATGTTTTGTGTTGGCATAATACTTTTGTGATAAGCCTCGTGACAGTACCGATATCCTCGCAATTTGTGTGATCTATCATATTTTTTAAATCCTCCTTGAGGAATCTTAAATCCAAAAAGCAATAATTCAACGTATACTGTATATCTTTGAGTTTACAGCGACAGTGGTAGATTTCACCTCTCTTCATTCATCCTCCAAGTTAGTAGATTTGCAAGGGTAACTGCTACTCTTTGTAATTCACAGCAATCCCCTAGACTTAACCTACCTCTTACCCTATGGGTATCTCCGTATAGATGTATTTTAAGTATAAAGGCTATAAACCGTAATTGCGCGGTTATAGCCTTTACGTGATCTTTCTTTTTCCTTAGTTGCTCCACATATTCGTAGTGGGTCGTTTTAACAATTTTTTAAGTGCTGCTTGCATGCCGGATAGATTTTCAACAGTTAGAACAGCTAGCAATGTCGGTTTATGTTTAACAGTATTTTTAATTATATCTATCGTGAATATTAAGCCTTCAAACATCGACCTTGTCTTTCTCTTAACTTCACGCCTACGGTACAGTTCGTCTGTTATTTTCTGATAGTACTTACGCAATTCAACGTAGGCTAAATCGTCGTAATAACTATCTTCGTAATGGAACATAGGGAGTATTCAATAAACTCATGATAATACAATCTTGAACATGCCTAAATTGGCCGGCAATAAACTTAAACCTTTCTTCCCAAGGAGGAGTACCGTCGTGACCTAAATAGTAAAGTCCAGGCTTAGCGTGTATTTTAATATTTTTAACGTGCCTGACTAGACTAATCAGAGTTATATGCTGAGTAGCCCAATCGGCCGGATATTCTGCGCGTTCCATAGCTTAAAATCAAAAACTCTTCAAACAGGGCCTTAATAACATCATACAATTCTCTTGAACAGCCATGAGCTGTCAGTTTATATATTTAAACCTCTCGAGCCAATGCCTTCGTAAAGACCAATTTGGTATGGGTTTAAACCCCGCGACCAGATGTACCTTAGTATGTCGTGCTGATTCTTCTAATGATTTAAACATATGCTCCATTTGGTCAAACGCGAAGATATTGCTGATATTGCCGGCTAGAGTATAAGATGCCATATATCGCCCTTCAATAAATTGACACAGCAAGTTTGTATTCCTTTAAGTTGAGGCCAAGCTCCTTCATGGTTGGCCGGCCAGTTGGAATATGAGGTTACGTGAAAATAGACATCCTTAGCGTAATGTCTTAATGTTTGCGTATGAAGGCGTAACCAGTAAATATATTCTCTAGTTATGGCAGGACTACTAGTGGTTGTCATTGTCTACCACAATGTGAGATTTAGGATTAAACAGGAAATACCTGAGAGTTTCTTTATCTGCAAATAACTCCATATTTCTACCATTAGCGGCATTAGACTGGTGGTCAATATAAGCCTCTTCTCCTGTCTCTAGGTCAGGATCCATGTGCAGATGCCATTTAACTTTCTCTACCCCTAATTCCTCTTGAATTACTTCTTCCAGCATTTGCAACCATTGAGCAGCTTGGGCTGGATTAACAATAGCCCTATATTGCGTCTGTAAATACGCGAATATCATTTTGGTACCCTCTTCATGGTGCTTTTTAGGTGTCCAACCAAACTCAAATCGACCGGTCCTGGAGTCCACCAAGTACATATAAGGGTTTGGCATTGTGGGCAGCTTCTCGTAATGTTCTTTAACAATTACGAGAAAACTAGCTGATGATGAGTTACTTACAAATCCATTTCTTGTTTTCATTTTTAAACATTAATATCAATTTGATGATTGGATTAATTCCTTGGCGTATTTATGCACATACGTCAGATTTCTAGCAAGTGACCAAGCAATGTGCGTAGACATTAATCTAGGCCAACTATATGCTTGCTTGGTCCATAACGCAAATTGCTGAATTAATAGTCTTTTTCTAGATATCATTTTAATTTACCCCCTAGATTGACCTTATAGGTTTCTAATACTTGTCTTACAGCTTTTGAGAAGATGGTTAAATTTTCAACACATACAGTGTACGTCTGTCATTTAAATCAGTCATAGTTTAACACAGTTGTTAAATACCCTGCGTTTAAGCGCAGCCTGTAAGTTAGATACCACGGATCCATTAAACCCCATGCGTTATAATCACTGGCGATTTTTATTTCTTCCTGCATAATATCCGCTATCTGAGATATTTTTGCCAGATTATCTTTAATTTCCTGTTTCACGGTCAAAATACCGCCTTTCGTCTTTGAGTGGATTTAATAAACCTGTAATATTACGGCGCAGTTCATTTATGATGGGGACATTGAAGCAGTCAAAACTGCCTAAGCGTAAACCAAACCAACCTGTGGTTATTTCATCTTTCAAGGCTTTAGTACCCAGAAAGAAATGCCATAAATTACCTTTAATTCGTGCTTTCGGGCGCATTTAGTATTTTTAATAATAGGGAAGTTGCCCTAATTAATTTAAGGATATCCTCCCGTTTGTGTTTATCTGACCATACACGGTTAAAATTTATACGCAAATGCAACATGTAACTAACCCAAACCAACCACTGCAGATTATTCTTTAAATCGTGCATATTTCAATACCTGGGCAAGTCGATCTCGTACAGTCAGCAATAACCCACAGTTGTAACTGATCATGGTTATATTACTGTAGCGCGCTACTGCAAATTTTAACCATCCAATATCAGAGTACAATAAAGATATATCTGCTTCTATTTGCTCAAGGACTGAATTATCCATATAGCCATCTCGTTTAATGTCGAAGCAATCGGACGATCGAAAGGCGTCCTATTTAATTTTAACGCCAAATTTATTTTGCGTTTACACCAATCCGAGTATTGCGCTATAGCGTCTAAATCTACGTATAGCATATAATCAAATTTTTTAGTCATACGCTTTGGCATGTTTTCTAATAAGTAAAACCTGTGCTATGGATTGTGCATTTAATAAGCATGAACAGCTAAAGGCAGTTTTTGGGCTTTTGCTATGTTCCTTCACCACCCGAATACTTGCATATAAGTACTTGAGCATGTAACGATTATCTGAGATTGTGTCGTTCATCTAATTTTCAGTAATAGCTGCTCTAGTTTATATACTGCGTTGTTAACGGCTATAGCTCCCACACCGTAAGCAGTATTTATGTTTAGATCTTCTAGACGTTTAAGCCCAACTACAGACAATTTAAACGTCTCTATCATGCCTTTAATAACACTAATGCGCAGCCTCCGTTCAATAGATTCTCGACCTTTTTTAGTCCTTATCTTAGCCTTAAATTGGGCATAAGTTAAAGTTCTCATGAATTCTCGGCTACCGCGATAACGTGGCGGCAGTCATAATTAATTCTTCGTAAAGTAAATATATCCCATTTGCCTATGTGGCTAAATACGTGTAGATTACGCTTGTGATACGCCAAGGTCTCCAAGTTGGCGAGTATTTCTTTAAATCTACCTCGATACCACGTGAATTGACCCATCGACACTTTATGCTGGCTGTCAGTAACCATTTTTCAGTACGTCCTTTAATAAGTCGGTTTAGATTTCTTATCTCTCATGGTTTAATATTTTCACCAACAAGGCGGTTACACGCCCAAGCCTGATTACTAAGCAGTCTTGCTGTATAATGAATGGCAAAGGATAATAGATTTGGTGGAAGGTGTAAGCTTCTGTAAAAAACCTATTCACATAGTGGCTTAACTTTTTATTAGCGACTGCGATTATCATAGTTCAGTCGGAATCTAATTATTTTAGTCATATCGTGGAGCCATCTCATAGGTGCCAGGCCTAAAGATACTGCGCGATGTCTACTAATACGCCAATGATACTTTAAGTCAGTACTGACGGCATAAACACACCTTAATTCCAGTCGGTATTGTGCTTTAATTGGGTTAGACATTTGATTTTAAAGTAGCAATTGTTTGATCTTTTAAGTCTAATAGCTTGCTTAATACACCTCGCGATATTTCTCTAGGTAAATTAAAGCGGTAATGCCAATAATTTTTTAGCCCACGAGAACAAAAAAGGATAAAGCTTAAATCTGACTTCCAATCAACTATACGCTCGTGCTTAAAGGTCATTACATTATTTTTTGAGTAATTCACACAGATTACAGATTAATTGCCTAGTCTGACAGATTCCAAACCACAGTGTTGTAAAGTTGTTGTCGGCTAGTTTTTCCATTTTGGTTAATTTTTTAATCGTTTTGCATAAGCCGACAGTAAGCGTGAGTACTAGCCGTTTACGACTTATAACGTATCCAGCTGCTGGTAAAGAACTAAGCAGCCTCGATTCCGAAGAATGGTTTTGATTCATTTAATTTATTTGGGTTATTTCCATCACGCATTTCAAGCAACTTGTGACGTAGTTACCGGCTATAACGTTCTTCGGTCATAAACGTCCGATAACAAGTCAATTAAGCGAAGTAGAATATCATACAAATAATCTATAAGGTCGGAATTTCCCCTCATTCTAGGGTTAATTCGTTCAGTTAATCTTCGTAGCGTAAAAGCGGAATGCCGTAATTCCACCAAGTCTATATAAGGCCGATAGTGTTTTATTTGCATAACAACTGGTGCAATCTGAAAGCTGTGCAATTTAATTCATATATTAATTTCTTACCCATAGGTTTGGAATGTGGCGATCGTACAGTAGCTAGGCATTCAATAGCTAAAAATTTAATGTAGCCGATATCTGATTGGACCATTCTTTTATAGCTCAATGATCGAAAGTCGCAGGCTTTAGTGTTGAGGTTCATCGTGCAATCTAGACATAAATTCGTCCAACAATTGGTGAGTCCATGCGGCCATATTTCTAGTAAGCTGCCTTGCTGGTCGAGTAGGATAATGTCCTTGGTCATTCCATTGTGACCTAACCAAGCTGGAAACAAACGCAATACTCTTTAAGACTACTCGTTGCCTATATATGTGTATCTTGGTTGTATTCACTTGTAGGGTTGATAGGTGAAATCGTCTAAAATGTATCTAAGTTCGCTTGCTTGGCTTTCTAACTTTACCGTTAAAGATTTATCGAATATTGCGTAGCTTTTCCACATCCAGCTTATCAAATGTACAGCATGAATAAGGTGTTGTAGGTCTATTTCCTGACTTTCTATCAAGTCTTTATCTCGCATAACAGGTAATGTAATTTTTTTTAAAATCATTCTTAGCTCAATTGCATAAACTTTGGCTTTAAATGTGTAAGCCGCTAAAATATATTTAGTTTGGTCCGTCATGTCTAATAACCGATTTAAGACACCTCGAGTCAAACAAGTTCGAAAATGATGATTAAGGTACCAGAAAGCACTAACTGACCGAACGCAACTTAATATAAACCGTAAGTCGTCGATTAACCTATATATTATTTGTTGTTTATCGTTTTTCATTTATGCTGGCGTAATTGAATGCTAAATTTATAATTCTTAACGTACGACGTAAAAAGAATACTGTGTTATATCCATGCTTAGCGTAACAGGCTTCATGCGGCCACGCCGCTTTCAGCTTTTTTGTACTTATCTTCATTAGAAATAATTCATATTTGATACTCCCAGAATTAATTCTGGGATTCTGGTTATTTTGCATCTTTTAAAAAATTACAGAGTTTTTGCAGCATAATCCGTAGTTCTCCGACTTTCACTCGTTTCTCAGGTGTAAATTCAGCTAGGCTATACTTAGCTTGAATTCTTATTGATCTAAGCCTACGTGCCGCAAACTCTACCGATCTTTGTTGTGCATTCATGTTCAGTGTAATTCAGTAATTCAATTACTCCTATTGCGATCATGTCTAAATAAACCATTATACTCTAACTACTCAACCCTGGGCGCGTCAATTGATTAGTACAAGATTTAATCATTGTCAGCTTAAATCGAATTAACACTTCGGCTTCTTCTTTACGACGATCTTCCATATATCTCCAATTGTTACCTGAATCCGCTGTAAATCAAATAGCACTGGATAATCTCGCTATACGTCTAAATACAAAAGTACTTCAATCGCCCAGCTAGATACATGAGCGACTGAAGTATTGATCTTATTTGTCTGCTGGCCTTAGTTGATTTCAAGGCCGAATAACTTTCTAAGCTCCATCGGATCTATTTGATCCTTTGGAATGGCCACCTTCACATAGAATATGTCCCCCTTCGGGGTGTCAAATTCCATGTAATAGTTTATATGGTAATGTTGCTTGAGTTTTTCAATCCAAGCTAAAGGGGACTCATTTGTCATATTGGGTATTCCTCAATTGTCTTCGGTTTAACTTTCCTGGCCGTCCAAGGTTGACAACCACCATCCCATCCAGGAGGCAGCTCGGATAGGCCATTAATTACGCTGCAATGAACTACCGGCGGTTCATCCAATTGATTGATGATTTCATCCCTGTTTCTATTGAAAGCAGCCCTGGCTGTTTCTACGTGCTTAGCTGGCTTATCGGATCCCTCACACACAATTTCCGTGTAGAAGGATATTTTAACTCTTAGTAACGGTTTTTTATTCTTCATCTTTAAATACGGTTGGTTTAACAACGTAAGGAATACGAATAATTCTCGAGTCAATATAACCCATCAAATAAGGCTTATTTACTGATACATCTAAATAATTAAACTTAGTACCTTTTTTAATTGATCCGAATTTCTCCGTAAATATTACGTTGTAGTATTTAGCTCTAAGTACTTGCTTGGTTATGCCAGGTATTCCCTCAATTAAACCTTGATAGCTAAACGGAAACACCTCGTGGTTATAAGTTAGTTCAGTTTTGTTCACAATTAACTAGGTCAACGGTCATCGTGTCATCTGGATTTGATGTTTCCTTAAGCTCGTGAGTTATCTTGGCCACATAGATTTGGTCAAAATCAGGCCATTCACCACGATCACAAGCTATTCGCCACAGCTCATGTAGGCTTTCCTCTGCTGACTTTATTGCTTCTTCCTCGGTATTATAAAAGTCAGTAGTGTTGTTATTTTCATCCCGCACCATCCATTGTTCATTTTTCTTCTTTGCTGGTGCGGGAATTGCGGCGATTGCCTGCTGCTTAAGCTGTGCTATTTGATCCCGGCAATAAGCTTCCGAACAATTTACACTATCATCACCAAAATGGCTGGTATCAAACCCCAACCACCAAAAACCATCAGGTGAATGATTTCCTACGTGATCGGCAGCCCAAGTAATTCCTCTATGCACCGTTACATCCGGCAGACTATTGTAATCTTTCCCAAACCACGGATGAGTCGCAGGAACCCCAATATATCCACAACCAAAGCCATGCTCACAATCTGACGGCAGCCAATCAGTAATTACTAACTTAGTTTTTATTTCCATATTTACAGTTAATTTGGTGGGCCTGGTCGGAATTGAACCGACAATCTCGACGCTTATGAGGCGTGTGTTTTAAGTCCAATTTAAACTACAGGCCCGATTGATTATTTAACGTTGGGTCTTAATCCACCGCCAGAGAGGCGCATCTTTGCCTCTCTTTATTATCTTCTTTAAAACCCACAGCTTCCAACCGGTGGCTTCGTGAGGCTGCGGATTTTGCACGGTGTAGTTGTGCCGATGGTAACCCAGAATTATCTGCACAATCTTTTTCCAAACCGGCAGTGGGTCAAGATAGGCATTGCATCAACAATATTTAGTCACCCGACCAAACAGGTAGAGATTATCACAGCAACCGTTGAATATCTTCATATCTTTTATTCCGGGAACATTTCGTTGGTTAATCTAACTATACGTTTATTTGGCAATGCGAATGGCGCTATCTGCATTACCAGCTCCATTGCTTCCTTAGACCCCAATCCACGTGCTCGCAGTATAGCATAACCTATTGCTGGGCTTCTACTTATACCCGCGTGACAATGGATAATGTTTACTGGATGTTCTTTATCGAAGTTAATGGTGGTTTCAATATGCTCTTTTTCAGGATAAACCAAGCCACGTTCTTTTAGAGCTGCATCAAATGCTTCTATGTGGCTATCGTCGATGTCATCAATTGGTAAATGCAAATGATGCTGACACATATGCGGATCAATAAAATGCGTTCGTTCAACAGATATAACGTTGTAGCGATAAGCACTTTCTACCAGCATGTTAGCTGTGTAGTATGGGAAGATATAAAACAGCCTGTTTTTAAATGGATTAGAGTTCTCGGTTGTGTTGACTGGCGTAGTCATATCCTGCGTCGTATCCAGCTGTTATAGCATCAGTAAACCAACCAAGCATACAAGCTCGGTCGTTATGTTGTTTGGGGTTTTTCTCCAAAGCCTTAAACCACGAATCAACAAAGGCTTGAGCTTTAATATACTCCTTGTTCGCTTTCTTTTTAGCCATTCAGTTAAATATTAATATAAGGGTTAACTACCACTGGCTTTTTACTATAGTCGTACATTTCCTTGCAAAAGCGGTAATGCCCTTTAGTTACCTTGGTTATTCTACCCCCCATTGTAATTCCTTTGGTTGAATACCGGTGATGAAGTTTTACAATTTCTCCAAAGTTCAAACCGTCAGCTGTTTTTGTGATTACGATTTCCATAGGTATTTATTTTTTCGATTAAGTTTATGATTGCGAATACCATGTCACACAGACAAAGAGAATCTTCTCTAGCTACGCTTATACGTGGATGACTATCCGTATATTGGAAATGCCAGTCCAAGTTATCTTCCAATATCTGCAGTAGCTGTTCGATCTCGGATATGTTGTTCATTTAATTTACAGATGATGTAGTCTAGGTTTACCGGCATAATCGTCAACCGATATACGCTTATCATGCCCATCAAATCCTACACAGGTTTTTTCATTGGCCCATTTATCGTGTGAACCATTAATTAGATGTATATTACCGTTTAGCTTGCCAATATAGCTGTCAGGCTTGCAACCATAACAAAAGTCACCCAGATGAAATACGTGGTCATCTGGCTGTACTTTATCGTTCCAATTGGCAATTAATTGCGCGTCCATCTCTTGTTCATAGTCTAATGGTTATTCCTTTAAGTGGTTCTTCTATATAGCACTTATTGTGTTCGGTTTTATTAACAAGTGCAGCCGTGTATAAGGCATACAGACAAACGACTAACAATAAGGCCGCCCAAAACCTACTTTGTTCCTCCAAGTTTATTCCGTCTTGTAAATGCGTATCCACCAAAAATACCAAGGCACTTAAGGCGAATACGAAGATCGTGATTATTTCCCACATATTCAACATTACATCACTCATACGTTAAAGTGGTAGCAACCACGTTGTTGTGCTTCTGCGGTAATTATATTGTTACGAGTATTAAGTACTTCGGTGTGATTCCATAAAGATAGGAAATCAGGCGCAGTTAAAACGTCCAATCCATCCCGCCATACAGGTAAATTTTCTCCTTCAATAAATGAACAAGGAAAGTATTTACCTTCGACATTAATATAAGCTCCAGTTTTTGTTGCTTCACAAGGTTCAACAAACTGAGCGTTCAGTTTAGCAATAGCCGGTGATAACGCAGCCATTAGCTTAGGCGCCCCGCATGAGTCACAGCCATAGTTAATACCTAGTTCAGCACACTTGTCAGTTACTTGTTTAAACTCATCCGCAGTAACTGAATTTAAATGTACTCCTCTGCCCTTTTGCTTGGCCATAAGAAATACAATGGCTTTTAAGTTAGCCAGTCTAGGATCATGTTTAATATCCTCTAATGTTTCGAAGATGGCCGATAACGTAGGCTTTGCTACGAGCTGATGTATAGTCACTTGCTTTAACCCGTTGTCAGTCAACAACTTAACTGCGTCATAGCATATATTTTTGTTATTGTACCGGCTGACTGCACAGGCACCGGCCCATTTAGCTATATTTTTAGCTGTCTCTTCCGTAATCCTAGCTACGGTTAAGTTAGGTATAATGTTATTCTTACGACAGTGCTCAAATATACGCCAAATATCAGGATTGGCCGTAGCCTCAGCATCTACTCCAAATGCAATTTGAGTTAAGAAATGTTCACCGTTATATTTAGGAAACTTACTGAGAATGGCTTTAAACGTATCCAAGGACATATGCTCCCCTTTAGGTGTATTGGCTTTATAGCAATGCATGCAGCCTTCATAGCACTGCGTAGTTAATTCAATGTCAGCCAATTCAGGGCCATAAGGAGAAAATACCGGATCGTCATCCAGGCTCCTTCCCCAACGAATAAATTTACCGCTACTTAAATTGAATCGGTAATTATAGTCCTCCGACTCGAAGCATTTCCAAAATTCACCCGTTTGCGGGCTTAATTTAAGCGTTATTTTCATTGTTAACTGTAAAACCGTAGTTGGTCAGCATTAACGAATCCAATATTCCATCTGAAGTATTTTTATCCACCTGCAAGCCCAATTGTTTAAGTAAGTATATGGATAAATCACCGTTGTCTATATAAGTTGAGCCTCTTAGGAATTGGTCATTCTCAATTAAGCTAAATTCCCATTCATCCGCCAAGGGATCGTTGTGGACCGCTTCAGGATAGTCCAAGATTAATTGGTATTGCTTAGCCGTCAATCTATTAAGGGCAACAGTAAAACTCGCTGAAGACGAATTACTGACGAAGCTTTGGCGTATTTTCATAGGTTTTGTAGATTTAAGTAATCATTTACTTCATTAAAATTTTCAACCGGCATCCATAAATAGTGCTTATTTAAGAATGTTTCCAAGCTACTTTCACGAGCATAGTTATCTCCGTATCCGACATAGATATTTTCGTTCGGATATTTAGCCTGCAATTGTTCAAATGGAATATCAACCGAGTATTTTTCTCCCTCATGGTTATATGCAACCGGTTGCCAAATAAACCAACCGTCTTCACCGTAGCCAAAACACACGTTCTCGGTGGATATCACTAATATCCGTTCATCTGGCTTTGGTTTTACTTCGGTCGATTTATTAAAGGTTAAAACAATCATAATACACTAACCTTTACATGCTTTATCAGCCACACAATAAGATCACACAATTTCCACGCTCCTAGAGGTAGCAGTAGAACAACCGCGAATTCCAGCTTGGTCGTATATTTATTTATCATTTAGGCCTCACTTCACATACAGCGTTATGCTTCATTTCATCCAATGAATATTCTTTGTTAAATTCCCAGCAATCGTTTTCTTTTAACACATATAAAGTTTCATCTAGCTCATTAGCAACGGCTTGCAAATTATCCCTATCCTTTACCAAGCTAATATCTCCGTACCATATCTTGCCCCTGTTCTCGATGGTAATATTAGCGTTCCAGATAACTTGGTGTTCCTGTGGTGCTACCTTGGAATAGCTTATCAATCTACCTACCCACAAATTGTGTTTGGCAAAAATGTCCAATATCGCGTCTGTAAGCATAATTAACCTGCTCTGTGTAATATCTGTATTTCTTTACTATTGTTAACTAATTCGTTCAATTCTTGGTCATGGTAACTGATGGCTACGTACGCCAATTCTTCATCGGGTTGTAATACTGCCGCCTTGACCAATTCAACTAACTCATTGTCGTGATAAGGTTTAAGATAATGTAAAATGTCTTTCTTACCAATTGCAATAGTGCGCGTATCGTCTGAATAAGTAGTGGTTGCATATGCCATCTTGGACAGCAAATCTGGCGCTTTCAGTCCACAATATTCACATCTTTTCGCTGGTTTAATTATCACCAAAAAACTACTGCTACTTGAATTACTAACAAATCCATTTCTAATTTTCATATAGGTACATTTATTTCCAAGTTGTTGTTTGCATTCTGTAACATTTTACGGTACAGTCTTAGTTAGTGAGAGCGAGAAAGTGGCAATTTTTACCGATCATAGTAGGCATAATTTGCCTATCTGGCTGCTCGCTGTTCCGTCCCAAGGACAAAGAATTTTTTCAAAAGAAAGTAATCGATGTCCCGGAAAAGATTACTCCTGCTTACAGTGAAACCCAACGTCAGGGTTTACAATACGTTAAATACAACGTAGATCAGGCATATGTTGCTGCGCTGCAAGAACAAGCATCAACTAACGTCACGCAGCCTCTAACCAATGCCATAACGGTTATCGATCCTTTAATCGTTCAAGCTGGCCCGCCAATTAAAGCCTATCAAGGAGATCCAGTTAAGTTAGCGCAGTGGATTAATAAAACTGCGTCTGACTATAATAAAGCGATCGATAAATATACAGATAAGATCGAACCTTTAGTTGGTAAAAAGATCGAAGGAACAGGTTGGATTCAGATGGGTTATTTCACCTGGATAGGCTTCCTGTTGTTCGGTCTATTTTTACTGTATGCGGTCACTAAGATTGTGCTAAGTATTTGGTTTCCAGCTATTAGTGTGGGCGCTCGGTCAGTCAGCAATCTGACTAGTTCGGCCGTCTCTAAAGCGTTATCCCAAGTAATATCCGGTGGTGAAGCGTTTAAAACAATGCTCGACGATCATCTGGATGACCAAGCCACAATCGATAAAGTCAAAGAACTATTTAAAATTGCTCAAAATTCCAAACAAGATCAACACGTTCAAGACACAATTAAGGTCTTAACTGTAAAATAACTTATTATGCCTACCTACGCGCAACTCTGGAAAAAATATTCTCGTCTAGCTGCTTCAGTTGCAGCTACCCTAACAGCTATTGGTTCCATTTATTTATTCGTTGAGAATGTTGCCAGTGTATCTGCCCGTGTAGGTAGCAATACTGAAAAACTGCTGCTGCATACTGGCAGTATTTCCAATCTTCACGATCGCGTTGATGCTCTGCATGAAGAAGTTAAGCTTGATGCTGATCAGGATAAACACGTTAAAATGTTAATTGATCAATTGGTTGTAATCGCTAAGGATAACAAACAGCGTATTGATGAATTGGATAAACGCGCAGCTGTAAATAGCTCAGTTACTGAACAGCTCGTAACTATAGCCAAAGAAAATCGCGAGCGAATTAATTCTTTGGATAGAACTACCACAATGTCTCAAGCTACCCTCAACTACATTAAAGACGAGGTATGTGAAATTAAAGCTGATGTCAAAGAACACCTTCTTGAGAATAAGCTCACCAAGAAGCAATAAATTTTAAAAGTAGGCCTATACTGCTGTTATAGGTTAATATAGGCCCACTCAGGTATTTTCAATAATTAGCGTATCGTAGATTCTCTACTACGCGTTCCCATTTTTCGTTGGCTTCATTATTCTTTTCGATATCTTCCAAGTCGTTTTCAATTATCGTAACCTTCAATCGCTTCATATTGGAATTAACGGCCGTAATCATTCCACAATTAGTTAATACCGCAATGTGTGGATCTTTAGCATATCTAGAAGCCATTGTATGTACTGCGTCTAGCAAGTCATTCAGCGTATAAGTCATCGACGGATGAATACTTACGTTCATCCGCTCCAATTGCTCAACTAATTCGGCATCAATTCTTACATGCTGATTTAAGGCGCCTGCTCCGCGTATTTTAGTTAATGGCTTCATATGGATGCGTTTAATCGTTAATATTTTTCTGCGTGCGATTATTTTATAAGTTATTTGTTACGATTAGATTACAATTTATATTTACCTATAAAAATCCGACTTTTACTACAAAGGCAATTCAATTTTAACCAACTCCATAATATTGTTAACCAATTGCAAACACCGACGCAATTTGGTTTTAATAGGTTTGGATATACGCTCCACGCGGTTAAACTCAGCGAGAACTTCTTCAGCCAATCGGTGAAGTTCATCGATCCAAGCGGAAATTTGCTGCTTTTCTTGTTCGGTTAGGTCCATATGTATTGTTGTTTTGGATTTAATTTGTTTTCAGCCAGATTTTTAATACGCCGTCTGCTACACTAGTGTTATATAATTTAAACTTAGTAAGCTCTAACGGTTCAGCGTAATCCTCACGAATTTTATATATTTCTACCAAAGTGGCCTCACTCAGTTCGGTTAAAAGATCTTCAACCACTGCGATTTTACGTCGCAGTTCTTCGGTTAGGTGCATATCTATCAATCAGCCAATAATTTCGTACTTTATTGTATAAGGGCAGTAATACGTGTTCTTGCGATGCGATTAGTGTTGTGCTGCCGTCCCAATAGCCGTAACTTGCCATTGGCTCAGCATAAAATTTAAAATTACGGTATTTCTCAGCTGCGCGCAGCCACAGCATTAAGTCGTTACCAATCATCATTGTCTTATGCCATATGAAATCCCTACCGAAGTTTTTATCACATTCAGCTAGTGTTTCAACTACATGGTCAGTTTTAAATAAGCCGGATACAGGGCTAATACTTTCAATATTTGTATCTGCTGCAACTTTAAGTAATTTAGCCGATGAATATACTCCAGTTATTAAATTTGGAAAATAACTAACAAACGGTAAACCATACTTAGTGGCATTTGGTCCGTGAGCTATGCAATTCCAATGGTAAAACCCAACATTGGAATTCAGGTCTTTTTCCAACAATTTAAACCTAGGTAATACTCGGTCATCGTCATGCAGGATATATGTCCAAGGAGTGGTAACCAGCTTGGCGCCTCTTAACCATGCTTCGTTATTACCTTTATCTTCTTTAATCGCGGTAATAACTGTATCTGGTTTAATTTTCCGTATTCGATTATGTACCAACGCTAATTCGGCATCTTCTCCAGATGAGGTAATGATTAGGTTCTTTACCTCGGCGGCTAGACAGCTTTGAAATGCTTCCATCAACAGCCGTGGTCGTTTGTAGTTGGTTATGACTACTGTGATCATTGTTTTTTCAACTTATTTTTTAGCCAATAGCCTCTAGTCCGGTTGTAAATAGGTAACAACCTTCGTTCATGCGCATCAATACACGACGTGCTACCTTCCCAATAACCATAACTCGCCATCGGTTCAGTATAGAATTTGAATAACGGGTATTTCTCTGTTGCTCGTAACCACAGCATCAAGTCATTGCCTACCATCATGTTTTCACGCCAAAGGAAATTAGGACCGAAGTTCTTTTCACACTCAGCCAGCGTTTCAACTACATGGTCAGTTTTAAATAAACCGGCTACTGGACTTATGCTGTTATAGCTTGGGTTGGTCATTATGCCGGCAAGCATAGTCGATGGATATATACCAGCCGGCATGTTAGGAAAATAACTATGCTTACCAAATGTACCCATTCCATGCTTAGCACAATCCCAATGATAATAACTGATATCTGGGTCTAATTCCCGTTCCAATAAACCAAATCTAGGCAATACCCAATCATCATCATGCAAGATATATGTCCAAGGAGTAGTAACTAATTTTGCTCCTCTCAACCACATCTCATTGCAGCCCAGATCATTAGGTATTGCCGTAATTGTTGTATCCGGTTTAATCGCCTTTATTCGACGATGGATTACCGCTAATTCTGCATCAGTACCGGATGATGAAATAACGATATGCTTCACGTTAGCCGCCAAACAACTTCTAAACGCTTCCATCAATAACAATGGGCGCTTATAGTTGGTTATAACTACAGTAATCATTTGGCTTTCTTCTTACGCTTGGCTCTTAACGCTTTAGCACAGTAGTCTAAATAGCTGTCACCTTTGTGATGAAACCCATTTTCCTGGGCAACTAAAGCTAGTCGTTGCCACAATTCAATTTTCTTTTTTGTCGTCATACGGCCTTATTTTAGGCAAACGCAATAAGTACCCTTGAGTATGCCACAATAACGTAACAATGTCCTCAAGGGTACGCTCATCGTAATAAGCGGTACATAACCAAGCAAGGCGAGTCTGCATCTCCATACAGGCTAACTCATACGCAAACTCGCTCTTGCTCGATTTCATATGTATTACTTTGTAATGGTAAACTGCCATTTACCGATGTCCAGCTTGTCATCTAACATGCTGGTAAACCCGGCCGCATGCTTATGCCCACCGCCACCAAACTTCTGACAAAGCTCAGCACAGCTATTGTCCGTGCCCTGCTTTGAGCGCACAGAAAACATGATTGCATTTCCGCGCACGCACCAGATTACAGCGAATTTAACTTTATCGATATTTTCAGGTTTATGCAACAGATAATCACCGAGCTCTGACATCAGTACAGCTGAGTTTACCATAACAACCGGTTGATTTGCCAGTGTTGCGTAAACAGCGTTCTTAGCGATGTTCCGGACCATTTCCTCGCTATACACCAATATGGAATGCCCGGTAGCTATAAGGTCTAGCACACGGCTTTCGTCCTGCAGAATACTAGTCCAATTACGCAAATCCTTCGTAACCGTAGCTATCCCGGCATTGAAGGCTTTGGTTTCCTCGTATTCGTATTTCCACAAGTCGCGGTCTTGGATATACCGCAGCATAAATGGCATTTCTTCACCGGGATGAAAATAATCCCAAGTCAAGCCGACGCCAGATTTACACATGTCAAACTTGCAGAAGTCCAAGCCTTCCAAGTTCTTTTGTGCTGTTTCATGATGGTCCAACACCGTCAGTTCTTTGACCATCGATTTAATCTTCAGCAGATCTTCCCGGCTGAATGAAAAATCCAGAATGAATACTGCGTCTTCTGGAGTGAACCAGTCCCAAGGAACGGGTTCTTTGTGCACCATGCCTTTACCTTCAACCGGAATAGGGTATAGCGCGGCAGCTGCGACAATATATGAACCAAACCCGTCATTACAGTTTCCACCGTGATAGATGATTTTAACCATAGGTTGTTTTGTTTGTTGTTTAATGATGAACCCGTCTTTCCATTCCGCGTGTAACTTTTTACAAATAGGAAACAAATAAGGATTATCACTTAATTGTTGTCCTGCTAAATAAGCTTTCTCTCCTTCTGTCTTAGCTCGACTCACTTCTTTTTCTTCTTTCGCTTACTGCAACCAGCCAAAGTCCCTAAGCTTTTAAAAAAATTGCGGCTGGTCTTGTTCATTTCTTTAGCCATTTCAAAGAATAAGGTTAAAAGATACTGTTCCATATACTTGATTATCAGATACTTACAGTACTTCGATCTTACGACCCACTTCTTCTACAACCGAACTATCGATAAGGTCGAACAAGGCTGTAAATTTCTTAAGGTCACCAATATCTGCATGCAATGAAATAGCCTTGTTATTAATCAATAAATAATGCTTATGTAATTTGTTATCAGTAAATAGGGTCCAAATAAGGTTAGTTAAGCCTACGCTACCCGCATTGATTGGTGTATTGTATACCCTTTCAATACGATCAAGATCTAGAGCGGTGGCTGTTACGACATAGATAGAAAACCAATTAATTAAACCAAAGTCTTCAATCACTGTACGCTTGAAGGCTGAGTCCTGATACCATTTATCTACACGAATAAGCGGCGGTTCAACACCAGTTACAGGCACAATAAAATTATACCGGTAAGCAATCCACAGCTTATTAGGCTCAGGCGCAGGGTCGTTTTTCTTGGGTGCAAACTTTAGATCGGTAAACCCTTTATCTTTTAACTTTTGTTCAGTTTCTTCTTTGTTAGTTGTATTAAGTTCGATAGTTAAGAAATTATATGCGATTCGATAGTTCACGATATTTCGATTGAGGTTGACGTAATGTTATACACTTGAGTTTGGCGCAAGGTGTCCAGTGCATCCAGATTTTCAATTAAAATTTGAATCTCGGCAATTATGCTATCTAAAATACTCTGCATAAATGTCGGATTCGTATACCTGAATGCCACCTTACAATCTCGGAAATCTCCGAGTTTATTTTCCGGCGCGTAAGCCGGTAATTCTTCCAATTGGGCGGCCGTACAAATAGCCCTAAATTCGTCAGTATACTCTTCCACGAATTGTACGGAATTTATATTTACCGCTTGTTTACGCTGTTTAATGAATAATTCTTTAGGTAAATCTACGGCGCCAGTTATCTCTAACTCGGTTTCGTAGGTAATAGCCGAAGATGAAACTACGGTTGTTAAATCTGCATCCCGGCGTATAAGGGTTATGTTTCTGCTCATAGTGCTTTACTTCCTGTTCGTTTATCCCTAATAATATTGCACTATGACTAAAAATTCGATAATAAATGACGAGTATGATGAATTGGCAACACCTGGTACGGTAGTTGTTGGATCATACACGGAGACTGGTAAACCTAAAACACCCACTAAAATGTTAGGCAACCAAGAGATTATCACCAAGTTAAATCAACGCTTAGCGGCTGAGAGTGAACACAACGGCGGTATACCTATCAGCAGCAAAAAGAAAAAAGTAAAAAATGTCGAAATTAACGAGTCGCGGTTCATCAATTTACCGGTTAAATCAAAAACTAAAACAATTGTTTTTAACACCCAGATTGGTAAAATAAGAGTAAATACCGTAGGTGTGCTGACATGTGATCACGCCATCTGCCTGATCATTAGTCGAGATGAATTAAAATATGAGCCAAGCCTTGGATATAATTGTGAACTCATCATTGACGAAGAAACTTATCCGGTGGCTTATTTTGGCTTTAAATTTAACTGGCCTGACAGCGACAACATATTAATGATTTTCGTTATTAACCGAGAGAATAATAATCATGACTCCGAATGATATAGATACGCTACTGCGCTACGCGCAGCAATCACCTCAAAATGATAAAACTAAAAAAAGGAATCCGGTAGGCCAAGGAATAGAAACGATAGTAAAGACTATCGGCAAGGGAGGTTTATCAGCGTTAAACGCAATAGCCAATGTAAGGCCTAATTACAATATTCGTACTGTATAATATGGAAAAATACGGGATACTTACCGAAGATTCTCACGGTGACTTCAACACCAAGAAAGCCGAATATATCGATGAAGACGGCTATTTAATTGCTGACAAACAAAACAAGCACAAGCTGAAGAATCCCAGCAAAATCGACTTCGAGGTAGCTAAAAAAAATGACCTCGATCAAAGTTGATTTCTGTCTTACTAAATGTCTAACATCTGCTCATTTAATTATACCATTTTTACCACCCCCTCTTCGCAGGGGGTAAACGCTTAATATCTCATGCCAGATCCAATTTCAAATATCGCTTACGATGGACCTAGTTTAACTTCACGAGACAGGTACGCTAATCCATTCTTTGGCATACCACACAAATTCCTACCGCAGAATATGGATCATATGCTGTGGTGGGCTTCTCATTTCTTGTTGAGGTTTGGTTTCTACCGTGCAGCCTTACAACGTATTGCTAATTATTTTATTACTTCGTTAAAGATCGAATGCGACGATGCTGAAGTAAAACGTAATTATATGCAGGCTTTTGAAAAGCTGCATTGGAAGCAGCTGTTGTCCCAAGGTGGGTTAAATCTGTTGGCTTACGGCAATCTGTTCATGACCGTTCAACAAGGCTTTGAACGTTATTTGGAATGCTCTAAATGTAAAAAGATCACCTCCATTCATAGAGTAAAAGATTACGAGTTCAGCGTTAAATGCGAATACAAATGTACCTGCACTCGTTGCAAAATAAGGCTGACCCATTATCCTATTGATCGGCCAGTAAAAGATATTGAACGGATTACCCCAGTATTTTGGAATCCTAGAGATATTATTGTACGGCACGACGAGACCAGCAATTCAGCAGAATACTATTGGAAGATTCCCGCTGACTATAAGCAGAAAGCACTAAAGGCTAACAATCGGTTCTTTTCAAAATATACCCTAAAGGTTATTTATGACTGCTTATTAGCCGATAAGTTGGTATCTCTTAATCCTAAGAATTTCGTCCACATTAAAATACCGACACCGGCTGGCATTCGTACCGAAGGTAAAGCTATTCCTTATTGTATTTATTTGTTTGATGACTTTTTTATGCTGAAGGTTCTACAGCGGCATAACGAAGCTATTTCATTTGAAGATATTGTACCGTTCAGGGTTATTTCCATGGCTGATGCTTCCAATCCGCAAGCCAATCCTATTCTAGGCCAAAGCTCGTCTTTGTGGCGTAGTAATGTGGAAAGCATGATTAAAGAGCATCGGCAGGATCCAGGTGCTTATCACATATTTCCGTTTCCAGTGCAATATCAGCAACTATCTGGCGACGGTAAAAATTTAGTTCCGCAAGACCTTATTGCTCAAGCAGTTTCAAATATTCTTAACGCTCTTCAAATACCTCAAGAGCTGATGACTATGACGTTACAAGTCCAGGCTATTGGACCTGCATTAAGGCTGTTTGAAAATTCATGGAGTGTGATGATCGACTCCTACAATATGTTGCTTGGTAAAATGGCGGAGGTAATCAGCGCCATTAAGGGTTACCCAGCCGCTAAAGTTACGTTAGTACCTGTAACCCTTAGTGACGACATGGAACGTAAGAGTATTATTGCTCAGTTGGTTTCAGCTAATGCCATTGCCCGCAGCGAACTGCTTAATCTGTACAACTTCGATTATGAAGATCAGCTTAGGAAGCGGCACGAAGAGCAGATGACTGAGAAGCAATTACAGGAAGAGACAGAAGCTAAAGAACAATTACGTCAAATGGCTAGCGCAGGTGGCAATGCGCAGCAAGCGCCAGCAACTACGCCTGGTGACATAATCAGTAATGCGCAGCAAATTGCGCAAGAAATATTCCCATTGGATAACGTGCAAAGACGGGAAAGGTTACAACAGATTAAACAGCAAGATATTCAATTATATTCTACTGTTAAATCGATGTTAGCTGAAATGACGCGTGATGCAAGATCGCAAGGAACGCAACAAGCCAAGCAACAAATGAGCCAACAGGGAGGACAGCAATAGTATGAAGATGTCAGAAATTCGCTGTTTTGTCTGTAACGAGAAAATACCACAAGTACGTATAGAAGCATTGAAATTGCTGCACTCTCCATTAGCTGAATGGTGTCACGTAGCTTGCTCGCAAGTTCAAAAGAAAAAAGGCATCTTTATGGGTGAGCCTGGAGTATCTGAATTAAAATTAGTTGATCAGGTATACGAACAATCCGTACGTGGCATATTTAATAACGAAGAAAGCCGGGAAGATTAATTTATGTTTGATAATATATTAGCCAGATTAGGCATCGACGGAACCATTAAAAAAGTAGCCAGCCCTCAAGCGGCCGGAGCTAATAAAGTAGTTACTACCGACTATACTGGAAAAATTAGTCCTACCTTGGTATCTGCTGGGACGGTGGATTCCGTAACGGCGGAACAAGTAACTTATACCGTAAACAATGATTTACCAACGACGGATAATTTACAAAAGCTGTTGGAAGCGTTTGAAGATCGGTATTTACACGTTGCGAATCAACTTAGCGAATTTACAGGCAACAACGCTATCTTGGCATTTAACAATATTAAACAGGCAGCTGGAGTTGGTACAGGATGGACTAACGCAGGTGTAGTATTTCAAGCAGCTTATAATACATCAACGGATACCGTAACCACCAGTGACAACCACGTTGTTCCTTACGTTGTTACACCGGCCGTAGCTAATAATAGGTATTTAATTAAAAATGCCGGTACCTCTGATACACCTGTAGACCCGGGTGCACAAATTACCTATGGTTATGTTGGGTATACTACCGCTTTAAGCGCAGGGCTTGGAACATCTACCGCTGCTAACGCACGTACACTTGTAAGTCGTGAATATGTGGATTCTACTGTCGCTGCGGGATTAGGGGTCACCACAGTCGGTACCGTATGGCTACATCCTGACGGCAGTAATACAGGTTCTACAAACATATTTAAATTTACTTCACCGTATGGCTCATTAAAAGCGGCCAAAAATGCAATTATTGATTATCGTGCAGGTAACAGTGAATGGGCTACTAAGCTTATCACAGTCATGGTAATGCCTGGTACGTATACAGCCGGCAGTGCTACATATGACGTAGCGTTAGACCATTTACGTATACATTTTATGCCTGGTGCAAAAATGACGTGCAGTGACTCCGCTTCTGACCCTTTATTTAAGTTGGATGGTTTAACGAATTTTGCAGTAACCGGCTATGGCGAATTCGTAGATAACAATAGTAATTCTGGAAACGGTATTTTACGTTGCAACGGCAGTGGCACATCTAGTAATGCAAACGTATATTTCGAATGCCAGTCCATTACTGCTGCCTATGGAAATGCAATTTATTTAGAAAATTACAACAATCTAGCGGCCGATGCATTTTTAAATGTAAATGTAAAAATACACGGTAACGTTATAAATACCAATAGTGGACTGCCTGCAATCTATCTAGGAGGACAATTAGCATCAAATATACAAATTGATGGTAACCTAATCTCTGCACAAACAGGTATTACTATTGGTAAATCGGCTACTGGTGGTTTAGCTGGGGCATATCACACAATTAAAGCCAATACAATTAACTGTGTTGGAACGGCTGTAGATTTTTATACGGCCAGCAGCAACAGTGGGGTCGAAGTGGCTACCACAATTATTGCTAACGTTTTAAAAACATCGGGTGGTGCTTCCACAATTAAAACAGCCGATGTTGCCGGAACTACAGGTAAATTAAATATCATTGCTGAAAATATCTATAGCGGTTCAGGCAAGTGCGTGGAAACCTATGACGGCATTGTGAGTATAAGTAATGCTACATTAAATAGCCCCTCAGGTAACGCCATTTATTTAAATTCCACCAACGTTGTATTAACTTTGAAAGGCTTAAATATAATCACGACATCACAAGCTAGCTCAATAGGAGCTGGGGCAACAACTACGGTTAAGCTTATAGGCACCACTAGAGCAAATTACGCAGCTAGCAATTATGTTTCATTTAGCGGCGGCTTTTTCGACGTGGCTTTAAACTAGCGCATGTCTGTAAATAGAACAATTAGTTCCGAAACACTAAGGCTTCCAACTAATCCTACGGAAGCCTTAGATGCGGCTACTAAGCAGTATGTTGATGCTGTCTTAGCTTCCAAGGTAACCAAAACCGGAGATACAATGACCGGCACTTTGGTATTGGATGCTGATCCATTAACCGATTTAGAAGCGGCAACCAAACACTATGTAGATGACCGTATTCTTAATGGTCCAATTGCTGCTTCCAGCGTAGTGGTAACGCCTACAGGCGCTATTGCGGCTACTAATGCACAAGCGGCTTTAGCTGAATTAGACAGTGAAAAAGTAGCCAAAGGCGGGGACACCATGACGGGGTTACTAACATTAGCTGGTGATCCAACCACAAATTATCAAGCAGCGACTAAAATATACGTCGATAAATTAACCAAGTCTGCCAATGAAACATATGCATTTACTGATGTTAATCAAATTGTACTTGCGTATTCAACACACGGCATGACCAAAAAGCCCAACGTGACTACTGTCACTGCAGACGGTGTAGAAATTATTGGTGAGGTATCTTATGCCGTAACCAATGGTGATTATACCGTTACTATAAATTTCAATCATAACCAGACCGGACTCGTAATTTTAACCTAGGCTAATAAATATGGCAGAAATCAGGGTAGATACACATCAAGACCTTTTAGACAATGAGCTACGTAATGCGGTTATTGGAATCGTTACTGCTAGTTCATTGACCGGTATAAGTACAGCTACTGGTAAAATTGTTACGCATGACTACCCAGATCCAGCAAGACTAGCTTGGTACAATGGCACAGAATGGCGTTATTTAGATGATCAAGTAGTTGTTGGTTCGTCCTTAACGGCCGATAGGCTGTTAATTTCTACTACCTCAGGATGGACAACCAGTATATTGGGCATTAATTCTTCGGGTAGCCTTGTACTAGGCGTTGGTAGTGCTTCACCGCATTATATTGAAAATGTCGCCACACCTATTACAGATTATCAAGCTGCCAATAGATTATTCGTATTGAATACCTTAAGTGGCGCCTCAGATATTCATGCCGCAGCTAAGTTAAAATCAATTGCGAATTTATCTTCTCTTACTTTTCCTACAGCAGATACAGGTAATTATTTTGATGCGGATTATACGCTACTCAACGGTGACCGCGTATTATTGACAGATCAGATATCTTTACCAACAAACGGTATTTACACGGTAGGCATCGGGTCAGTAAATACTACGTTAACCAGGGCGACTGATGCGGATGAAACCGGTGAATTAAAAAATGGTTCGTCTATTTTGGTCACACAAGGAACTGTTTGGGGTAGTACATCTTGGGCAATTGCCGATTGTGACACCACAATCACTATCGGTACGAGCGATATTAAATGGGTACAAACTGCAGCCAGTCGAGAATATACGGCAGGCGCAGGATTAACGTTAACTGGTAGTGTATTCGATATAGGCACTGGCGATACACAAGCCATTGTGGTTGGCGCTAACAGTATTAATTTATACGACAATCTAACTACAGCTAGAACAAATAAAACAAAGTTTAGCGTAAATAAATACGGTGTTATTACCTCCGTTGATGAAATTACCTCAGCTAACGGAATTGTACTTAGAACAGCCGCAGATACTTATTCCGCGTTAACCGGTACAGCTAATTATGTACCGAAATGGTCAGGTACTTCATTAAGTTCTACTTCATTAATTTATGACACTGGTACAGCGGTTGGAATTGGAACTACCACTCCAGCTACGTTATTGCATGTAAACGGTGCATTAACTGTAGGTGTATTAAGTGGGGTATTAAAAGCAACCACAGGTTTAGTATCTGGATTAGCCGGTATTAACGATTTAAGTGATGTTGCAGCGGGTACAGCTACTACGGGTCAGCTATTAGGATATAACACAGCTACCAGTAAATGGATTAACGTTACACGCACCGTAAACACTACAACTCCGTTAAGTGGTGGCGGTGCCTTAACTGGTGATATTACTTTAACCTTAGGTGGACTTACTGGAATCGGCACAACAAATTACGTACTAGGCGTTAATGCTGCTGGTGCCGCTTGGGAGTATAAAGCAATCCAAGCCACGGCGTTGCAAACAACGGTAAGCCATAGTGCTAATGCTGTTACTATCGGTACCGTGCAAGGTATTGGTACGGTTTCTACACCTACCTTTGCTGACTTGTATTTAACTGGGATGACTGGGCAAATAATCACGTCCACCTCAGTAAAAACAGCCATCCAAGATTTAGATGATTCCGCGTATAAAACTACTCAAACTGGTTTTGATAGCTGGAGCGGTAGCGGCAATTACTACAGTGTAACTGGCGCTGTGGGCAGCCAGATGTTTAATTTGCTGCGTGGTGGTTATGCCTACGTTAAAGGTAAAAAAGTAACCTTTAGTGGTGGTCAAAGCATAAGTGTTGGTACTTCCAACCAAGCTTATTATATTTGGGTTAGCTCGGCTGGAGCTATAGGCACCACAACTTACACTAATTTAAATGAAACCAGCTATTTGGATAACGCAATGTTATTTGAGGCGCTGAACGATGGCACTAACGTACTGGTGGTAAAAGAAAATCATCCGTATAGTATGAATACGGCCGCCAGTGTATATATTCACCACAATATTGGCATTGTAATACGAGGTTCTGGCGCAGTAATTACCCAAGTAACCACAGGTACAGGAACGACCGTTACCGATCGTAAAGTAAGAATTGCCGGTAACGATTATCTTGAAGACCACGGCATAGTTACCAATATTTCAAATACTGTCGCTGGTGTAACGTGGAATTTTTATTATCAAGACAACTATGGTAAATGGCTGAGACATTCACAAAGCGATGAATTTCCAATTGTTTATTTAGATACTGATGCTTCTGCAGGTGGCACTATAACCACAGTCGCAAATTCAAAGTTTAGTATTATTTGCCTGTATGTATCTAAAGACGATTTAAATTCAAGCTCTCCTACTTACTACGCGGTTATAAATCGAGCAACTGAGCCATATTCCAACTCTAGTGACGCGTTAAACGCTATTACTGCCGGCAATTTCTCTATAGCTTCAAATGAACTAGCTTCTTTAGAGTTAGCACAGCTAGGTTATGCTGTAATTGCCGGTAATACCGGAGCCGGCTATATTTTCAGAGTAATTCCAGCTAAGAGCACAATTAACGCCAGGTTTATTGGTGGATCGTCCACAGGTATACACGGCTTGCTTTCTGGTTTAACTGCAGATGATCATACGCAGTACGCTTTACTTGCTGGGCGCATAAGTGGACAAACCCTTTATGGTGGGACTACAACCGGAGAAACACTAAAGCTATTTGGTACAGCATCCGGCACTGGTAATGTATTTATTAATTCAAGTGGTGGTAATGTGGGTATCGGCACTACGGTAGCCAGTACCACATTACATGTTGGTGGTAGTTTAACACTCGGTACATTAAGCGGAGTATTAAAAGCCACCGCCGGTTTAGTTTCTAATTCTGCGGGGATTGACGATTTAAATGATGTAACAATTACCTCTGCTGCCACAGGCCAATTATTAGGCTACAGCACTGTAACTGGGCAATGGTCGAATATAACTCGAACAATTAATACAACAGGGCCATTAGCAGGTGGTGGTGCTTTAACAAGTGATTTAACATTGAGCATGCCCGGTGCGGGAACTTCGACTTCAGGTTATCTTACCAGTACGGATTGGAACACATTTAACAATAAGGCAAACGCCAGTACAACTATCAGTGTAACTTCTCCTTTAAGCGGTGGTGGAGATTTATCTGCGAATCGAAGTATTGCCCTAGCTGGATTATCGAGCTTAGGTCCAGCTAATTATCTTGTAGGCGTAAATAGCGGCGCCAACGCTTGGGAATACAAGAGTATTTCCGGTACAAGCAATCAAATTAGCGTAACACATACAGCAAATGCGATTACTTTAAGTACGCCTCAATCGATTGGAACTGGGAATACGGTTACCTTTGCTGGGCTAACTTTAACTGGTTTATCAGGAGTATTAAAAGCATCGGCTGGCGTAATTAGTGGATCTGCCAGTATCAATGACTTAAGTAACGTAGCGGCAGGAACGGCAACTACCGGGCAATTGCTAGGCTATAACACGGCTACAAGTAAATGGGAAAACGTAACGAGAACAATTAATACTTCTGCCCCTCTGGGTGGCGGTGGAGCCTTAACCGGAGATTTAACACTTACTATTACAGCAGCCGGAACTGCTTCTACTGGATATCTTACAAGCACAGATTGGAATACATTCAACAACAAGGTTAGTACTTCTAGGTCGATAAGTACTACCTCACCACTAACTGGTGGTGGCTCGCTATCCGGTGACCTTACATTAGGTGTTGGTGGATTAACTTCTTTAGGTACAGCTAACTACGTAATTGGCGTTAATACAGCCGGTACAGCTTGGGAATATAAGAGTATCGCTGGTACAGCCAATCAAGTAAATGTAACTACAGCGGCGGGTTTAATAACGTTAAGCACACCGCAAGCAATAGGTAGTACTTCGTCGCCTACATTTTCAGGAATCACTTTATCTGGTTTAGGCGCAGGGGTAGTTAAATCAAATAGTTCGGGCGTATTAACCAACATATCAACTGGATCGACAGGTACAATTTTACGAAGTACCGGCCCAGAGCCAGCTTGGACTACCTTAACGTTGCCTGACACAATTGCAGCTGGTTCAGTATTAGTTGCCAATTCCGTCAACACACTTACCAGTTTAACTTCTACCTCGAGTACAACGGTATTACAAAATAACGCCGGAACAATTACTTGGGGTACCTTATCGGGTATTTCTGGTGTAACAGGCGCAGGCGTCACAAACCAAGTTGCAAAATGGCAAACCGCTTCAGCATTAACAACTTCAATTATTTATGACACTGGTTCTGCCGTTGGAATAGGTACAACTAGTCCTGTAAACAAGCTTACTACTTATGGAGCAATCACCATGGTATCTGCTTATGATGGGGGTGCGCTGGTTGACTATTCCTTACGGTTAGACCAAGGGAATGGTAATGACCCTCGCATATTAACAGTAGGCAGTGCAACTACGGCTGGGACGTTAAAAATATCTCAAGTAACATCCAGTAACACAGACTATCGAGATGTAATTTATATTGCTAATGGAGGGCAGGTTGGAATCGGCACTAACATTGTATCTAATGGCTTACTTAACGTTTATGGTAATACCTATACCGGTACCTTGGGCTTCAACACCACCTATACTGTAAATTCACCAGTAACCGGCACAACCTATTGGGATAATTCAAACCATACTATTTCTACGGCCTTATTAAACGGCGTAGTATTGCAGCACGGCCAAGAATTACACGTTTATGTTAAAAACAACTCAAACGTAGATATTTTAAACGGCGATCCTGTATCTATTGATAGCCAAGGCGGTTCATCTGAAATTTGGGTAAAACCCACAGACATTACTAGCTTAACCAGCGCAAAAGGTTTCCTAGGTTTAGCTACGCAAGATATCGCCAAAAACGCTCGCGGCTATATCACCACGTTCGGACTAGTGCGCGATTTAGCTACGTCTTCCTTTACGGAAGGTATTCCTGTTTACGTAGGAATGCCTACTACTGGAACTACAAAATTAACGCATACGGTACCGTCACATCCATATTCGGTTATTGACGTAGGTATAGTTGTGTATGCCCAAAACAATAATGGAATAATTTTCGTTAATCCGCACTTACAACCAGCGTTTGTAGACCTTTCAGACGTAGACGGTACAGCCTTAACTGCGGATGGCCAATTTGCTGTATGGTTGAACACACCGCAATATTTTGACTTTGTTGGAAAAATATCCGGGACAGCTAATAAAATAGCCAAATTTACTGATACGTATAAATTGGCGGATTCCGTAATATCCGAAGTGAGTGGCAATATCGGTATAAATACTGCAACTCCGGCCGCCATGTTGCACGTAGCTGGTACAACAAAAATAGATAGTAATTTAACTATCGGTACTTTAACTGGGTTTCTATACGCTACGGCTGGCGGTGTAGGGACTACTAACGTATGGAATGGTACAGCACCCACACCAGCTGTACATAATTTACTAGATTCAATCACACACGGCGATACATTAACTACTGCTGTTGCTCGGGGTTCCATCGTAGTTGGTAATAGCACTCCAAAATGGACTGCATTGGGAATAGGTACTACCGCAGGCTATGTATTAAAAACCAGTGGAACAGAGCCATATTGGGCCACAATAACCAAATCTGATATAGGCTTAGGTAGCGTTGAAAATACAGCCTTAAGCACTTGGGCAGGTTCTTCAAATGTAACAATTGTTGGGGTAGTTACTTCCGGCACGTGGAATGGCGCAGTAGTTGGTATTAGCTACGGCGGAACAGGAGCAACGACTAAGACACTGGCATTTAATGCGCTATCTCCATTAACAACGCTTGGTGACATTGTTTACCACGATGGAACAAATAGCGTAAGACTAGCTGGAAACATCACGACCACTAAACAAGTCCTAGCGCAAACAGGTATAGGATCTATTTCAGCCGCACCTCAATGGACCACGTTAACTAAGTCTGATGTTGGTTTAAGTAATGTTGAAAATACGGCGTTAAGTACTTGGGCAGGCTCATCCAATATTACAACGGTTGGAATGATTTCTTCCGGAACATGGACTGCTTCAGTTATCGACGTAGTACACGGCGGTACTGGTTTAAATACGGTTGCAGCCGGTTCAATCTTAGCCGCAAATACCGCAAATACGCTGAGTGCCATTACTTCAGCTAGCGGCACGAAAGTACTAAAGAATATTGATGGTGTAGTTTCATGGGATACTGTGGCAGGTATCAGCGGAATAACCGGAACAGGTACAACTGGTAAAATACCGAAATGGAGTTCCGCTTCCGCATTAACCGATTCCGTAATTACAGAAAGCTCTTCGAATATCGGTATCGGATCTACCTTGCCTCAAGCTAAACTAGATATTGCCGGCAGTATTTTAGTTGGAACGACTCGCCGATTTTCATACGATGGTTCAACTGGTAGCGTATACATTCGCGGAGATTCTGGCGGTTATGCCAATGCTTATAGCTTTTTAAATAATTCAGGAAGTAATTTAGGCGGGTTTGGAGTTTTCGGCGGTGCAGATGACCTCGCTTACTATTACGTAGGAACCTATGGCGCAGAAAAGCTGATCATAAATACTACCGGCGATGCCGGATTCGGGATTACTCCAACTAATTACGGACACGGTGGAAATAATAAACATCTGCAGGTTTATAACCCTAACACAGTTCAAAATTCACAGTCGCATTTATGGCTGTTATCAGGTTCCACTGTAGCCAGTTCTTCTGTGGGTACAATTTCTTGGGCATTACCAAACGCCACATCTACCCAAAAAAATATAGGCTTAATTGCTGGTGTGACGGGATCAGGTTCTACCGCAGGTACACCTAGCATGTATATGTCCTTTTATACCCGTAACACTACGGATATTAATTGGGCGGAACGGATGCGCATTTCTGAACTCGGGTATGTCGGAATTGGGACAGGTACTCCCGCTTATAAATTAGAGGTAAATAGTGGAGCTACCCAAGGAATAGCTAAATTCGATAATGATTACGGAACGGTTTTATTAGTTGCTGATTCAAATGCAAATTACATCGAAAGCGCAAATACTACCTTCTCGGCTGTAAAGAACCTAAGAATTACCGGGTATCTTGCACAATCCCCAGCCTTAACCCAAATTGACGGCACAAATATCTATTTAAATGGCAGCGTAGGAATCAATACCGCAGATCCTGGAACTTATAAATTAAATGTAAACGGTACAGCTAATTTTTCAGATGAAGTAACCATCGCTACGCTTAATGCGCCTAAATTAAAAAGGTATATAGCTGGAGCATTAACCGCAGGTAACTGGTATCGCATCGCATATCAAGGGCGTTTAGTTTACAACAGTCCTGCAGGAGGAACGCGAGCATCAGCCAAAATAACCTTATATGATGTCGTTTCTAGTTACCATTCAACTACGTCATTCTGGGTAAGCTACCATTTCGGTTTACAACCAACAATTATATTATTGGGCCGCAGCTCCTACGGATCCGGCGGTATATTTTCAAAAATACGCCTAATTACAGGATCAACTTACGATGGCTGTGCACTAGAAGTTTATTGCGCAAACAACGCTACAGCTAACTATTGTTATTATACTATAGAAAATAACGATCAAATTAACGGATTCACTACAGCTTTATTTACAGCGGGGAGTATACCTGCAAATTTCACAGCTAATGTATTAGATTTTAGCACAGATAATCCAATATACGCAGCTACCACTGAAGCAGCATCTAATGCCATATTTATTAACCGTTCAGGAGTAATCCAAGCACCAAGCTTAACTTTCACAGCCGGAGGTCAAATCGGCGGCACCGCTAGTGGTCCTGCTATTTATTCACAGGACAATACGCTCGCCGGTAGATTTTATAACGGAGCCAATTATTTAAACGGTTCACTTACTGTACGTAACGACGCAGACAACGCAACCAATCTATTAGTTGAAAATACCGGTAACGTAGGCATTGGAACAATCTATCCACAGTCTAAATTACACGTAAACAACAGTAGTACAACTGGAACTGTTTTAATCACTGGTGTAGGCGAAAGCACCAGCACAATCGGTGCCTTAAATTTCCGACACATAACCTACAATACCGCCACAGTAGCCTCTGTAGAATGTAGGAGAACAGTTGATGACGCAGTCGGGCAATTAGTATTTACAACCGCGCCAGGCTCAGCATCCCCAGCTGTTGATAGAATGATTATTACGGCTGACGGCAAAATAGGTATAGGTACCGTCATACCGACTGCAAATTTGCATGTTTATTCAGGCTCCAATTATGGTTCACCTTCATTGTCAGCTGATACTTACAATTTATTTAAAATTGGAACCGCATTAAGTCCAGAATTAGCATTTGGTAGCTACAGCGCTTCGCCATATGCAATGTGGCTACAAACTAAAACAACTGCCAATAATGGAACATATTGGCCGCTGGCGATTAATCCATTGGGAGGCAACGTTGGGATTGGTACTTCTGCACCATCGGCTCTTTTGCACGTAAACGGGAATACGTATGTCAGCGGTACGTTAACTTTAAGTAATTTAACTGGCCATTTATACGCAACCAACGGTAGCGTTGGAGTTACTTCAGTTTGGACCGGTAATGCACCTACACCCGCTGCGCACAATATATTAGATTCTACTGTTCATGGCGATACATTAACAACCGCTGTTGCACGAGGATCTATTATAATTGGCAATAGCACGCCAAAATGGACAGCGCTAGGAATAGGTACTACAGCAGGATACGTATTAAAAACCAGTGGAACAGATCCATATTGGGCTTTGTTAGATACTAATCATCATTCTCTTCAGGGATTAGGTGACGACGATCATACACAATACGCTTTATTAGCCGGACGAACAGGTGGGCAAACGCTATACGGTGGCACAGCTGCGGCAGATAAACTAATCCTTCATGGATCCACTGCGGGTACTGGCGCCATATATATTAATCCTGGAAATGCTGGAGTAGTTATCGGTGGTACTGGCTCTGATTCCACCGTAGCTCGTCTATACGTTGTAGCCGACAGTAAAAGCGCTCTCCGCACCGATGCCAGCTATACGGCAGCACTTGGTGAAACCGTTACCACCACATGTACAGCGTTTGCGAATTATCAAGATATCGTTAATAGCGGTACGATGACAAATTATGTATATAATAATTACTCCAGCTTAACGTTAGGTGGAACCGGTAGTTTTGCAAATGCTGTAAATATTTTTGCTTATACAAAATTAACTGGTGGCACAGCTAAAACGGTTACAGCCTTAACGCAATATTTAAGTCGTATTTATGCAGATGCAACTCCAAATGCGGGAACTATCACTTCGGCTTATCATTTTAAAGCCGACGACGCAACCGACAATTTAACAATAACCACCCAATACGGGCTGTACATATCCGCATTAACTAAAGCTTCAACTAATTGGGCAATTTATACTGCGGGCACAACGCCAAGTTATTTTGGTGGTGCCGTGACCATTGGTGGCGCAATTAGTTCAGGCTCACTTTCCGTTGGTTCGTTGACTGGCGTATTAAAAGCAAGTGCCGGAACAGTAACTGCAGGCAGCGTAGCTCTAGGCTCTGAAGTAACTGGAACACTACCTATAACTAATGGTGGCACAGGCCTAGCTACTGTTGCAATTGGTTCTATTTTAGCCGCTAATTCTGCCGATGCGCTAAGCGCAGTCACTTCTGCTAGTGGAACTAAAATACTTAAGAACGTAAATGGTGCCATTTCTTGGGATACTGTCTCGGGTATTAGCGGTGTAAGCGGCACAGGTACTACTGGCTATATGGCTCGTTGGACAAATTCAACAACCATTGCTGCTTCATCTGTATTATATGACGATGGTACTAATGTTGGAATTGGTACGACTTCACCAGTAGAGACACTGACGATTTATAAACCAGCAGGATCAAATTCTAGTCTATCCCTAGGCGATGGTGATGTTGCTCACGGCGTTACTTCCCTAGCCAAAACAAACGTATGGCTGCTTGCAAATGAACATACTACCGATAAAGGTGGTGCGCAATTAACAGGCTTTTCAGATGCCCCAGATAATCCAGCCTTCGAAATAAAAGGCGTAAATACCACCGATCCAGATACAAATATACCGGCTATTACGCTAGATGGTTATAGCGCAAACGGTACCGGCGTTAAAGCCTTGGCCGCCACAAAAACTGTTTTACAAATTCAAAACAGCGGCTCAGCTTTAATGAGCATTTTAGGTAATGGTAATGTCGGAGTTGGAATAACTAATCCAGAAACTAGCTTAGTGGTGGCCGGCCCCACCGTGTATTCCAACCCTACATTTACACACTATCAAAATTTAGCCTATTACAGCTACAGTGGTGCGCCAACTGAAACAGGTACAAAGATAATTACGCTACCTCAAGGTTGGACCAGCACCATGATGTCGATAACTGTTAAGGGTTACGATTACAGCGGTAATGGCGGCTGGGAAGCGATCGTAAGTGGCTATAATTATGCTCCTAGCCCAACTTGGATTAATACTTCTGCAGAAATACGAGGAAAAGCACCGTTCACATCCGTACGCTTAGGTTATAACACAACTAGCAGTAAAATGGTTCTAATGCTTGGAACCTCTACCACCGTTTGGAATTATCCTAAATTATCTGTCAGTGACTTTTATGCTGGGCACAGTAACGTAACAGGTTGGGGTACAGGTTGGTCAATTATCAACGATCCCACTGAAACAGGTATTGGATCGGCGTACACTGTTAACGTAACAGCACCAATATGGATTGATTCTAACGGGGCCGTAGGTATCGGTACAAGCATTCCGACTAGTCACGCACCAAACCGTAAATCAGTAATTATTTCTGATACGGCTAATGACGCGTTACTTGAGATTTGGGGACAAAGTGGGCAAAAATCAATCGTCCAATCCGCCGGTGGAAATACTTACATGGGGGTATTAGCTGGCCCGGGTAACTTAAATCTTACCTACGGCCCCAGTGGTAATGTCGGGTTAATCATGCAAAATACCACGGGTAATATAGGTATAAATACTACCGACTTTACCGGGTATAGGTTAAACGTAAACGGTAATACAAATATCACTGGTACGCTAACAGCCAGTAGTTTGCTAAGCGCCAGCGCACAGATAGTCTATCCTTACGCTAAAACTGATACGACTTTAAGGACGGGCATATCCATTTATAGTAACGATAGCACAAATCAATTTAACGTAGCTATTGCAATGCTTGGCGGTGCGTCTCAATCGGCTAGAACCGCAGTAATTCAAACCTCGGAAGCTGGTGTATCTAACACAGGAAACATAGCACTACAAGTCTACGGTGGAAATGTTGGAATTGGAACAGCCGCTCCAACAGCAAAATTAACAATCGTCGGAAATTCTTTAACTGGGGCAGAGGCTACTTACGGTGGTTACATTAAAATCATTGGCGGAGGAGGAGCCTTAACGTCTACTGGAGGTATTGAATTTTGCGCAGCTACTAGTGGCGCAGGTTATGGTTTTCGTATAGCCAATCCTGATTTGGGTACCGGAGAATGCCCGTTGTATATAATGAGCCGTTGCGTAAGTGCTTCTTGGACACTAGCGATGTCTATTCTTGGTTCAAATGGGTTTGTGGGTATTGGCAGTGCCACCCCTACACAAAAATTAGATGTAGCTGGAAATATTGTGGCTTCCGGTTCTGTTGGTGCTACAACCGTATATCCAATTGCGGATAATTCCTATACTTCAGGCTCAAGCTATGCACGCTGGTCAACGGTTTATGGTGTAAATGCAGACTTCAGTGGCAGCTTAACGGTTAAAGGCCTTTATAATACCTCAGATTATACTGAACGAGTATTTCAAAGCGCGGCAGCATTTGTGAATGGCGAAGCCGACAAGGCTGTAGATATACGGCTATCAAATTCAATCTGGGGATGGATTGAGCTGGAAGTGACAGGCTCATATTATATCGATAATACAACTGGTAAATTAACAAAGATATTTGCTTTTGGTGGTAACGACGGAGCACTGTATTTACAGAATACGCGTGTTAGTGATGCAATGGGGTATATCTCCAGCCATATAACAATAGGTGACATTGTTTGGGATGGTGCAGTAAGTAAATGGAAAATAACCGTATATCACACTTCTACTTACGGCAATACTTACACATTCAAATTAAGGTCATTTAGTCATGGCGGTGCTGCGTCATTATTATCCGGTGCGGCAGTTTCTGCGATATACACGGCTGCGTCACCACTAACAAGGCAATATACCTATTATAACGATCGTTTAGGCGTCGGTACCTCAACCCCAGCTGAAGTATTAGACGTAAACGGAAATATCGCGTTACCTGGAGCTACCAATTATTTAACTTTTGGTGGCGGGGCCGGAGGCAGTAGAAGATTGAAGCTATATGAAACTTCGGTTATTCATGCTGGATTAGGAATCGACTTAGCTGGTGGCCCATACGAATTAAGTATATACGGCATGGCCGGTGATGCAGGGCAAGGAAGGATAAGTTTTGGTTTTGCAGCAAATGCCAATCCCGGAACATACAGCGAAAAAGTAAGTTTCTTGAATAGTGGTAATGTTGGGATCGGTATAACTAATCCAACCGGTAAATTGCAGGTATCAATGCCAGGTATGGCTGCGTCATTAACCTATACGCAACCAGGGTTATTGCAATTAACTGATACTACAGGCCCAACGGAACTAGTATTTACTGTCGACGGTGTTGGACCTTACGCCGCAGCATTACAACACAGGCACGCCACATTGTCCGGTTACAGTTATCCAATAACAATTAATCCATTAGGCGGCAATGTTGGTATTGGTACTATAGCACCTTCTGAATTATTGCACGTAAACGGCAATATCTTAGCAACACGAATTAACTTCAGCGCTGGCGGAGCTATAGCGGGCACAGCTAACGGCCCAGCCATTTATTCTCAAGACGGCTCACTCGCAGGTAGGTTTTATAACGGTAACAATTATTTAAATGGCGCTCTCGTTATCCGTAGTGATGCTGATGTGCAAAACATGATTGTTACAGACACAGGCTACGTAGGCATAGGTACGGCGTCACCGACAACAAAACTTGAGTCTAGCGCCGTATACGGCGATCCGGCGACTTCTGGCTCGAGTCCAAACGGTATGCTGGCACTGACAACGGCAAGTGCGTATCGGGGCATATATTTAGGAATATCGAGTAACGCCACCGCGAATTATCCTGGTTGGCTACAAGTATCAGATTGGAATGATTTATCTCAAACTAGAAATTTCATTTTAAATCCTCGCGGTGGATACGTAGGTATTGGAACCGTAGATCCAACCGCAAAATTACATGTATATGGCGGCGGTGTTAATGTAGGCGGTTCCGTAACAAGCACAGGAGCCTCAATTAACGGGCTAACCGTCAGTCAAATTGTTCGTCCTGCAAGCGACAACACTTATACATTAGGCACCATCGGTTATCGTTGGAGTACTATTTACGGGGTAGATTGCGCGTTATCTGACGAGTTATCCGTTCAAGGGCGTATTTGGGGTACTGATTGTACATTTAGCGGAACCGTAACCAGCGCTAACTTAATCGGTGTAGCTAATGAAAATGTAGATTCTTCTTCCTATTGTTTAGGTGACATATCTTCTACCGAATGGACGTACGAGTATAAAGCTTTAGGTTATGGTGCAGATGTACAATCCAACTACACCGTTGATCCTACCTACGGAAAAGTAAATTGGCTTAACTATAATGGAGCGGCCGGGAATTACGGGGTACTGTCTTATCGCATTTGCACTCCTGCGGCGGTAAGTAGTATTACATTTTCAGTTCCTGCAAAATTGGCACTGGGTGTATCTACAGCTATCGCAGTTGCCATTTATAATAGTGCGGCAAATACTGTGTTAGCTTCCACGGCCTATACGCTTACCAGTAATTGGCAAAATTGCACAGTTACCTATAACAGCCCCAGTGCAAATACAGAATATATTGTAGTTATTAACTGCAATAACGTAAGTGGCGCCAGTGTACAAGCTCAAGCGTTAGTTGGAAAAGCTACGTGCACAATGGCAGGTACTAACAACGGCATAACAGAAAGCAGTTACACTCGGCTTACAGTTACCAATGACGCATTGGAAGATGACCTTTGGAATATCCAATCCACTAGAGTAAATATCGCTTCACCGTTCTCAAGATACGTCATCGATACCGACGCCACTACGTTAATGGTTGAAATGGTATCAACCATGCGTGCGGCAATTTCGAGTCTGGCACATATTGCGTATAAGGTAAACGGAGAAGCTGCAGGCGTAATAGCAGCGACCACTAACGGCTTAGTAGAACAGCATGTAATTACGTTACCGGCTGGGCATAAACGAGTAGAATTTATTAATGGTCCAACTTCAAAGCCCAGTGCAACTATTTTAGGTACTTGGCTACGCGCAATATTTGTACCCGGCACGGCCAGAGTGGCTACTGTAAAAAGTAAGGTAAACGATTGCAGAATAGCAATCTATGGTGACAGTATTTGCGTTGGTAATAGTGATACAAGTGCCGCACTTCAAGCTTGGCCGGTTCAACTACGTGAACGTAACGTAGGCAGCGTAGCTGTAGATGCTTACGGATGGCGTAATCTATGGGATGACAAAAACGATTCCGCCGGTTGGTATGTACCACTAGCTAGATCAATTAATCGCTTTAAACCTACTCATATTTGGTTAGCTATCGGAACAAACGACTATGGGCTGTATAAACAAAATGCTGCAAGTTTCCGTAAAACTTACGATGCCTTGCTTGATTTATTACACGCTCAAAATCCTCAAGCAAAAATATTCTGTCAGTCGCCGATAACTCGAACAGATTCTCCTTCTCCTACGTACGAAGTAATCGCAAACTATAGAACAGCCGTATCGGCAAGCGCTACAGCCCGACCGGATTTTGCGCATTTCGTGGACGGTACCGCAATTATTGCATCTGGAGATTTAGCAGACGGCGTGCATCCAACCACAGCGGGTGATTATAAATTTGCACAGTACGTAGAAAACTTTATTCGTACTTATCGGGATAATAACACCTTTAATACAGTTCAAACCCTTAGCGCACTTATACCTACGCAGGTAGGCCAGACTATTTATGGCGCACCCAGCCAAACGGCAGATTTATTCCAAGTTGGCAATAACGCATCAGACAGTACGCTAAGCATTTATTCTGTATTCGATAGTGCGGGTAAACTCGGTGTTGGTTGCAATACGCCAAAACAAAAATTGCAAATCGGCAATAACTGGACCGGCAGCTACGATTCAAGTAGAAGCGTATTAGTAAATCCAGCTGGGACACAAAATGTAATACCCAGCGTTAATATTTCTGACATTGCCAGTACGAATACCACGGCTTATATCAAAGCAATCGGGTTAAATATCCATAACGACGATATTACCACTACCGGTACCCGTGTTCCTGCCCTAGCTTTTTCAAGAAGGGCTAATGCAACGTATACTGATGTATTAGGAGCTATTGATGCAATAGATATCGGTTCAGGCCAAGATGCCAATTGGAGAGCTGGTGCGCTAACATTTCATACAGCTGAGGAAGCAGGCACCGGCATAATCGAAAGAATGCGAATAAATGGAACAGGCCTAGGTATCGGTACAACTACACCTGGCGCCAAATTGGACGTGGTTGGCAGCATACAAGCAACTGGTATCGTACATGCAGGTTCAACTTCAGGATTTGCTAATTCAACCTATGCTGTAAATTCCAGAAATCCGATTTGGAGATTTGCTAACGCGTCAACTTACGGCTTAAGTTATTTCCAAGGCTCAGCTGGATTAGATGGCGCAAACGATACGATTGGTATTCATTTTGGAACAGCTACAGCGGCTGGCTCACAATACCAATTTAATTTATCCGGTGCGTTTACGTTAGGCGGTAAAATAGGTATTGGCGTAACTAATCCATCCAGTAAATTATCGTTTGGTAATGCCTCAGCCAGTGCCTTGCAACGTATAGCCTTATACGAAACTTCAACCAGTACGTATTTTTATGGTATTGGTATGGCTAATCCGGCCACCGATATTTATGGATTAGGCTTATGGTCTAGTACCGATACTGCAGTGGTATCCGACACCAACATGCAGGTGTTTATAAAAAATAATGGCAACATCGGTATTGGTACATATTCAGCTGATGCAAAATTACATATTCGTGGAACCGCTTCAACAAACGCATTTAAATTCGATACCTTGGCAACAGCCACTGGTACAAAGACGTTGCAGGGTTATATCACCGTAAGTTTGGTTGGGTCTGGAAATTCGAATTTAGCTAACGGAACTTATTATATTCCATTGTATCAATAAATTAAAATAGCCTACTTGACACGCTAAGGCGTATCGAATATATTGAACGGACATATGAGCAAAATACAATTAACACCAAATCAAGTACTGGCCACTATCAACGCGATCGTCAAGCTGGAAGGTGCACCTTCTGGCGATCCTAAAGAGGCGCCAGTCTCTAAATACAACTTCAAGGCCAAGGTCCTATATGGCTTGGCTAAGAATTATAATACGCTGAAGCGCTTGGTAGAAGATATTGAATCTACCCGGCAGAAGACACTGAAGAAATATCAAACTGAAGGGGAAGCTAATCTCGGAGAAGCCCAGGCGGCTAAATTCTCTGCTGATTTTTCTGACTTCCTTAATACGCCGCTGGATGTCGATCTGCACCAAGTGGACATCAACGAAATTGATTTGGACCTGAACCAAATTCCAATTTCAGTATTGGCCGACTTGGCCGGTCGAGTATTTACCGGTGATCTGAAGTAAGCTAATTAATCGTCATCATCGTCACACGAGGAAGAATCCGTATCTTCCTCGTTGTCGTTTAGATCTAGCACATCTTCTTCCCTTAACGATTGCTGCATCTGGCCACTGACAATATCCGCAAAATTAACCAAGCCCATATAATCAGCAACACCATCTGTCTTATGATAAACTTCAAACTCTCGTTTATCGTTGATTACGATAAGCAAAAACCCGTTAGTAAACTCGTTAAGCTGACTCAAAAGAGACTCAGGTATCTGAAACGATTTTTTAGCCATATCATCAGTGTAACACTTATCATTCCTAATAGCTAAAAAAAAGGGGCCAAGACCCCTTTAATTTTTTCACTCTTTTTTATCTGCCGAGATAATTGACACGGCAGCCATACCAGCCACCACCACTAACACGACTGGCAGATTTTCGATCACCACACACACAGCGACCACACCAGCGACTAACGAGAGAACATCAGACATATGCGTACAAACCTTTCTTTTTTACTGGGTATTATGTATACCAAGTTTCATCCGACTGAACGAAGCAAAGGTATACGAATTTATTTTCAAGCAACAGAAACACCGTTGCTTGATCTTTTTTTAAAACGCTTTGGAGGTATTGCGTACAAGCATAAGACTTATACGCTATACGAAATACTCTCCGAGAAAGATCTACGCCACTTTCGCAGTATCGTGATTAAATCACGAATTCCTATGCTGCAACCGTGGCGTGTGTTTTTAGATTACTACGCACCGTTACCAAAACGATTGCGAGGTAAAAATCGGCGAATTCTTAAGTTGTACAAAGAAGAACGCGCAATATACAACTTAACTACAAATTACTGTCATTCTTCCAACTGATCGGCAATTTCGTTGCCGGTGCAGTTTAAGACATCGATACGCTCCAATGTGGGCGTGAAGTGCAACGAAGGTCCCACGCACCAGCCGAAAAACTCTGTTTTACCTTCAGCGATCTCCAAGATGAAGGTCAATTCGTTTGTTCTCGGTAGGACGTCCGAGCTGCACATAATTGGTAAACCGTCAACCACGGTTACTTTAATAGATTCCAACCGCCGAGAAATAACGTCCGGAATTCCTTTGCAGGCGTTTGCCCACCAAGCGTTCCAACTTATACTTCCTGCATAACCACACCACTCTCTAGGGATGGCCATGGAATACAGCCGAAATGTCAGTGCGCCTACTTTATGATGTGCCACCCCGTAACAATAATTCAATTTTAGCAAAAAGTTTAAAAACTCTTTCGCTTCTGAAAACCCATTAGTATGCAGAGGTTTTCCGGAATTCCCTGCAGGACACAATATCCCCGACATGGGGATTTCTATTCCTGCCTTGTCTTCCTTCAGCGAGGCGGCGAGAACCACCTCGTTAAAAGGATACTTAATATGCGCCGGCGCCGCTTGCCGCCGATTACGATTAATTGTAACTTGCTTGTTTGAAACAATTTTAGGATCACCTTCTGGTGATCCGTCCGGCTTGACAATCGCACTGCTCTGCATCATTGTATTTTTCATATTTTTTTTTAGGTATTTCACCAACTATTTATCTATTGGCTAAAAAAATGAGGTAGCGATCCTCATTTCGAAGTAGGTAATTTCTACTTCATATAATTATACCAGCAAAGCAGGCTAAATAAGTAACCGGCTAGTCGGGGCAGTGAAAAGAAAAGAAGTTTTTAAATGGCTCCAAGATATGCCCTGTATAAAGGTGCAATCCACCAAATCCCCTATAGACCGAATTAGTATGCGTGAATACCCAACAATAACCTTTAATATACACACAGCATAAATACTTACCACTGTTAACATGGTTAGGTTCAACGTATTCCCACATTTTCACGTAGCTCGTAAATACCTCTGTGTTCTCGACCTTATCTGGATTGAGTAAATCCAAGATATTTATTTTGCCTTGCTGCTCCAAGCAGTAATAAACATAGTCGTAAGAAAATAGATCTGCTAAGGCTGGAATTCTAAATAGCGGTAAATTCTCTTCAGTATCTGGATGCTTCAAATACCGCTTTTGCAGCATCTTATACGGCGTTTTAAAATATGACGCTAACTTTTTAAGTACTTGGTGTTCTGCTTGTTGAGATTGAACAATCATAATTGTTTTTTGCGGGCATATTCACCAATCAATAAATAGTCCGCATCTTTGGAAAGTTTTAAATCTGGAAATAGTTTTTTACCGAGGGCCAGACTGGCTTCCTTTAACCCGTCTGACCCTTTAATCTGAGGAAGCAATACACTCTGCCATTCCTTGGAGTCTAAAAAGCGATATGGAATATTTAAACTTTCCAATACCACTAAGGTAGCTTCCAAACAACGTACAGCCGATAATGACGCATTAAAGCGCATAGCATTTACCATGGGCCGTTCCATGACTGCCAAGATCTCAACTCCTTTAAGTGTATGTGCACTTATAAGCTCCGTTAGCTTTGAAGCGTCGATACGCGTGATATTCTTTTTTACGGTCTTCTGGTAATTTTCACACGATTTAGTGGGCAGCTTAAATGCTCGATAACTCCCGTCAGGAAAAAATATGGAAAATCCCCGGGCAGTTACTCCATTATCAAAGGAAATGTATTGCTTGCTCATGTGGTCGAATTATCAGCTACTTACAGGCTGAATTCAACACTTTCTTCAAAGAACGGATTTGTGCCCCATTTAACAGCACTTCTTGTCCGTCTATCTCGAAGAATAATTGACTGCGCTTATGTGAGCCTTTTTTAGCTTTGGCATATTCGCAATAAATTTTGCTGTTCTTAATCGCCGACAATTTATGTGTACGATTAAATACTACAGTTAAACGATTATTTCTCATGACGTTATATCTATTGTTTTTTCTGTTTGTTGTTCATTGGTTGTACTCTTTTTACGGCGAGTCTTCCGGGTATTTTCAACTTGCTGAATTTCTTCTATTGGTGGTAAGTCTGGAATACCAAAGGCTTTACGAATGTGTTCTTTAGCCTCATTGCTTCTTGCAATCTGTAAGGCTAATTCAGTACATCGATACTGTTCATCAGAATTAATTAATACCGGTTCATTATTTTCCAGCTTCAATGTAAGACTAGGAGGGCCAACCCAACGAAAATACCCGCTGCCGTTATCAGCTACCAGATCGGTATAGCTTTCACCAAGCTTACGAACCAGCGGACCCCACCAATCCATACCGCCATTAATATAAAGGTCTACTTCTACTTCTTGCCCTTTACCTTCACGACCTAACTTATTTCGCTTACATTGAATTTTATGCCTAGAACCTGTTTTACGCGGCGCACCATGTTCATCGTTGTCTTCAAACTCTTTGGTACGCGCAAACTTAAAATGATATGTAGAATAAAAGAATTGCGATTCACCGCCAAGCAAGGCGTCTTGTGAGTCATCTGAAAACCCAAAAGCGCCAATTTTACTTCTCAGCTGGTTAATCAACAAAATGTTGCATTTTTCATTCGCTAGCAATCTGTCTGTTTCACGGAAGAAACGACTAAGTCTACGAGCGTGCACGCCAGGTTGTGAATCTGTAAGTGTATGCTTGGCATCCAATTCGTCTTCTGTGGCAATACCTGCAATTGAATCCAAACATAGTAATACAGGCGTGTCACCTTCAGGATACGCTTTAGGCATACTACGTAGATACATCTCAATTAGCTCTAAACCCTGCTCAAACGATTCAGGATGCTGAATGGTTACTTTACTTAGGTCTACGCCTTGCTTAACTGCATAATCACGATCAATGGCGTTCTCAGTTTCAATCCAAACTACGTCACCACCATTCGCTTGGTATAATTTGGCCAGCTCGTAAAATGTGCTGGTTTTTCCGCTGCCTTTCCTTCCGTATGAAAGAATAAATCTACCATACGCAATAAAGCGCCGATCAAGAATAAATTCCAATAACGGATTATCGACTATCAAACCCGTAATTGGTTTTAAATCCTTCGCCAATACAAAGTCTACGTTTGAGTTTTTGTATTTCTTTTTAAACTGACTCGATGTTATGTCTATTAGATCTTTAAAAGCCATATGTGTAATAAAAAAGGGGAGAGTTTTGTTACTCTCCCCAATTACCGACTATTAATATAACTTATCGCTTTTGATTCAGCAACAGCTGCCTTACAGCATCCGCTGTTAATGGCGCTGCAGCCGTGTTTACAGGCTGTGGAGGTGTTGGTGGGGCACCTACAGTAGCCCTAGGAAACGAAGGCTTAGGCATGCCCAAAGCGGCCATAGGATTGGATGCGTGTTCGGCTTGAATGCGCTCAACAGGCTCTGGCTCTGCTGGAGCTGATGGAATAGCTTGAACAACCGGTTGCTGCACTGGTTGTGGAATGGTCGGCATAACCGGATTAATAGGTTGAATCTGCGATGGTGTTGGAATACTACGAGGCACAGCAACTGTAGTGTTGAAATACCCCGCCATGCATTTATCAAACACATCTGCGGCGTACATAGTCCGCAGCTGTTCTACCAACCATTCCTTTTCAGGATACAGAATAACGTCATCCAAGTTATACAGGTATTCCCAATCTGACAACTCAGTGGGAAGCTCATAAAACCGTTGTTCCGAAACAGACACAGTCCAAGGATTACTCTTTCCACCAGAACCAGGGGCCAGCTTAAACAGCACCGGCCACGCGGCTTTGGGATGATTAATCGGAGGATGATGCTGACCGTCAGCAAAACGACCGCGTTGCCACTCGTCGATTTTAGATCCACAGTTATGCACAGGCACGTCCAATACGTGTGCGCCTAATGTAAGATCACTGGTAAATGCGGCATTAAATAATACCCGTTTCTGAATACGACCAAAAAACGGATAACGCTTACGAGACTGCCCTGACATAGGATCAGTTACGTCTTCAATCTTAGCTAGGTTAGGAAAATGCGCCTTAACCTGCGAGCTGAAATAGACTACCGGACAACCGACTTGTGATGATAATTTAATCTTGGAATCCATACCAAAATTATCTCGAATCTCGTAGGTTTTCCAAGAGACTGCGCGACCATTAGAATCCAGTTTATAAGGAGGCAAAATAAAGAAGTAAGTGCCTTCTGGATTCTTCTGACTTTTAAAGTCAACAACTCGTACGCCTTCTTTAATTGTTCGACCATAGGCGGAACTTGATGATAGATCTGAGCCTTCAAAATTTGATGTTGGTTCGTAAACTGCCATAATTTTTAATACTTTCTTTTAATTGTTTAGAGATGCATTACTACTGCTTGTTTTGTGTCTTCGGCACGGAGGTGGTTCAAAAATACCTGAACCATCATTGCCGCTACTATAATAGGTGTTGTGTGCGATTTTTGATTTTGTTTGTCGTAAGGTAATAGGCATCCATGGCGTTCTTGGCTTTTAAAATTGTAGTATCCTTCAATCTCTTGCTTAGCGCAACTAGAATTAAAAACCCCGAAACTGCGGGATGCGCAACGGCCGTCACATACCCATAAATTATCCTGATGTTCATAGACGTAATCAAACAATTTCTTTCTGAAACTGCCTTCGTCTACGCATGAAAAAATATAGTTATAATTCCCAAAATCATCTTCAGTCATGAAGCGATCAATAGGATTTACAACAAACTGATTTGATAGCACTACAGCTTTTTTCTTTCCAATGTCTTCGATGGAAAACCGCTGATGAAGTAGATTATCGATTTCTACTATATCGTTATCGTACAAGTCTATTTCAAAATTATCAGTATCCCATTGTTTACGGTTATAGCCGTAATCATGAAGAATACTGACCAAGTTTGATCCAAGTCCACCAGCGCCAGCGATACCGATTTTTATCATACTTTGAAAAAGCGTTTACCTATAAACGCATTTAATTGTTTATGCTTTTGTGAATAAATGAAGTTCATCCCGAAGCCGGGGAACAACCGATAAATATCTATGTCAGAAGGAAAAGCCTGAAATTGCGGATGAGTGTGTATGCTGGAATGGTTAAACCAACCGTCAAACAATATAGGTAGCACCTTGTCACCGTATTCCCAAGGATCCACTTCATACAACACACGAGCAATAACTGTTCCTGTATGCTTATTTGCTAGGCGAATAAACTTAAATTCATCACCTTTAGATAAAATAACTCCGCCAGCTTCCTCAACCGGCGAAGTTAACTTATCTGGCATAGCTATTACGCACTGCCGCAAAGCATCGGGTAGAACTAACCGGTTTTTAACTATATACGCACTGGCGAGTTCAGCCGAGGAATTCATAAGGCTAAGCTGCTTTTAACGTAGATATGAATGAAACAGCATATTGATCATTAGCCAAGGCCAACAACCTGGAAACCAAGGCATCGTAGCCGACACCTTCATAGCTGTTACCATTTACAATGCAGATATACTTTCCAGTATCGTGATTCCAAACTTTAAACGGAGGTTCCTTAGATACAAAATAACTGCGTAACTTGCCTTTTACAAGATACCCTTTTTCACCGTGAGCTTCCGCTTCAGTACAGCCCAACTGCTCAACAATTTCAATTAGCAACTTCTCAGAACGCTGCTTAGCTTTAATGCGATCTGCACAAGCATAGCGAATAATAGCCTCTTTTGTGGCGGGAGCGCCGGTTAAATCAGGACAAAATGCGCCTATACCTGCACAAAACTCGCGCTTTAAACGATCTGTTCTAGTAATACCATCAGAACGTATACGCGTTTTACGATCGATAGTTTGCAGCCATTGCACACAGGAAGTGAATCGATTAACCTTAAAGTACTTAGGTTCTTCATTTTCAGGCTTATGAATCAAATACACCTGGTTATCCCGCATAATAAACTTAAGCTTAGGATGCCGAGGAGTCGCAGGACGTTTTAACTCATAACAATCATTATTTGTTCCTAACGTCTCGAACTTCATGAATACTCCATTAGTAAGAGCATTCCTAGCCAGCAGTGACATATTCTGAACATCCCGCAAAAACAAATTATATTGTTCTATGCTGTGATAACATGTCGCATGGTTCAAGACAGCCTTTAACTCAGATTCATTAATACGATAACCGTTAATACGACGACGAGTATCTTTGGTTGAGATACTTAACGTAATAGGGATATCGTTGATTTTAAACGACACCTCTTTATCCTCTTTGAAGCCTAAGACATTTTTACAGTTAGACGTATCAAAACGGGATTCTGCATCTTTATGCAACCGAGTTATATGCGTAGTAACTACATCAGTCACAATATTGTAAATAGTTAGAGGTACATTATCATTACTAGAATTACGATTAACCAACTGATGCTTGAGCATTTCAGCTAACCATTCACACTCTACAGATACCGTTTCATAACTTACCTTGTTCTTAGCGATATCCATATCGTCAATTTTAAACGACGCTATTTCCCCTGCCATTAACTTGGCGTATAAGGAATTCTTTGCATTGCACATCAATGTATAGGTGATACTTGCAGTAAATACAAAGTAATCCTTAAACATACTCTGGACTGACCAAGACGTAGTTTCAGTTTTACCAACTACAGCTACGATTTTTTCCAGCTTCTGTATCTGTGTACGAATAAACTCGCGCTTATTACGTACGTCCAGATAAGGAGTATCTTCCAATGGATTATTTTGCAGCTTAGTGCCCGCTAACCCAATCAGTATTAATAACTTATAAATATCGCAGTTTATTTCATCAAGCGCTAGGGGTATTAGCTTACCTCCGCGTCGATAAAATACCAAGAACCTTCCTTTATCCAAGTAATTATAAATAGGCGAAATATGCGTAGCTACAAACACCCCCGGCACGAGTGGTTTGGTACTACCTGCAGGCACCCAAGTGGGATCCTTTACAGCTTCCGTCGATTGCGCTGTTGGTGAAGCCAATATACGGTAAGTAACTTGGTCTGCCACAACTTCAACCGGGTTATCCGTTATCTTGGTAACGAGCGGCTCGTAAGCAGATCGGGATAAATAATACGAAGAAGCCCAAGCTACGCTAATACTATCCGCAAATTCTTCTGTATAAACATTTAGCTTCTTAATTTGGGCTAGGGCTACCTTATCATTCCATTTTAACGACAAGCCCGTAAGCCACCCTATGCTTGTGGTAAATGGCGTTTCCAACCAATCTGAAGTTACATACCCTACCGTTTCGCAGGCGTCTGCAAGTTCTTTGAGTTTATTAATGGAGATCTTTTCAATTTTATAAGTGGCGAAAAAATCGTTGGAAGAAATTACAATCGATTCGCTAGGGGCCTGGTGAGCTTTTAAAAGCTCTTGGTACATTTGAGCTAATTTAATAGAAGATATGGTGATAGACATAAAGATTGAGAATGAGAATAAGAGTTAGAATAAAAAAGGGAGAGGCCGAAACCCCTCCCATTAACTGCCAGATTTTACAGCTTAACTAATTACGCCACTTTAATAACCACTTCTTTGGGGTAGTCAGCGCCCAGCTCATTGATTTTACGAACATTCTGCAAATAGGTGCGCAGGCTTACTGTAAACTCAAGGAAGTCTACCGGGCAACTTAACGCATCCCGGCTGATAACAATTACGTTCTCACCATCCAGCATAAAGGCATTCTCAAAAGCCTCAAGCTGATTTAATACCACTTGGGTTTCGTCGTCGACTTCTTCGTCTTCTTCGACCACTTCAGCTTCCATGATGTTAGCCTTTTCCAATGCGGCTAAAACGGAAGAAGAAATAATAGCCGCCAATTCTTGAGGATTAATATCTGCACCGCCGAGCAGTTCGGTGCCGAGCGTGACTGTAAGACCGTCAGGCATTTCCTCTAGCCGCGCACGCAGATCGGCCGTATCTTGATAGATAGCTGGATCTTTTTCGTTAGTGGCAGTGAACATGAACGGATCTTTGCCCAAATAGGGTCGGCACTTCTTGGTGAGGTATTCTTTAACAATTGCTTCTACGGCGGCGCCAATCTCCATGGCTACGGTATTATCGCCTTCGTGATTCAAGAAACGAACATTGATGTTTTTCATATGTTTTTTAGTGTATGCGGAATTGAATGTTGCGGAGTTTGATTTTGTCGGAATAAGTAAGGCAAAGCTTGCATTGTGCACACGCACCAAGCTTAGGTTTATTTTTAACTTTTCCTGTTATTTCAGGACAAGCTATCCACCGCTTACTAATCGGCGGGTTGTTACCCATAAACGCAATGCCTACATTATTATAATGACTATATTTGTCGCTTAATTTTTGCGCTTCCTGATAATTTACAGGATCCGCCGAAATGTACAACGCCAAGTTTTTGCATTCAGCCAAAATAGGCACGGCAAAGAACGACCGGGTGTAAACCCAGAATTTAACTTCAGAATACTTATTAATAACAGCTGCCCAAGCTTTCGCTTCGACTTCTGTCTTTATATCACCACTATAACACAAACGGAAATACGGAGCACGACCCTTATCTTTTTTAATAAAACTGACAATCGTCGAATCGAAGATGGCAAACAGCTCGTCAAAGGATTTACCGGCCAGTAATTCTGTATTAAATAATAACCATTTGCCGACATCCTTGTATGCTTTTATAATGTTATCCATATAACAAGTGAGCTGTTTGCCCCCTACTTTTTTCAGTGCGAGGCACCCTCCTTTTTCTGAAGTTGCGCCTGGGCATGTTCCTCCGTTTTGCGGGAGACCTGGATTAAACCCTACTGTGTTACAATGCTCAGAGTAGAATTTAACTTTTGAATTATCTGTAAGGTGTAACAATGATTATTCATAGTAATATATTCGCGTAAAACCCTCAGCCTAGCCAAGGGAAAAGGCTTTCCTTTTTAGAGTTAGAGTTAAGGTAAGTAATGGACGAGAGGACAGGAAGCTTAAATAACAGGCTGAGTTTCAGTACCTAAACTACGTAGGCGGGAAAGACGAGCCTGCACTTTGCTTTTGAATACCAATGATTTATCTGCTGGTGTGGTTTTATTTGCTAATGCCGCCACAGTGAATTTATTAACCGCTAAATTCCAGCGATTCTTTACATTTGAAATTTCACGCGCAATACCTTGTGGTGAATCACTAAAATCGATTGCTTGTCTTAATCGATAATCCAGATTGCCTATATATGCATCCACATTAGAAGCTGTTCGGCTTAACTCACGTGGAATAGCTAATTCATTGTGTGCAAACCGAGGATTGTTATTCCAAGGGATGCTGTTTTCCACCATAAACAGATTGATAGCTCTTAACGCTTCTGGATTCATGTGTGGAATAATCGCCAAATCTACCCGGCTTAATTTAACCAAATCATTTAACGTAGCTATTCCATAACGTTTTAATGCAGCAATAATACGGCCGTTACAATGCTTATTAACATCAAATACGAAGTTTGATATAGGCCTAGTTAAATCAGGTGTAACTCGTAATTCATCGTCGTTGGCCTTCATGTACTCCTGCATTTCTCTACAGGTATCTTTAATTTTACGTACATGCTTTAGCACGATTGATTTTTTAAACTCCGATAACTCATGCTTAGCTGCGTAATCTCTGGCCAACTGTAAGTCGATCTGACAATTAGTTAATTCCGCTGTAAGATCTGTAGCCATTGAAAACAATTCTAACTGGGTTGGTGTATCACTCATAGGAGAGGTTTGGTTGTTATTTGATGATTAAGCTGTTTTTCTTTGTTAATTTTAGCTGTCGTAAGCTCAGCGTATTGAGGATGTAAACCTAAGGCTAATTCACTTATATGCATTAAACCAATATGCTGCTGTAGTTCTTTTGGATCCGCTGTACCTAAGCCTACGTTGTATTCATAAACAGTTTTACGAAACTTTTCTACTTGAGCTTCAACCGCAGCAATTACGTTGTTTAAATGCGCTAAGTGAATTTCATCTATTTTAACGTATTTAGCTTTTGATTTACTGTAATAATAACCGGGCTGATATTGTGTAAATGCCGGCAGAATGGGATATTTAATTTCCATATTTAAGGTTTGATAGGCAAAACTTCAAATTCGCCTTTTCTGTTTGTGTACCATATCGTATCGACTTGATAATGTTCCAGCATACGCTGGCAGCCCTCACAAGGCTTAGACATGGCTAGTTGCCCGTTATTGTCCACCCGGATAACCACTAATTCATAACCTTTATACGATGCCTTATTGCCCTTTAAACAAGCCTTGAATTCAGCATGTGTGCCTTGCGCTTGGGGATACCTATAGGCGAATTTAAGATTATCCGGGTGGGTCTTAGTATTGTTTATTCCAATAGCGACTATTTTATTTTTACGTAGTAGAAAGGCTTGGTGCTTGCACCTATGAGAAGCCTGGGTATTTTTTGAAGCATAAGCCAACGAGATTTTAGCCAAGTTCGCCAATGTCTCTTTTTTCATTTAGATTTAGGCGGCACCGGCGTAATAACCGCTTTTTCTGGAGAACAACCACGTCGCAAACGCCCGCGAATAGTGTGCGTTGAAATGCCTGTTCGTTTACTCCAACCTGTAATAGACAACGTTACACCATCAACTGTGATATTGCGGGCGTGCGGATCTGGGCTATTAGGCCGTCTAGTTACATTCGCGGGAGTAGCTAACGCTTCTTCTGGCGCCCAGCCGTTAGCTATTCTTCTAGCTATTTGATTACTTGTAAGCCCTGTCCTTCTGGACCATTCGGCAATAATGCGTGTTTCTCCGTTAGCTGTGATATTTATATTGCGCCTAGTATTGGCAGTTTGAACACTTCGGTTAGCCCATCTGCAATTTTCTGGTGAATAATCCTTCTCGTTATCGACACGATCGAGAGTTAATCCCAAAACAAACGATGAAAACATATCCGTCACGAAATTTTCAAATCCTGACAGACCTTGCCATCTGGCACAAACAGTAATACCCCTGCCGCCGTAATGGTGATAATCTGTGTTATTTTTATCGAAACACCGCGATAACATGCTGTGATAAGCTCGATAAAACTTATATTTATGCTTATTTTTTTTAGACAAAAAGCCGTGTTTTCTGTTGGCTGTAAATCTTAGACAACCGCAGGATTTTGTTGTTCCACGCAGCAAGTTGTGCCCATAGATTTCTTTTGTATTGCCACAATCACAAACACAGAGATATCTTGTATTTCTATTTATATTGGCTGCGCGGTTGAGCACGATTAAACGCCCAAACCGTTGTCCTTCTAATTTATTTAAGCTTACTTCCATATCCAGGAGGCGCTATCAAAGCACCACTTAGTTTCACCGGCGAAGATTTTTTCCTTACCTTTCCAACAGGTTGTGGCAATCATTTCCATGCCCAATGTAGTCCCCGTGGGAAGCTTACAATGTTCAGTAATGAAATACTTAACCAAACTTGGAAAATAGTTATCTCTAAATAAGTCTTTGTTTACGCACCATTGTATGTCGTCATGAACCGTATTAAGTGCGAACACTTTGGTCATCCATAATTTTTGCTTCTGCAATTCTTTTTTAATACAAATGCATATATCCCAAAACAACTGAGCTAACACACTGGCGATACACCAAGCTAAGGCGGTATTATACTGTGCAGATTTAACCCCAATATTTGCGGATGGCTCAAAATAAAATCGAGTTCCGTAAATATTATCCACATACTTATTACGATCTACACTATCCTTAACGCTCTTTCTGAAAGCCATATATTGCTTATAGTGCTCCCAAGTCGTTAAAGCGTAAGATATGTCTTCTAATGGAATTAAGAAACCTGACTCTGAAAATATCTCAGCTTGAATAGGCACTACTGCTGATTGTAACTCAGCAGTATAAGCTACTCTAAACGTAATACCTTTTGCTGAAACATAACGAGATGTGTCGTCTTTAGTTAATTTATTGTTCTTAAAATACGTCTGCATCTTTTTAAGGTGAAAATCTCCCAATAGCATATCCGTGATATAATCCTTATCCTGTGACACATAAGCAGCAATCATTAAATCGCTACCGGCTAAGTCAACCGAGGTATAAGCATAATTAGGATCACCTGTGTAAAAAATATTACGTATGTTAGCCGGTATTTTATCGGCAAACTGTTTTTGCTGTTCTTTCGATAATGTCGTATAACCCGGCACAAATATGTTGGGAATATGTGCCAACACTTTGGAGGCTGGATTCTGGATGTTCGGCCTAGAGCTGCTTCTAAAGTTATCTAAACACTCGTAGAAATCTGCGTGTATTCGATTATCTTTAGTTAAGGCAGCCCAATAACTTTGCTTAATAGGTTCATCCTCTTCATCTTCTTCCGTATCTTCATAATTTGCCGTCTCGAAAGGTGTGCCACGTTGATTTAGGAATTTATTAGCGAATACACCTACCCTGTTCATATCCAATAAGATAGAAACAATTTTTAGTGCATCTGCTTGCGCTTCGGTAGGCTCGGCAGATAATTGATACTTTAATGTGCTAAGCGACTTATTATTAGATGAAGGCGCGTAATTCATCGCTGAAGGCTTTTTAGGCTTCTTCATATTTTCGAAATACGCTTTAGACTTAATCTTGCCACCCTTAGTGTAATAAGGCGGAGTAAGCTTTAACTTATCATATAGCAATGCCCGCTTATCTAACGCTGACGCTGGATTAAAGGATTCCAGGTATTTTGGTACAACCAAGGCTTCCAGCTGTTGATGCAACTCGGCGTATTTACCTTGATATTTTTCAGTGAGATCCTTAAGCAACGGCATATCAATTGGCACTCCCGTATTCTCAAGGTCTATGAAGTAATTGCTAAGAGGTAAAAACGTATCCTTATAAAATGATTGCACTTTAATTGGTAAACGTTTCATCTTCTCCCGCATCGTCACACAGGCCGCATAATGTGCCACAGCATCACCAGCGCAGTATTCATAAAATACTTCCGGTTCCTTATACTTGAGCATACATAAATCGCACTTGGCAATTTTATGCTCAGCTAGCTTTAAATAGAACGGAACGTAATACGGCCGATAATCTGTGAACAACCTAATACCTGTTTCCAGCCCTTTACTATACCTCGAATCAATAAACCCCATGGCTTTCATACCGTCAAAAGCCAAGGTATGTTCAGGTAGATTAAAGCCACGTCGAATAAGCCGTTTATCGTCGACTTTGATATTCCAGCCCATTCGTTGAGCGTTTGGATGCTCAAACAACGGCTTTAATGTATTTAATAATTCTAGGTTTTCAACATTACCGTTACCCACCAAGTCTAAAACAACGGCGTGATGTGGCTCACAACAATACTGCATTGTACAAAGAATTTCAGTATCATCGTAAAGCCTTCCATCAGTAAACCATTCCCCATCGTAACCGACAGTCAACAAGCCACGAGCAATATAAGAATCTACAAGCTCTTTGCTTCTGGCTGGATCAGTTACGACTTCCCATGTGTAATCTGTGTAATGTAGCTCATCTCGAATGTATCGCTTAGCTATCTCAAATATATCTCTAAACAATGGCCGAACCGAAGGATCCTGATTAACCAGCATCCCAATGGAATAATTAGGTATTATTTTACCGTAAGGGCTATCAATAACCTCGCCTAAGTAATCCCCCATCTTGGCGTTCTTTTTTATTACCCGTTTAAACGCTTCAGATCCCAACGGCATTATCAGCTTAGGTTTTACCATTTCCACCTCAAAGTCGAAAAGTGGTGCACACTCTTCAATCATTTCTTTAGATGGTTTTGGTGATCGCCCAATACTATATTTAACCATCGAAGTGACAATCACATCATTTCTGGTTAATCCTGCTGACGCTAAGGCATTATCAAATTCATCAGCATAATCACCTTCTTCCAACAATTTGCCATTTTCCAAGTCTTCGTGACCGGGGTGCGATAGCACAATCATTAATGGCGCCGATATATTTTTCCAACAACCCATCCAGCTACGCCCATTAACGTGCTTGGTGGTGAATAAGTCATCTACAGTACTAAGTATTAACGGTAAGTCCATTTGCTGCAAACCTTTCAGTTACACCGTCAATCATAGCACTGACTGTTACCGGTGGTTTATATTGTGGAGGACCTGCAAGCTGATCTACTTTTTTAGAAACAGCCAACACTCTACTAACATCAGCTGTATGTGGTTGCACAATAGTTGTTTCTTCCTTTGGCCTTCTCGCCTCTGATATAGGAGAAGTCATTGTGTTATCCTGCGTAGCCCCGCCTAGCTGATCCGGTGGTTCGCTGATCGTCATGAATTCCAATTCAGCTTGAAACCTTAATTCGAAGTTTTTTGCATGGCGACATTTTAACGAGAATATAACGCATTCGTCAGCTGTCAGTTTTTCCCTACCCAAACAAAAAACATTATCTGCTTTTTGAATAATCCCCTTATAGCCTTGTAAGTCCGACGCATTATATCTCGCTTTAGGACTGCCTTTTGCCTGATGCAATACCCATAACCCAAACCGCTTATCAGCCACCGTTTTATGCGACAACTGATCCAGTTCTTCTGAAGTTATTCTATCCTTATCCCAAGCTGCATCTTTTGCATTGGCAATATTAGGTTGAACAAACTGAAACTGATCAACGATTACCAAGTCAGGTAAAAAACCATCTTTTTCATGGTGATCCACCAGCCGGGTATACAATTGATCACAGGTTAACATACCAATGCCAACCAAGCTATCTACGGCTAAGTTTTGTTTTAATGCTGAACTAGCTACTGGATCGAGGGTGTCCCACCTTTCAGTAAGTTCCATATTGGCGTTACCATTATGCAATAACGTATATTGAATTCGATATGCTCGCGCATAAAACCGATTTACGACATTGTGTACAGTATCCTCCATGGAAAAGTAAGTAACCTTCTTTCCAAGCAATACGGCGTTATAAGCCAAGTTCACAGCCAAAGCTGTTTTACCTGCACCAGAATGCCCGATTAATAAACCGTATTCTCCATAGCCTAAACCACCGCCTAAAATAGTATCCAGTGACGGATAGCCTGTAGGCACCATAGTGTAAATAGGCTTTTCCAATAAACTGCGAAATGGATATACCCGTTCCGCAGGCTGAGACCAATCGTCTTTATTAACCTCGTTATTTACCTTTGAGACTTCAACAGCGAGCTGGTCTAGATCGTTTTCATACTTGTGCTTAACCCGCTGATGCCGTCGATGTTTTATAAACGGCTTAAACTCAGCCAAGAAAAACACCAAGTTTAACTCATCGAGTTTTGTATACAGCTCAACCACTAACGGTATGAGTTGTTCGATCAGTTGAATAAACGCTGGGCTATCGTCCATCTCCAAACGCAGATACTCGATCAATAAATTCTGCTGAATTGGAACAGAGCCTATTTTAAGTATGGTGTCTACCAACACCTTATACTTACGTAGACCAAATACGTCATCCGTAATGAAGTCATCGCCGGTGACAGTTAAGTCACGCGCTCGTTTGAGCATTTCTGGACAATGAAGCAGATGTTTGATTAATCCATCAATAAAAGCTGAACTGTCATAAATAGTGGCCATGCTCAATGCGTTACGCGGGCTATATCAAACTGCTTTGCTTTAAAAAATGCAACAAATTTCGCAACTTGCATATAATCAGCCGCCGACTCTCCGTATTTTTCTATAACTGCCGGAATTGGATTATCGGATACAAATATCCGAAACCAGGGTTTGAAGTTATAGTGATCATCGAGCAATACTTCCTCTACATTTCGACCTGTGTCCAAGACACACTGTAGATAGCTAATTTGAACTTTGTATTGCATCTCGAGATCGTTAAATTTACCGGCATTCCATTTTTCCAACCAAAAAGAGTACGCAGAAGCGGCAAGTGTGTTGGCAAAAAACTCAGGGGTGGTCCTATAAAGCCAACACATTTCCACGTAATCTTCCGGAGCCATCTCCAGCTTAAGGCATCTTTCAGCCGCCAATTGAAAGAAATGCTCGTCAACTGCTCTTACTTTCGCAAAGGGCACCGTTTTCCTGCGCCGTCTAATATAAGCTTTTTTTAACCTGTCTACCACCTCCTCTTTTTCTGTTTGACCTTTCATACTGTCCTTTCGATAGTCTAATGCAGTAACGTAAAACCAACCGCAAACGTGAAGCAACCAACAGGTAATTGTACGTACGCAAATAAAACAGGTAGGCTTGTGCTTAAATACGCCAATTCAGATAAATCTTCAAATGCGTATCTAGATGTGAGCATAGCTGTTAAAACCTATAATATTTAACTCCGGCTATTTCAGCTTGAGTTAATTGTACGATTTGTTGTGTTTGCGGTTCATAGAATATAATCTTATAGCCTGTTTGGTCGTCCCACACCATGGCCACGTTAATTGCATGTACACCTCCTCTGGCTAGCGAAGCATACCAAATCTCACCTACCGCTAAGGCGGTTTTTTTATTTTTCTGTGGCGTATTGTGATGCAATATTTGCGCAAAAGCGAAAGCCAAGGTACTGAAGTTATCGCAGTCGTTTTCCGTTGCTACGTAAGTGGCGGATTTAAACGACGTTAAAAACCGATATAGTGATTCCGAATATTCATTAGCCAACCAATGCTCACTAGGCAAAGCGTATACGTCGTCAGCAAAAAATGAATTAGGTGTAGTAACACCTAAGCTTTCCAACATTGCGGCTATTTCTACCGCTTCAACCGTGTGCTTAATAGTAGGACTAGGCGCGTTTTTACTGCAACTAGTAACTAACCAGGCATGTGCCACTATCACAGCCAAATATACGGGCAACCATTTAATCCATTTTTTCATGTTAATTTTGAGAATAGGTTACAGCGGGTAAATTTACTGGAGTGCTTTTATTTGTGGAAGCACAACCAGTAAGGCCTAATAGCAATAATCCGAATAATAATGTTTTAATCATATTTTAATGCCCATTCTTTTGAAATAATCTCCACCAGTTGTTCCGTAGTGGCTTCGTCTGGGGAGGGAAGGTTATACTTACGAAGATCCACATTAACACAGTTTCGATCGTTATGGCTAATCATTTTCGCCATGTACGCCGCTTCATCTTGTGTAGCGTCTTCAGCATCAAGCATTATCGCGATATTTTTCCATTCCTGTACAAGTTGAATTTGAATGTCTGATAAGCCTTTTCCGAAGGTCGCTACCGCGTTATCCAATTTAAGCGCTTTCTTAACTCCTTCCACAACAACCACTAAATCGAATTTTTTAGCTTTGTCGTAGTTGTATAAACAGGCGCCCTTATTGAACAGATGATAATACTTTAAACAATCTGCGCGATCTCCGTAAACAGTGCCTGGCAAAGACCGCATTTGCCAACCAATGAACTCGCCTTTATAAATTACTGGGAATACTAAACGTTCTGCCGAAGAAACAAAAGGATCAGCTCTACGTAAAACTAATCCACCATCACCGGGGCAGAACAGCATATGATAGTCGTTGTAATATTTATCCAAATCGAATAAATGATCTTTATGTAGAAACTTCACCGCTGGGTGATTAGTGGGTAATTGGTTTATTGGAATAAATTTAGTACCCGGTAATTGCCTGGCTAATGGATTTTCTTTCTTTTCTTCTTTAATTAATGTATCCGTTTTGGTCGGTATCAGTAGTTCACCAAACAATGCCGCACTATCCAGCGGAGTTTCACAGATCCAACAATTAGAATAGTAAGTTGTTAGATTCATGAAACGTTTGCGTTTCTTACGGTTTTTTACAGTACAGCTAGGACAGTTGAAATAGACAAAGTTACCGTAAACCTTCGCCTTGCCGTACCTAGACTCGATTTTTTTAACTATGTCTTGTGTCATTTTAATATTATTCGCTACGAGTTGCCTCAATAGCGGCCGCAAGCTCCACTTCGAGCTGCGTTTTTTCATCTCGAAGCTTTGATACCTTTTCTTCTAATTCTTTAATTTCATCTTTGCACCCTGATAGGTCGCCCCGCAATAAGTCGATTTCCCATCGGGCATCCTCCAATCGTCTTTCAGTGTTTCGCAGTTGGTCTTGTACATCCTCTAACTCCGCCGCCTCTATCGCTGTATCTATTAAAGAGGAAGTGTCTATCAACTCTAAACCTAGACCTAACGGTTGCAACTGCTGCTCTAAAGCTTGCAAAGATCTTAATTCACTTAACGTGTAAGCCATATTAGCTCTCCGATAAGCGATAGTTTAACTCAGTTATCTGCCCAGTGGCATCTTCCCGAGCTGATTCCAAAAACGCCACTTTTTGCTCTAGGTCGGCCATTTCATCCATAGCGGATATGAGCTGGTCTACTAATAAGATAACCACAGACGTGCCTATAGGTGCGCGAGTAAATTCGTCTTTTTCAAGTACTCGCCGCATTGCTTTTAATTCGTCGTATGTTTTATTTAAGATCATAGCATCCTTGTAAGTCCTTACTCCATTGTTGAGCCATTGCTTCGGCTATACCGGTATAGGTTAAACTTCGTATCTTCCATCTATTTGGGCCGGGTGGCAAGTAATGAATACGCATACGCTCTAGCTTATTATCCGGCAACGTAACAATATTGGTTGGTTTTAATTTAGGTAAGTTCTTCAACCACAAACAAGTAGCCTTGGTTTCTGGATGGCCAAATTGCCAAGGTTGAATAATTTGTTCCGGTTTACGTATTTCCCTGCTTAATATACCTATAGGATTCTCAATAGCTATTCTTGGAATTGGGGCAGCCATTAACAATTTAACAAACGCAATAGCCTGCTGCTGCTCTGTTTGTTTATACTTAAACCATCGGGCACCCGAAGATGCCAAATGCGTACACGGCGGATGAGCAATCATTAAATCCCATCCACGATCCAGAATATCTCGTATATCGCACTGGTAATGATTTCCAGGCGCTTCAGTATCGAGCAAATCACAAGACCAAGCTTCAATACCTAATTTAGTAAACGCATCTCTTACTCGGCCACTGAATTCGCAACCGATTAATACTTTAACTGACATTAAATACTACTCCTTTACTTAGGGCACTCCGTCCAATTAATGGATTTAATATCTTTTACGATTTGTACGTGCCAACCTTGTTCCCTGTATGCTGCCATTCGCTTATAACTCATACCTTCCAAAGCTTGATCATGCGAATCAAGAAAATCAATTAATACAAAATGCGTTTTCTCTGATACGCCCATTTCAGTTCTTACGGCTTCCGGCAATGTACGAGAGCAGCGATAGGCTTCTTGCAGTACTTCTACTTCTGAACTACCGCCAGCCGCTTGCACAATAACCCTAGCATTAAGTATGTTTACACCTGCCCGGCCGCAGTCACTCATTATTAAATGCTGAAAGCCGTTTCCTTTAAACTCTTCAATAACCTGCTTCTGTTGTTTACCTGTTAAAGCAAAGCCTTTATAATCTGCTTTGCTCGAACCTCTATGGAAGAATTTCGTACCTACTGGCATTTCAGCATATAGCTTAGGTAAATGATCAGCAATATGATCGAGAAATACAATTGTTTGATAATCCCTAGGAATTGTACGGCATATTTCACCGATTAACCAATTACGATATTTGCAGTTTTTTATGCCTTGGCTAATTTTACCTTCGATAGTCGAAGCGGTAACCAATAACTGGTCGCTAGGCATTTGAACGAAATATACCGCGCCTGGTAATACCGCGCCTAATTCTTCAGCTTCCCGATAAGGCATGGTAACAATTACTTCACCAAACATGCCTTTGAGGAGTTTCTCGGCCTGATTAAACAAGTTCTTAATCGTAGCCGAAAAACCAAAAGCGCGAATCGGAAAAATGGAACAAAATATCTTACTAGTTTGATCACCAGTGGAAGATTGAATTTCATCCGCCAACAACAACTGGCATTTTTCAATGGCACAACTACGAATGGATTTATACGTAGTTATGGTTATATCGTTGGAGATATCGTGTATACCATCACCAACTCGGCCAATATGTTTGTGCGGAAATAAACCTTTAAACTTGGTATATAGCTCGTTATACACCTCTTTTAACGGTACGGCCAAAATAGTATTTAACTGCTGATATGCCCCGTATAAGCAAGCAGCGTAAACTGACTTTCCAGTAGCACCGGTGGTGTTTATTATGCCGTTTTCCAACTGTGCCTTGTTGACCATCTCTAAAACCGTATCAACTTGATAATCACGCAAACCTGTGGATCCAATGGCTTCCCAATTCATGTTTTTAATGTTTTCCCAATTAGGCGCCGGCATTGGTGTGCGATGGTCGTGTATAATCTTCAGATCGTTATGCTTGTCAATCAGCTTACATATCTTTGGAAAAAAGCCAGCTAGAGTGATAATTCCGCCGTCTTCGTCTTGGTCGTATAGTAACCTTTTTTGAAAATCATTAACTCGTTGATAATTCTGCATTGCAAAACCTCGACGAGAATACTGAAGGTAATCCAATAAATAGAGCGGAGCAGGATTTATTTTTACTGCTCCGTCTACGCGAATAAGTTCAATTTCCATTTTTTAAAGTCCGGAAATTCTGCCTAGCTGGAATAGCTAAAGTGCGGCTTTATCTGTCTTAGTAAACATTTCCGTCCAAACAGCATCCAGCACCGCCATGTGCTTTTTACAATTTTCAATTGTTTCTTTATGCTTGGCTATTTTAGCCGCTACCTCTACTAGATCTTTTTCATATAGCTTAAGCATTATATCTTTTTTAATTTTATCTAAGTCTAACGCCCTTGGTAATTTTAGTATTTCTAAGTTTAATTTATTTAAATACTTTGTACGGTATTCCAACAACTTTGTTTCGGATTTAATAGTTAAGGTTGATTCGTCATATTCATATTGAATCCGTTCCTTTACTTTTAAATCATTATAGTATTTCTTAAATTCACCCTTTTTAAAATCAATCAAATTTCGTAAATCGTTTGTTTGTCCAATTACATCATTACAAAAAACTAACGCTAAAATCATAAAAAATACGTTTTTCACACGATCTCAGTTCACGTATCCATAAAAAGTTGTACTTTAATAAGTAAGCTGAGGCAGAGGTTATTTTCACTGCCTCAGCTCTCCAATCAGGTTATTTCTATTACTTGTCTTTAGTAGATACGTCCACCACGACGGCATTGGCATAACCTCCAGATTTAGAACCCCGTGATCGTGGTGTAGTTAGAGCCGTAAAAAACTCCTTGGCCTTATCCCTGAGTGACGTATCAAAAATGAGTTGAGACGTAACTCCCCCTAAACAAAATGTTAATAAATAGGCAAATGTCATACTGTTAGATTAATTACATTGTCCACACAATCTATCAAGCCTTCGTCGTGGTCGATTAAGATTACTTGGCCAATTGTTTGTTGTTCTCGCAGATTTTTAATACACGAGAAATATTGTTCACGTTTTTTAACATCCAGATTAGTGGTTCCCTCGTCTATGACCAGCATTGGAAAAGCTTGAGCAAACAAGCTATGCAACGCCAATCTAAGACACAACCCAGCAATCATCTTCTGTCCACCTGACAACGCTGGAATTACCCGTTCTTCTGGATTGAGCACGACGAATTTAAACTCATCGTTAATGCGAATTAAGTAAGGCAAATCAAACCGCTGCAACTGCATACCTAATTCTTCTTCCAACGTACCTCTATAGGTTTGTATTAAGTTTCTAGGAAACCGAGTAATATGCAAGGTATCATAAGCCAACCGTAATTTACTGAGATACTTATCCCGTTGAGCATTCTTGGCTTTATTTTGCTGAGAAGTAGCTAACTGATTATCCAGCATAGTTAATTCAGCGTTAACCGTAGCTACGGCGTTTGATAACTCATTTACTTCTACGACACGGCGCTTATTAATATCCAGCGCTTCCTGCATAGCTCTTAACTCAGCTTCAGGTGAACCGTTACCCGCATAGCTCATTAATCCTTTTAGCTTTTCATTAGCTACGGCGATTTCACCGGTTAAACAAACTACAGTAAGATTAAGCTCATTAACCTGTTTAGTTAAATTAACCAATCTTCCAAGTTCATTATTTACTTGGCGGTCTTCAGTTTCGTCGTATTTTGACGCTTCTAATACTTGTAAGTCCTGTCGCAGTTTTTCACAGTTTTTAAAGTCCCACCGTTGCGCAAGCTTGGCGTTAAGCTTATCACTCTCCGCTCTAGCTGCTTGAATCAAGTTAGTCCTGACCGTGTTTCTTTCACTCAACGCAACTATTTCCTGCTGCACAGCATTTAGTCTTTCCTGTACATTCGCAATAGCTTGCCCACACGTAGGACAAGTAGGATTAACAGACAAAGTATGATAACCTTCAAATTCAACGGCTAATTGATCTAGGCGATTATCCGCGATTGCTTTATCACTGGTTAACGCCGCTATGGTTGTTTGCTGTTTATTGAACTCTGCGGACAGCTGGGTAAACTCTTCTTCTGATTTTACAGTTAATTTTGATTCAGCTGCCGTAATGCGAGCGACCAATTCTGACTTTCGCTTATACCTATCCTTATCCAGCATTATTTGCTGAGCACGCAAACCCAGCTGGGTTAATTTATCCTGATCACATTCCTTGTTTATTTTTTCCAAGGTTGAGTTAGCCGCAGCCAATTTAGCCTTAAAGTCGGCCAAGCTAGCTTCAATGCGCGGTTTAAGCTGCGCGTCGGCAATACACCGCTTATAGTATTCTAGGCTATTTAAAATCCGCGAGATAACCCCTTCGTCTAATAATGACTCGGAAACTCGCTGTCTATGCTCAGTTAATTGGGCAAGCTTAGCTTGAGCATCGGTTACTCGGCTATTTAAAACTACTACATCTTCTTCGGGCAACGGCGGAGGCGCATTCTTAATATAGTTATCCCAAATCACAGCCCTAAGTCTTTCAGTGTTAGGAACCATGAATATTTTCTGAAATACCTTCTCCCTTACGGACGAGTCACCAGAAAATAACTCAGGTATCTGATTTTGTCGGCCGACAATTACATGCTTAAATATATGTCCGTCTATCTGCAGTAACTTGGCCCATAAGTCTTTTACCTCAGTCGCTTTATGGTAGGTTGCGCCATCATAGTTTAAATGCACTTTCGACGAATCTATATGACGTGTCAAAATGCCTTCTTTACCATTAAGTATAAACTTACCTTGCACATACGATTGCCCGTTTGTGCCGGTCAGCATTAAGTCTTTCTTGTCATCGTAACCTTCGCCAACAAACAAAAAAGTAAGCGCCTCAATTATGGAAGACTTACCAGATCCGTTTAGCCCTATGATACCGGTTACACCAGATTTAAATTCAAACGATGCCTCTGGGAAACATCGAAAGTTTTTTAGAGATAACTGGGTTATTTGCATAACTTTTAAACCTTACAACGGTGGGTTAGTTTTTCGCATCTTATACACCGTAATGCACACCAATATAAAAAAGGTGAGAATAAGAATCGATTTAAAGCACAGCCAAATGCACACCGGTAAAAATACGACCAACCAGCAACAGCCAAGCCAGTCGATTACTTTTACAACGATTAGCAATAATACAATGGCGGTTAACCACTCTAGCATAGCTGGGCCTTTACAAATTTATCCAAAACCAACTTTGAATCCTCGGTGTTAATAAGTGAATATAGCAAATCCACGATATCGGGCTGCTCGCAACTAAGCTTCAATGCTTCGTATACGCGATCCGTATTGTTTATTTCACTGCGAATACTGCATTCCACCTTGGCATGTTTTACATTAGCTGATACTTGAGCTAACCGCACATGGGCTACTCGATATAGACTGGTAAGTAATTTTAGCTTATCTTGTGTACTGCGATTGTACTTAACAACCACTACTGGCATGGCGCCTTTTGCTTTTTCGTATCTTGAATATAGATAGCCGATTTCGTGCTCTTTGAAATCAAGAGAAGTTAAATCGACTATATGATAACCTCGCTTTAACGTCAGTGGTATACGTTTTAAGGTCTTACCGTCGAAATGGATTACACTTTTAGCATCACCTATTTCACCAGAATTAATTACGCCCGGCGAACCACAATACATTACAGGTATTTCTTTAGTGCAATTTTTTAACGTACCTTGTAAGGGTTTATGTATATCCCCTAAGATAATTCCTTTTAATTTTGGAAATACCTCAAATACAGGAAAAGTACTGAAATCGATTTTCTTCTTTTCCTCACAGAATGGGAATATACTTAAAAACTGGCCATGGAAAAACAGCCATTCAACCTTAGAAGCATAGGCACATGCTTTTAATCCATCCGGTATATAATCTTTAACGTCGCTATAATCCAACCCAAATAAGTTAGGCGTAGCGTCTTCAGAAAAGGCTAGAAACTCAGAAGCATCCCTAAGCCAACATTTACCATTAATTGGTTTACTGTGGTCACCTGCTAATCCAATTGGGGTAACACCGTTATTCTTAAGTAGTCTTACGCCGTCTTTTACAAAGCTTATTAATTCCGGAGTTGGTTTGTTAGTGTCGAACTCGTCGCCACAATTAATCAAATAATCTACCTTTAAGCTAATAGCTAAAGAACAGATATCCGTAAATGTGGTTTTAAGATCCTGGGCCAACTCCGGTTTATTAAACGGAGTCAGCCCAAGATGCAGGTCTGCAAAAGCTAGAAATGATTTACTCATAGGTCGGACTCGAAAATACGATGCTCTTCAGCGACCACCTTATCTCGATCTTTACCACGTGCCACTACTTGACCGTTACTTTTTCTAATCGCTACCCATTCTTGCGTAGTAGTATCCCATTCTACATCACTTATACGAGGCTTTTCAGCCGGTCCTAATTTAAGTGCATCAATTGACTTATGATCAATAGCCGTAACTGTGCCGTCTTGAGATATTTTAATTCGCATAATAAAAAGAAATAACCCCGCTCCATATTTCAGAAGCGGGGTTACAACCAGATAACAACCTACAACAACAACTAGAACACAAACCGCAATGACGTACCAATCACATGTGCGTCATCCCACTTTGCACCACCATCCTTAAAAGATTCGTAAAAATAGAATACACTTCCTTTAAGGTGTTTAGTGATTTTATAATCAAAACCACCAAAAGCTCGATTTTTGTCGAAGTCCATTCCTCGATCTGCATCAAGGAACATTTCATCGGCAATGAATGGATTAATCTCCAATTTGGTCCATTTCCAAGGTGTACTGTATTTAATCTTTTCGCTTAGCTCGTAAGTATTATCCAGGTTTTCAGGCGCCAGACCTACCTCGAACTGTGAACGCAGACTGAGCTGCCCCCAGCTGCTTTCGGGTGTTTTAAACGTGATACCCGGTAGGAACTTATTCCAATTGTCAAAGCCGGTACCCTTATCTTCAAACACTAGCCGGTAGCCACCAAACAGGTCGATCCACGGCGTAAGCGAATACGCCAATTTCAGATCAGTGTGGTTATAATAAAACCCACCGTCAGTTTTTACCCGGACTTCATCTTCCACAGTAAATGTCAGATTAGTCGGCCAGGCGTTCGCGGCGCTAACTGCGGCCAGCATTACGATTCCAATTAACAGTTTCTTCATAATCATATTTAGTTCTTACTTCCGAGCTTCCTAACTCAGATTCTTACCTTTCAAAAACAGTTTACCAACCCTATTTTCAAAAGAAAACAAAAAAGGAGGGTGAGAAAATAGAAAAAACTCACCCCCCTCGACCTAATTGCTACAGCGACTGATCTACCGTAACATCGTTTTCTACTTTATAGAAATTGCCCGTAGTGTGCCGCGTATTTTCGTCGGCTTTACCCAACACCTTCTCGAGGTCGTGTGTAAGAGCCTGGCAACCCTGGCCAACCCCAGCAACATCGACAATTTGTACAGCACCGTCAGCCTTGATCAAGATTTGTAATTGCTTACCCATATTAATAACCATTTACAATAGAAACGTATTGCATATCACGCAGCCCAGTGTCAGCGTGCCATTTAAACTTAAGTTTCACTGCGTGCGACTTATTACCGCACCAGTTTATCGTGATATAAATCAGGGCGTTGTAATACTGCGGATCTTCCTCGTCTTTACACAGACTTTGGCGCACCACTGTAACCTTTTCGGGTGGTGGCACTTCCGAAGCATACATTGCCTGAATATCAGCGACAATTTGAGCGAATTGAATATCGCTAACGCTTTTCATTCTTAAAGGTTTACCGTCAGATACATGTCTTGGTTTTCGAGGATTTCCCGATTAATCACAGCACCATAGAAATGATTCTCAATTACGGCTGCTGCGAATTCCTGTTTCAATTTACCTAGGTCTTTACCCAGCGATTGTTCAATGGACCCGCCGTATAGGTCGGTGGTCAAATCAACCAGCTCGTTACCCAAGGTCATGCCGATGTCATGGATATGCAACCCAGTAGTAGCTGGGTTAACGGCAACATACGGATACTGCTGGGTGCCGCCAGCATATGTGCGGCTGTTGGCGTTTTCTACTACCTGCCAGCCTAAACGACTGAATGCGGTTTTCAGAGAATCAAAGTTCTCCACTTTGAATTGGGTTGCGATTTTTACTTGATGGCTCATACTATTAACTTACTTCGTATTTTTTTAGGAACTCACTAACTACGGTCAAGATATTGTCTCCTTCAGGTTGAATCACAAAATCATCAACCGTACCGTAGGCTTTTATAAACTCGCTGACATTTTTAGTCAACCATTGGTTTAAGAAAGTTCTAAACTTAGCGTGACTAAACGATACTTCTTCAAGCTCGTTGCTGTTATCCTCGGCTGGTACAGAGATTACCAATAAACCGTCCTCCAGCCTATCTTTATTTATCTTACCTTTAATAGCCAACTCACACAAGGGCATCCTAAGTACCCCTGTTGATTTGGATGTTTTTAAAAACAGGGTGTCTAACTTGAAGTCCTCGTCTTGGGTCATACCTGAATACGACGAACATATTCGCCGGTAACCGTGTCAATGTCACTAACTTTTTGTGCGGCATCCAAAACCTGGCCAACCGCAAGCTGCAACGCTTCTTTGGCCTCTGTGTCATTCTTAAAATCTCTACCGGTAACCAACAAGGCTTGCACTGCTTGCAACTGGTCAGCCACGGCTGAGTCATTTAAGAAATTCACATCTTTAAAGGATTCCACAACGTCACTCAACGAAGCAATGTTTCTGCTGGAGATAACCTTGCCTGTGCGCAACCGTTCCGCAACATTTGAAAAGGCGGAAATAATATTACCTCTAACGTGTGTTACTGCATCAGATAAGAACGAATTGAGCGTCCTGAAGTTTTCGTGGTATACGGCCGCCAAGTCTTCCCGTTGCCGATCCAAAAGCTCCCGCTCAGCGGTTTGCTGCGCTTGAAGAGTTTGTAACGACACCTCGTCCATTTTTGTGGGGAACGACACGGCAAACATACTAATCCCGAACTGAAACTTGCTACGAATTTGATCCGCAGCCGGGTAGTGTTTCTCCAATTTATCTCGATAGGCTTCATTGTCGCTAAGGTAACTTTCTACGGTTGCAGCATACTCTGTCACAAAACGATCTACTTCACCAAAGAACTGATCACGATACGCGTTAAGCCTGCTCAAAACCTCAGGCACTTTGGCAGTGGGAATAAAATGCGCCGCCCCAATAGGAAATGGGATAGCCATCTGTTTCAGATTAAGCACACCTCGCGCCCGACTTTCAATGGTATTGAAAATCTTCATTCTCGCCGCCGGGATTAATTGCTTGGTACCCAAATTAGCAAACTTGGGAACCTCCTCGTCAGTTAAACCCAAGTCATGGGCAGACAAGGACGCCACGGCTGGCCATGCTGCAATGTGTACGGCTACTAACTTACCGTCCTGAAATAACTGCTGGGTTAACTGTGCAATGCGTTGTTCTACTGTTTGATTTTCCATAAAAATAAAAAGGGAGAGACACGGTTAAATGTCCCTCCCTAATTGACTGATAGATATTATGTTATGTTATTTTACGCTCAGCTTCAGTAAGCACCGAAGCCTCCCCATCGTCGTTAGCCATTAGCAACCTGCCTTGCGCCTGTGCTTTCATTTCGGCAAGCTCAGTGGCATTCGACGTCGACTGCGGAATGGTCGCTTGACACTCATCAAGCAACATGCGAGTTGTGAATTCTTTACCATTGTCGGCATATGCTTTAAACATAGTCGAAATGATAACCTGTTCAATTTCTGCGCCAGTAAATTTATCACTGGCGGCAGCGAGCTTATTTAGATCGAATTTTGCTGGATTGCGCTGCTTAAGCTTAAGCTGCACTTCCCAAATTTGCTTTCGATCTTGTTCATCCGGCAGATCAATCCACATAGCCGCATCAAAACGGCCTTTTCGTACTAGTTCCGGCGGAAGCAACGTAAAGTTGTTCGACGTACCTAGTACGAAAACTGGAGTTTTGCGATCGCTAAGCCAAGACAATAACGTGGCGAATAGCCTAGAACTTGTACCCACTTATCTTATGAATATACCGTTTCCGTATATTCGCTGTGTATCACTACACAGATGAGGTCATATTTTTATTCTTCTTTTGAAGTGCGCGTTGTTTTTTATAGCACCGGTTGCAACGGCCAAACCCATGATGCGGAACAGTAGTCGTACCACAAGAAACACAACTAAGGTATTTTGTAGACCACGTAGCAATATGCGGATGATGAACCCTGCTATGACAAATATTACATAATGTTTGTAGATTACTTAATTCATTGTTAGGGTTAGGTTTCCCTCTGCCGTTTCCATCGATATGGTGCACAGCTAGTTTTTTAGTAGATCCACAATGGCAACATTTATAACCGTCGCGCTCAAGAGCATTTTTCCGATTATTACCAAATTTTCGAGTATACTGCATGTATTCCTCTTTATGTGTATGGTAATGCTTATGTGACTTAGCCTTTATATACTCTCGATTTTCCATGTAATATTCTCGCTTCCTCTGTTTAATAGCCTGATCCCGCATGTAGCATGAGTTACACAGTCCCCTAGCCCGATGCGGAAGCTCACACGTTCCACACACAACACAAGCATCGTATTTTTTGGCCCACTTTTCCATTTTAACCCTTTGCCTCCTTTTTGCGTGAATACGACGCCCATTTTTGGGCTTTAAACCGTTCCTGTTTTTTGGGGTCTGGATTGGCATGATATTGTTTTAAATAACAATATATGCATAATCCTTTTGCCATGTGCCGTTTTTTATTTGTGCCGCACATAACGCACTTATCGTGTTTAATGGACCATTTAGTCATAACGGCATTATCCACGATTTTAGAAACTTCTCAAGAAGAATATTCGGTGTTTCGCGAACACTGTTCGCTACGAGCTTGCGCTCTGATCGTTGAACTCGCAACCTTAGTTAAAAGGCTGATCAGCTGCTGATTGACTCTTAGGTTTTTACCCACTCAGATATTTTCAAACATTCACGCTCGTCATTACTGACCACGTTGTAGTTATCCGAGCTTAAGTTATTCCAGCAATTAACCGAATTTATCGACGGCAATACAACTCACCGTCACTTCTACCGGCAGTCGCTGAAATAGAAAGTGATTTTTCTATTTCGTCTAACATGAGAATACAACTACCTACACCATCTAACGTCCGAATTACCGACCGCATATTCTGCTCACTGGCGCCTACGAGGCTGGAGAACAATCCACCAATATCCAATTGGAACAATGGCAAATTAAGTGCATTAGATGTAGCCTTAGCCAGCAGTGTTTTTCCTACGCCAGGCGGTCCACAGACGAGTAGCCCCTTAGGATAGGGCAAACCGTATTTACGTGCTTCCGGCTCAAAAGCCTTGGTGCGTAATTGAATCCATTTTTTAACACCTTTCAATCCCCCTACTTGATCAAAGGTGACGTCAGGTTCAAGGTATTGCAACAACGCATTCTTCTTTACCTGCTGAACCTTTTCAGAGAATACCGATGCCACGAAACCATCATTAAATGCCCCGTTTTCAACCAAGGCCAATGTGAAGCTATCCTCAGCTTCAGGATAAGTTAATCCTTTAGCCGCCTCAATCGCCCGTTGACGAATTTTAGGTGCAATCGACTTATTCGGATTGTCGAAGCATCGGTATACGAAATCAAGTCGGTCACCTAACATTGCTTCGTCAGGCAACGTATAATCCAACGTTTGAACCGACTTTTCCAAGTCGATCGGAATAGTACCGACCGGTGTAACAAACATTAAACAAACGGCAGCCGCTTTGAATACAGGTACCAAGTTCCGAAAAGTTCGGAGTATTTTAGGGTTCTGGATATACGGATGGAAGTCCTTAAGAATAATAATTACATTAGTTTCATTACTTTTCCCGTAGCCTTCCAGCCATTTCATCAATGGCCCAACCTCGGTTTTATCCGAGATTGCTGCTTTACCCAATTCCCCTGAAGGCAGCTTTGTGAACTTTGTAAGCCCACCCACTGCGTCCCATTCGTAAACAATACGGGCTGCTGCATTTCCGTTTTCACCTGCGTTAGGAGAGCCATAAAAAGCATCCCTAATGTCTCTACATACGCGGTCTTCTTCGTGCGTCACTACGAGCAGCATTGGGTATGCCGCCTTAATATAATTCCGTAACTTTTCTTGGAACTTCATGTGTGCTACTTACTTTCTTTAATTTCGAGCAGCTTTCCAGTCACCTCTTCCAAGAGGAACTTTATAGCCGCAGTCATGTCTGCATTTACTGAGTCTGGATAAGCATCCAAACATTCATGGGCAAAGATAAGCTGGTCTGTGTCCACATCCGCTAGAAATTTAATAAGTTGACTGTCGCGGTTGGCTCGTTTTCTGAACTCAGCCCATTCCGCTGGATACTTTTTAGGCGCACCTGCCTGAGTCATCGCATTGATGTCTTTGATTAACTCTTCATTCAATGCTTTTGGCTCGTTAGCTTTGGCTTGCATCGCTGCAGCTGTATTTGTCCAACTACCGGCTAACCCTGGCTTGGTTCCTGGCAAGCTGGTGATTTCTTTTGGCGTAACTTTCCTTACTGGAATTTCCGCTGATATTGCGGCAGCTGGTGTTGCGGGTTGTTCCGTTTTAGGTGGCCTTCCACGCCGTTTAACCGGAGCTTCAACCCCGGCTTCTTGTTGCGTAGGTTGAACAACTGGTGCTTGCACTACAGCCGTAGCTGGTTGCGCTGTTTTAGGAGGACGACCTCTCCGTTTAATTGAAGCAACTACTCCCGTAACTAGTTGAACTACTTCAGGAGGAGGAGCTTCAACCATTGCTTGCACTTCCTCTGTTTTTGGTTTGTTTTTACTTCCCTTCGGTCTGCCCATTGTTGTTTCCTTTCTTAGGTGGCTTAATGGCACCGGTTTTGGTTGATTTGGCGATTCCTGTTTGATGGACACCAACGTCGGTGTCCGCAGTAATTTCGCCATCTTTAGACTGGTATTTCTTCGTTGTCTTACCCATAATTAGCCTAACCGCATCTACTAAAGTTTTGCCGGACGTTACCGTATTGTTAATTGCTGAATGACTAAATTTAATACACTCTGCCAGAATTGTTGTTAAAACATCTGATGTGTTGTTGTTACAATGACCCAAGACATAATCCAGAAAATAGACCGCATACTTAAGCACCCTAAAGCTTATTCTGCTGAAACACTTCTAGCAGCAAGACAGTGGCTAATTCTCCAAACTCCACTTTCGTCGGTGGTTGAGATGTACCTGCATGACAATGAGGGGAGAATCCAAAATCTCGCTAAGTTTAAGATGATGCGGGCTATCTACGACCAACTGCCCCAACGACTTCTTTTGAAGTGTAGTCGTAAAACACTCAAATCTACCCTGTTGAGCAACATCATTGCGTTAAACATGATCAGGTACAACCACTATAAAATGTTGTACGTTGCTCCCCAAGAAATAGCTACGAAATATTTTTCTACCAACTATCTGAATGTGCGGCTGGATTCTCCTCCATTAAAGAAAATAATTTATAAAGGATTTGAAAAATGTGATGTATTTGAAAAAATACTGGAAGATACTCACAGCGCCATTTTACTGCGTTATGCCAAAGACGATGCCACCCGTATTCGCGGACCAGCAGTGGATTCATGCATCTATGACGAAATCCAGGACATCGACGACGATATTCTGCCTATCATAAAAGAAACGATGACTTTGTCTCAGTATAAACGGGAAATGTTTGCTGGCACCCCGTTGACCACCGACAATACAATTAACGTATTGTGGAAAGCCTCAACCCAATTTGAATGGGTATTTAAATGTACCGCCTGCAATCATTGGAATAGTCTCACACTTGAAAACGATCCAATGAAGATGATTCAAAAGAATGGGTTAAGTTGTTCCAAATGCCTTGGCTTAGTTAGTAGTGCAGACGGCGAATGGGTTTCTGCCAACCCCGGAGATCGAGAATTGGCAGGTTACCATATTGCCCAGCCTATATTACCGTTCTTTAATGAAGACGCCAAAGAATGGAAAGAGATCTACAACAAAATCCACGGAGTAAGTAAATACAGCGTTGGCAAAGTACATAACGAAGTATTTGGGCTAGCTTATGACACAGGTAAAAAACCAATCACTGAAGAGAAACTAAAATCTCTCTCCATACTTGGTTCACAAGACTCAATCTTCCAGAAAAATCGCAGCAGATATATGTCTATTACCTGTGGCGTAGATTGGGGTGTTAATTTGGAAACATCTCGAACCTCCGTCTGTATTGGTGGCTTGCGTGATGATGGTGTATATGAAGTATTCTTTTTAAAAATATTTAAAGAATACGACTATATGTGGCAAATAAGAAATATCGCCCAGCACGTCATGTTGTATGGCGCCTTCTGCGCTTGTGACTCAGGACCTGATCCTATTAGAGGTGTATTATTAGCGCAACAAACCTCATTGGATAAAACTCAGCTGGTTCGCTATACCGCAGATAAATTTATTCAACATTACGACAAATATGCAAACGCTATCGACGTAACCCAGAACCGTTGGTGCCTGCACCGTTCTGATACGTTAACCTTCACCTATAACCTACTTAACGACAGCAAAATATTGTTTCCCAGATGGGAAGAAAGTTCCGAATGTTTGTCGGACATATTAAATGTATATATAGAATTACGGGAAGGCACCTTGCGGAGAGAAATACTATATCGCCACAGCCCAGATAAACCAGACGACTTTATGCACGCTTTAAACTTTGCTGTCGTGCAAGCTCACACTGCCTGTGGCAATCCGCTACTCTTCCGCAGCTCCAGTAGTGACCCAATGGCTGAATGAGTCATACATATACGGTTCAATGGCGATTGTATCGATGCCTCGTGATTTAAAAGTAGTTACGAAGTCATTTCGATGTTCCGTAGTTTCGAACAAATATAGCGCGTAACCACCATGACCTGAACCGCAATATTTCTTAGCACTTTCACCGTAGCTATCCCTGAGGGGCTTCATACCTTCTTTTAACTGTAATTCGTACGCAGCCTTAACAATCTCGCAGATCGTAGGATACATCGATAACGGTGGTTGTCCTGTCGTATACGCATCGGATTGCGCTTTGGCCCTAACTAGTAGCCATGTATACGCTAGGTTGGACCGCCAAGCTAAATCCCGATAATCACGAGAAATATTTTTTAAATCTTTAGTAACATGCGCGTTGCCTGTCCACATAAGCGCCATCTTCCCTTCCAAAAAAGCAGGATTAACCTTAAACGTTAATATAGGGAACGGTCCACCGGACCAAACACATAAACCTGTTTCCAATATTACCGCTGGGTCTTGCCATCCTGCTGTTTTTGATTCTTCAATAAAAGGATTGTTATCTCTTAAAATTGCATTAGCAGCGCTACCTCCTAAACCACCACCAAATTGATACGGCCAGCTATCCAAACTCACTTTTGGCGTTATTGCACAATTAATGACATGCCCGACGACCTTGGTAAGCCCTGGGCAATCTAACCAACCACCTATAAAATCTACTCTTAATGGAACCTCTGTTATGGTCATAGTTGAAACGCTTGAGCTGTCTTATTTAGCTCTTGTTCAAACCTGGCATGGAAATCCTCCGCTAACGGCAAGCATAAATCATGCGCCCGCTGACAATACTGGAAATACGCAAAAAACTTTTGTAATTCCTGGTCATTATCAGGGAGGTCGAAGTCGAGCAACCGTTGCTGAAAAATTATCTGCAACGGCTGATTTTCCAATGCCTGAGAATATTTACTGTCAGGAATAAAAAGGCCCACTGGACATTTAGTTCCATTAGGCCCGCGATACAAACACCGATAATGATTTTCTTGTTTTACGAAAGCTGGATTATTTTTTTTAGTTATGAAGTAGTCTACAATCCTAGCGTGAATTTCTTTAAGTGTCATAGCCAAGCTTCGCGATATAATCCTCTATCTTCTTGGTATGCGCTTGAAATAAATCTGACAATACGCTATTTTTTTCTTCCTGAATGGCTGGATCGCCGTCCGTCGAACTAGCCGGCATAATCGCGTTGTCAAAAATATCAGGAGCTTTGCTTAGACCGTATTGCCAAAACACTTGACCAACATAAGCTCTAACATCATCATGCCAAAGCTTAAGTCGATCATCATAAGCTTTTAAAATAAGCGTAGCGTGTGCCAACGATTCTGCCACTTCTTCAGCTTCCAACGGATGATGATCTTCTGCGTCAATCAGATCATTACAGAAGATATGGCTTACAAACTCAAAGGCACGCCAATCTTGCTCATACAAATTAGTGGTGAGCACCGTAATAGCTGCTTGAAGCTTATCCGATTGTAATTCAGACAGAGTTACCCCGAAATCCAATCTGATTTCTTCTTTAAGTATTTCAGGCTCCCATTCGAAAAATGTACCCTGGCCTGTTGTATCTTCCTTTCCGTATTTAGCCAACGCAGTTAGTAACAACGCGAAAGCAGGAGCCTTTTCATCTTTAAATACTGCAACCGGTGTCACCATTCTTGCTCTCCTTGTTCTGAATCCTTCTTAGGACAGGCTACAAAGCCTTCTAATTGTAAGTAGCGTAGAACCATCTGCTGTTCACCTACTGACAGTATTTTTGTTTGATCACAACACACAAGTGCGCTGCGCCCATCTGCCATCGGTCGCCACGTCAACGGAATACCGGCGACCTGAACAATGCTTGGTCTGTTGTCTGTGGTCATAATAAAAAAGCCTCTCACATTGCTGCAAGAGGCGGAGTTGATTGTCTTAGTTATAGAACCTCTCGCTTACTTATGCTGAAGGTTTAATGCCAGTTAATTCCTTAAACAACGCTACGTCAGACCTAGGCATAGTAGGTAAAACGTCTCTTAACGCTGTTTTATCTGCTGGGTCAATTTCCAAACCGAACGCCGCTTTGTACTGATCCGCAGCGACTTTCTGCAAATCAGTTATGCTGAAACGCTCACCCGCCATTTCAACGGTATCCAGCATTTCTGCAATCTTAGAAACAGGCAATGTAAACAAAGAATCAACAATGTCTGGGAGTAGACCGGCTGTTGCTTCTTTATCATACAAACCTTCCTCTTGCTCCATCTGGTGCATCTCGGCCGCTACTTTAAGATAATCAAGTTTATCGTTAAAGGAAGGAACATCTGCAATCATGCGGTTTACACGTTCCTTGTTTTCTTCACTGCTCATCTTTTCACGACGCCGAGCCAATTCCCGGACAACCTTAGGTTGATCAGGATAAAAGATCATGGCATATTTACACAACAAATCTGGCAATTCGTTAACCCCGTAAGTTGGAGCTTTAGTCATGAAATCACAAGCAATCTTAGACCGCCAAGTGAACGGGAATTTTTTAATGGAATTAGTGAAGGCTGATGCCGCTGCTGAAAACTCTTCAGCATTTTTAACTACCCACATTTCTACAGGTAAACCGTCAGCCTCAAATGCCACAACCGGTTGGGCTTCCTGCGCTTGCTTTTCAACTCGCGAATTTAAAAATTGCTGATAGCTATCAAGGTCGGCAGTAATACCAAATAGATTGGCAGCATCACCAATATTGGTCTGCACTTCATCTATGTAACTCTGACCAAATTTAGCTTTTAACTCTGCTTTCTTCTCAGTGAAGAACACATTGCTAACATAAGCATTAGCAGGAGAATTAATTGGATACCACTTGTGACGAGTATCAGCAAATGCTTCAGAGGCATTTTTAACAATCTCCTCACGGTCAGGTAGTTCCGCTTCCTTTACATAATCTGGAACAGGAACACCACGCAACAGCGTGAATACTCCAAAGTTTGAAATATCAAATGTTTGATCGACAGGTACTTTCATAGCGATTAATATATCCTAATTATAAAGCCTTAAATGAACGTTAACAACTTCAATTCTAAATTAAACTTGCCGCACTTTTTAGAGTCCATCGGCAAGACTGGTTATCAATACGTAAAATTGCCTAACTTCGGTTGGTACGCTTACAACGCTGATTTAACCGATATACGCAATTGTTTCGACAACTTGTTTGATGATATCTCAAACGAAGTCGAAGTAACAGGTTTTATTTCTGACCTGATTAAAAATAAAAAGCAACTATTCGATTTTCACATAACTTGGTCAGAAACCATGGTGTTACGTATTTATCATCATCTGCAGTTAATTGAAAAGCTTAAACAATTTCACGTAGCCTCCAAAGCGGAGTTAATTGAAGGCCAAGCCTATTTAAATGGAAAATATATCAATCTCGGCAAGCAATTGAAAGACCGAGGCTTGGAGGCCTTTATCGATTCAGGTATAGGGTTGGTTACTGACCGAATATTATCCACGTTTTCAAGATATATAGGATTTCCAGCAGGTATTAAAAACCATCTAATCTTACCTTCTTATTGCACACCTAACCATGTAGCGTCCTATGAAATACTCGGTATCAAAGACAGCGTAAATAAACGAATGAGCTTATATACCAACGGTGAAAAAGGTTGGTATGGTAATTTCCAAAATACCTTAATTGTCAGTGACCTGCAAAAGCTAGTAACAACTCCAGGTTTAACTTGGGATTATAAATTAGACTATTGGGCGAACCGACAATTAATCCTAGACCCGGCCTTATCCGTATCTGACTGTGTGAGCATCTGGACACAAGCCAGAAAAGCACAATTTAATACTTCGCCTTTAGATATCATTGAGCAATCAGGTGCAGTAGATACGCTCAAAAATTATCTCAAAGAATTAAATATCACCCAACTAACAGAGCTAGAACAGCGTTTCCAAATAAAGCTATTCGAGAGTTGGAAAGCGCAAAAAAGTGAAGAAGTCGATATTGGTAATCTACGGTTTATCAAGAAAGACAACCAATACTGGATACTGACTAAAAAAGGGAAATTAGACGAGTTTACAAACTTTGCAGTAGATATCACCCGCATCTTTAAACGCGAGGATAAATTCTACCGTAGCGGAACCTTATTTTTTGGTCGTCAGGAAATACCATTTGAATTACCTAACGAAACATTTATGCAGCCTAAAGTGTTTATAAGTGCCATCCACAATATCTGCTTAAATAGTGGTGTAGGCTTGCCACTGGTATTAACCAACTATGTCAGCTATCTAATGGATGTTATCAACCGCCTAAACCGCAATGCCCCTATAGGCTAAAAAAAGTAAATTAATATAAGGGGTTTTTTTTGTTTTGATTTGCCTATATATGAAAGGCTTAATTGCTGCTCAATTAATTATACCATAATTTAACCGCCATATAGGCTAGGGTTAAAAAAGGCAATTTTGATCCTTGATCACTCAATTATACCGCCATTTAAGCAAATTAACCAATACCGGTTAGGGTATAGGTAATTGCTTTGGTAGTGTCTGTTCTACCCCACTAACCTGATAGGTCCTGGTGCGATCATGGTCTATGCTAATAAGCTGTGCTTGAACTGACTGCCCACCCATCTTCGGATTAGGAGAAGTGGTAGATAACAATAGTTGAAAATCAGTCTGCATAACTACCAGCTGTTTTTCAGCTCTATCAACCGTACCGGCTTTTTCTTCAACTACCACATCCATATAAAATGTGCCTGGAAGCCAATTCGCATTCACCGATCGAGGAATAAGAATACTGAAAAAACCACTGTCCTTCTGCTCTTCTCGTAAACCTACATTAACAAAAGTATCACCCTGCCACAGTACAGTATTGGCATATATCGACTTCTTAACCACAGCATAAACGTCGTATTTACTCAAAGTTACCGGTTGACCTTCTACGTTTAAATAAAAAGACAATTCAATGTCTGCACCTTGAAAGAATTTAGGAGATTCTTGTTTTGGCGAATTATACTGCGTTGTGCCGTCGAGTATCTTCTTAGTGTAATAACTGTCAGGTATTCGTTGCATTATTTGCACCTTTTTTCCAATTGTCCTTTGGAATTCTTTACATACCAGCAAATTTGGTCCACACCCATGGCTTGCTTTATTTGACTGGCTGAATTCTCATCTAATCCAATTATAGCGTTTTCAAAGCTTTTACGATACTGCTGCATCAAGTTGTTTTTAGCGCAGCAGCCTGGTTTATTAAGCGCATCCAGATATGGCTTTAAATTATTGAAGAACGGAACATTCTTTAACTTCGGATTATTCTGTACCGCTTGAGCAACAGATTCCACAGAACTAAGTACAAGTGATTTCATGTTATATTTGGATTTGGTAATGCTGCCCTAGGTTTACATATATCGGCGGCTTTAAAGCTTAACCCTAAAAATATACGATTATGCTCCTTGTCTGGAAAGATTGCTACGTTGTCTCCAGCGGTTAATTTAAAATCACCAAAATTTGTAGCCGGCCGTACACCGTTAATAGACGAAATCAGTTCTGAACAAGGTGCGGTAGCAATATCTGAAAAGAATGAATCGCAAGGCAAAGGATCACCGTAATTACTGCGAGCACCTAAAAACACTGAATTATCCGCTTCGCTTACTTCTGTCTTAAATTGGTAACCATCAGTAAAATCAATATCTCCGCCTAATGGAGTACCATTAAATCCTAAACTGGTCACTCCTGCCCACTTACCATAAAAATAATGACATACGGAATTTTCAAAAAAGATATTTTCAAAAACCAAGTTACGTTTAATCAATTTTAACGATTCACCAAAAACAAGCAAGCTGCCGTCGGCATTACGGCAATAATATGGATAAGTAGCGCTCAAGTAAGCAGGCACGGTAAACGTCTGAATTGCTTCGTTATTATGAGCAACCGTAATTACTGCGTCGGTACCTAGTGTAATGGAATAAAGCTGAATCTCACCTGTTAGCTTAGTCAAAAATACGAGATTGGCATCCAGTATTGTGGACTGTAATGAAGCATTACTTAAATCTGTTGCGTTATCCTTATTTTCATCTACGCCAGCTAACAACCCTTGAGCTTTAATTATTCTAAACGCACGACTAGATAACGTGGATGCTGGCGCGGGATCTACCGTAAAGTGCGAACCAGCTAAATTAATCGCAGTAACAGTATACTGCGTAGCGCTATCTAGAAACTGAACAACATCACCTACAGCTATAAGTTCTCGAAAATTATTAAACTTAGCAAAACCTGTAGTTTGAATATTTAACCCATTATCGTCGGTTGATGACGGAATCATACTTACGGCGTTATCCACTGTTTGTTTTAATGGATACCAACGCAGGCTATTTTCATCCAGCCAATCAAGAACCTGTAAATTAAGCATAATCGGTTGTTGGTAAAATCTTCACGTTGGCTAACGAAGTCGCTAATTTAACCGATAGCCCACCACCATCTGGTATGAACCGTAATACTGGGTTATCCTTTATCTGTATGTTATTCTCAATCGGCGCCTTATGATTTAAGGTCTTTAACGCAGTTCCTGCTTCCAGCGGAGGTACTGTGACGGCGTTCCATTCTACCTGCTGATCAGTAATATGATGAAAAATATGCTTAACCCCATTGTCAGCCGTATTAAAATTTACTGCACCATAAACACCAGCTATAGAATAAACACCAGCAGAGCCAGATAAATAATTTACGCAAATAGGTAAAAACGGAATATTGATTGTATGCACGGTATTAACAAAACGGTCAAACAATTGATATAAGCCCACACCAAAGGATAACGAGCCTAAATAATTATCTGTATTGTCATAAATCTTTACTGAAGTTAGTGACGCATAGGTGTCCGTGCTAGGTTTGGTTAACGTAATAGCGTAATCCACAGCCGCTATAGTTAACGTTAACGTAGCTACAGTATAAGTAACGGCTAATGACTTAAATACAGGTAGGCTTCCTTCAAATTGAACAAAGTTTGCGTCTACCAATAAATCGGCAATAAACAACGGTGAGGATAACGGATACGCATTATTACTGTGTTCGTTACGCCATTCTAATACCCCGTATAAATTTTCCATGCTCATGGATTGCTAAACCTGCTAGACCATTGTGGCCAACTCTTCCATTCCTCTACAGCCAAGGCTAAGTTAGCCATTTCCAAATTCAAGTAATAAATGTTAGTGATGTTCTTAGGTGGAACGTTTTTGTAATTCTCACTACACAGATCTTCAAATTTAATATCTGCTACTTCAACTTTAATGCCACTCGCCGCATCATTGGCAATTGAAAGAACCGAGACTACTACTGGTTTAATACCGAAGATATCAATATTGCCGTTTGCGTCTGGTGGCACATCGTTAATACTACCAATAACCGGTGTAGTACAATTACCAAAAGAAAAACTTTTATCACCTCTAGAATACAACGAAGGCTTATTAATTACGTTAAGTAAAATTTCACCAATAACAGTCGTGTCTAAATTTTTAATATTATCCAGCACTAATGAAATATTTCCGGTGACTGTATTTCCTCTACAACTAATAGACGTAACCACTGGGGTAGGCACTACCGTAATTAATGACTCCTCTATTTGCGTAGTGGCTGTATCGTAAGTGTCGGCCGTAAAATCAAAGTTCCCTTGTAAGGGTTCCAGTACCGCCAGTTCACCAAATACAATTTGCCCTGATACGCCATAACCAATACCAGTTAAATTAACTAACTGATAATCATCCGTAAGCGCGGTATTAAATACACCCAAACTTAACGTAGCCTCAGAAATTAATTTACAAGATACTGTTACACTTATAGCTGTACCTTCAACGACTACTCGCTCTACAAATATACGTCGATACAAATAAGGTACCGACATCTTTAAGCTGGCTATTAAATTATCCGGTAAACTCTGCCCGGCTACACCGATACACGTGACCCCTTGTTTAAACGGGTATTTACGTAATAGATTCTTATTTAAAAATGGAACACGCAGCATATTAATCTACGGTAAAAGTAAGCCTAGTTGCACCGGTAGGCCCTGGATAATAATATGTGGTGCCTCCATTTGTTAAAGCCATATTAGCTGTAATAGCCAACGATACATCTGCAGTTAAACCTGTTTCTGACTTGGCTTCAAATTGAATTACTTGCCGATCTGGAAAGGTAAGTTGTGCTGCATTTAATACCAACCGAGCGGGATTAATGCCTGACTTCATCGACGGAATTAATGCCGTAGATACTCCGTTGGATATACGATAAGCTGTGCCAGCAATAAAATTAAATGGAAGCGCCAAATCAACAACCAATGACGTGGGCTTATTTTCCAAAATAGGATTCGCTAAGGTAGTCAAACAAGTGAACAATTCAAAAGTCACCTGATACCGAAAATAAGGGGCCTCAGCTTCCTCGTCATATATCCGCCGGCTTTTAACATTGAAATATATGTCATTCGGTAAGATTACACAGCGCTTATAAGCTGTGCTAGGCATTGTCGAACCTTCTTGCCTTAATCTCCACTCTATAGATGATGCAGTATTATTTGTAGTAGGTAATGTAAATCCAGAAGACAGAGTTACCACGTCTCGGCAATCAATAGACCGATTAGTAAAATATTGTACACCACTCGCTACGGTAGGATCAGTAACTAATGAAGGTGACAGGCTATAATCCGCCATCTTCTCTTTTACTGTAGTTTTACCGTATAACTGCGTCCAACCGGTCCAACTCGATGGATTAATATCGGGATATAAAGATTTGTCTACTTGCTGTATGCGAGCGCCAACGATTGGTGAACCGCTAGTATTGGTAGCTGTAGGTAAAGCAGTTAAAGTAAGATTTAACTTAGACCGATTAGGATCGTAAATACCTACCACAAACGACAAAGTGCTCTTACCTGCGCTCGTATAAGCCGCGTAATCTGCTTCGATATACGGAGCGTGCATAGCCGCCTTGGCTTCCTGTGCGGCCTTATACGCATTAAACTGCGTAGTAAAATCAGCCACCACAGCTTTAATGTACGTATTTAAATCCTGCATACCGTGACGTAAGCGATTAATGTAATACGCGAGATTTTGTACTTCCTGGGCATCACAAATAATATCCCGACACGGGAAATCGACGAATATCTTATGATCGGTTACGCGATTGGTTATGTAATGACAACTATCTGCTGAAAGCAGTAAATTGCCTAGGCTGTCAGCTGTTGAATCATTAATCCGAAGAATTTCGCCATCGTAAGCTGCACAAGCGTTATATAAACCCGAACCGCTGTCTTTTAATACATCCAGATAAAACGAACTGTCATTTATCTGCGTGCCAGTAATGTTAGCCTGTGCTTTTAAATTAACAATATCCGCTATACCAAACGAGTAAATTTCAGCACCATCGTAATTCTTAAAAGTAGTAGAAATTACCTGGGCGACCGGATTAATAATTGTAGATGAACAAAACTCAGCCGTACAAACTGAGTCGAAATCAGAAGGCAAGGCATAAGCCGTACCATGTAACATAGCCGGTATGCTGTCACCTGTGATAAATCTAAAAAAGGCACCATCGCTGGTTACGGTACTTACTTGTTGGGCTGCTGTAGGAAACGGTACAACGAAACTAAAAGTATGCCTAGAACCATCGGCGTACAAACCGACAATGTCCAGCATTATTACTGGGTCAACCTCAGATCTAAAAGCAATTAACTTCTTTAATACCGCCCTATTGATTGGCTGATCGTAAGCGACCAATTGAAAATCTAAAAACGCGTCAATCGGCAAAGGCGCACGAGTGCTAATTACTTGAGCCAAAGTACAGCTATCTTTAAACGGATAATTGACCCGGCTATTCGTAGTTAAATATTCAAGTATATCTGACATTTAGGAGCAGGTGCATTGCACGCCAACCAATGTTCCAAACTGCGTTACTAGATTAGTCATTTGCATATAATGCTCACGCAGCTTTAGCATATCGGTCTCAATCGTCATTGCGCGTTCAGTGAGATCGTTAATTTCTTCACAACCCAAACACGGCTTACAACAAGTATTGGTAATATTTAGCGTATTACTGGCGGCTCCAGTTATCTGAATACAGCCATCGTTAGACAAGATACTGATTTTACCGTTAGCGTCAGGCCCAACGTTATTAATAAACCGAATCGGCGGCGCGACCGTAGTACAAGGTGCGTTTAAGCCTAGTCCGTCGCCTGCGTCAATATTTACAACGTTACCGTCAGATAGCCTAAACTTAACATTTGCCCTAGCTACAAAAGTTACATTACCAGTTAATGAAAAGTTTGTTCCATCTGCATTAATAAAATGGAATCTGGAAATGCTGCCTTGGTACGGCACGATAGTACGCATTTCTACTTCTGTTGAAGTAATAGCAAATGTAAACGTGCCGGTTAACGTACTTTGAAGCCCCGTCAGGGTACCTACGGTTAATTTACCGGTAGCGCCAACATAACCCGCTGATGGGATAAGGTAATAATCCTTATATAATGTGTGTGCGCTTACTGGAATAACAAATGAACCTAACGCTACACTGGAATCATCCATAAGCGTAAGCGTTACTTGATCCGTATGGTTTATCAATTCGCTAATGTAAAACCGCTTTGTTGGATCTGCACTAGCAGCCAATGATAAATCAACTAGGAAGTCATTTGGAATTACAAACGCCACCCCACTGGTGGTACTTGTTCTATCCACCCCTTCCTTTAACGGAAAATTCCGCAACGTGTTAAGGTTGAGGAAATCCAGATTTTCAACGTAAGGCATAATCTTAGCTGATTGTCCAATAGGTGCCTAATACACAGAAAGGACCAGTGAAACCGGTTTTTAGCCGATGAATTCTGAAATTAACAAAGGCATGTCCGGCTAATTCAGAAACAGGAATTTTAAACTCGGGCACAGAAATCAAATAAAACGCATCTTTAGCTTTACCGGTAAGCGAATAAGTAATAGGCGATACCGACGTTATACCGCTTTGAATAAGCGCGGTTGACTTCGTTATGGCATAGTCAAATTTAAAGCTCAAAGCCGAAGAAGGAGCGGTCTTAAAAAAGCCATAAAGCTGCAGCCTTAAAAATGCATCCGATCCTACAGATGGCAATACTTCAGGTAATAAGAACTTACCCACATAACCACAGGGCGCCATATTGTAATCCAATGTGAGGTATGAATGTAAACCAGTGTATTCCAACCGCGACCCTTCCGGCTCCACAGATAGAACTAAGTTTGAAAAAGCAGAATCAAAGCTAATCGCACATTCGCCAGTAATATCATTAGTTAATGCCTGAATACCTCCATAGCCGATAATACGCGTAACCGCTGGACCAACCTCAACATCCATTTTGGCTGTAGTATTATTCCAAGCCAATTTTTTAACCGCTTGAGCGGTATATGGAACTAATGCAGAATAACCCGTTGGAACTGTAACCGCTGTATCTGCAACCTGTAACTCAGTATTGAACGGTAGGTCGAATTGTACCGTTAAATCGCCGTGAGTTGCTTCAGTTGCTGTAGTGGTATCTAAGAAGGTTAACACTCCGGTAGCTTTTTTAACCGCACCATCTTCTGGTTGTAAAGACGTAACTACAATATCCTTTAAATCTGGTGCAGCCTTAGTAAACTGCAGTACCATAGTTGGCCGGCTTTCCTTCCAACCTCTGGCGCTTATGTTTATGGAATTATCAGCCCAGCTCTTAGGCGTATGCTGCAAATAAATCGTACCTGTCCCAGCAGATGTAAAATCAACCGCATGTTCATCTTCAGTTTTTAAAGTAATCAACGCTCCATTAACTGTGCGAACATAATAAGTAGTGTACTCCGTCAAGGATCCATTAACGCTGTTAATAGTAACATTCGGCATCGTTGTATCACTGGCGCCATCGTCAAGCGCAGCTAAACCTTTAATAAATCTCACAGGATCATCCGCAGCTAAACCATGCGCAGTATAACTGCCACCACCTTTTTTATACGTAAGCGTAATCTCGTCACTAGTTGTATTTACCGTAGCAACAATTGTACGATTAAGGTTGCTATCCCAAGGCTGAGTTCCGTCGCTGGCTAATCCACTTGCATCCCCATACCACCAAATACCGGCGTTGTTTAAACACCATTGTCCACCATCTGTAGCTGACCGACGATATGGGAGCGCAACACCGTTAACAAACAGCGAAGCATGGATACCCGGCATGAACGGCCCTAAAGCCCTATTTGCTACTTTGGCTTCTGCTTTTTCTAATGCCGTAAGCCCTGCATCGGCATCGATTGTAGAATCTGAAGTTGGTAACCAATAATAAAATAATGCTGTACCTATACCTGCACTAGGCGCAAGTGATTGGATAGCTGAGGGTAGTTGATCACACGGAATCCAACCAACACGTTTTTGAATATCGACTGCAGAATCGGTAACTCCAGTATCTCGCGCCCAAACACCAGCCGTTAATTTAGGTGTAAACGCGGGACGATCTAATAACGTAAAGCGGTAATTATAATATAGCGTGTTTAAACCATCCGGGCTGGGATTCAAAAAGATATTGTGCAGGTCTAACGCAAATCCGGCATAAACCATTAATCCTGCAGGAGAAAACGTTAATTTACCGGCTTCGAAATTAGACAAAAACAACGGACCAGAATTTTTAACGGGTACGCCGGACGTAAAATTATCGCTATCCAATACGGCCGATAAAATATACTTTTCAGAAATTAAGCCAAACGTATATACGTCTTTTTCGGTAGCACTATCCGGCTCGATGGCGGTAATGCCCAACATATAGGCGCTGTCGCCAGGCCGGATGTTCTGCTGAGAATTATCGAGTGTAGCCGTAATAAAGGCTGGTTTAAGCCCATCATCAGTCGGATCATAATATACTGCCATGTTAGAAACTACGCCGGCACCAGCTACTACCGGCTGAGAATATAGCCTCAATAATGACTTACTGGAAACACCAGCAAACTGCTCGTACAAAAATTGCGTGCGATCAGCTAAAGCATCAATGATAGGATTCATTGTGCTAGCGCTAACCGGGCTACCATCAACAGTGGCAGTTTGATCTACGATTCTATCAATATTCGAAACCCAGGTGCTCATGATTTTATATTATTTAGGACGTAATTTTAACACCCCAGCTAACCGCCAAATTATCGGCTGACGTATAAGTGAAAGCATCAAAGACTAATTTAGAAAACAATTGGTCTGAGGGATGATTTAATATGTTCTCAGTTGCGTTTCCGCAAGCAGCCAAACCTGCGCCATAAAATTGACTCTCTCCACTTGATAATGCTGCATAAGCAGGGCACCGATAGGCCTCTGCGTTATTTAATACAATTGAAAATACTACAATGTTATTTGCGTATGTAGCCCCTGAGGCTGTGTAGCTGGCCGGTAACGTTAGAGGTACGCGTAAATAATTATGCTCTGCGCCGGTTGTAAATGTAGTATCCGCCTTAGCAGGACTAGTTACCACGGCGCTGTTATTCCTGAAAGCCAAGTACAAATGTGAAATTTTAGAATTAGCCGCGCCAGCCAAACAACGAGCCAATACATCTGCGCCACGGTATAACACCATATTGCGCTTATCAACCACCAATTGACGGTTACCTTTATCGTCAATTTTCCAAATCTTTACAAAACCAGCAATACCGTCAGGTAGGACAATATTTTCAAAATTTAAATCAGCCATATGTCAATTCTAACGAGTTAAACTGTATAATCGAAGAACAAAATCCTAGAACAATGCTTACCAAAATGTAACGTAGCTGTAGACGGACCAGCGGATACCTGTGAGGTTGTACCTGAGTCTTCATTACACTGCACCCAATCACGAGTATTATCGTTAATAACCATTGTAGTAATACCTGGAGATGGTACTACAAATTTATTATCGCTGTCCACTGTCGTTAAATCTAAACCTTTACCAATTGTAAGTAACCGTAAAGGATAACCACGCATAGCATGGGAAGTATCCAAATCGCTTGGCCAATTACCTGTAGCGGTAGAGCCATCTGGATTATTTAGTAGCACGTTACCTGCACCATAATTAGTTACTTTAACAATAAACGAAGAAGCAGAGTCAATTGATGCGGCATAGCCTGTGGTAGATAAATTAACTTCCAGCTGGCTCTCACGATGCCTTAACTTAAACGAATTAGCGTTAACGTAAGACACTTCGTAAACGCGATTAGCTAAAATACCTTTTGGCAAATCGTTACCTACTAAAACCACAGTATCACCATCTACAAAACCATGATCCGTAATATTAAACGTATTGGTGCTTAGGACTACACTGTCGGTTTCATAAGCTACCCAAGACTCAGTATAAGCCCAAACTTCAGTTTGCCCATCTAGGTTATCTACTGTTTCATTTGGCAACGCAAAATCCGCATAAAACATGAAATATACATAGCTTGGTAAAACCTCTCTAAGCAATGAAAATAAGCCAAGACCCGCAGATGCCTCAGCTTGTGACTTAAAATTCAACTTAACCAACGCTGAGTTTGATTTAAAAAAGTTATCAAAAACAAAATCCAACGGATAAATACCTACCGCTTTATTTGTATAATCCCCGGCATCGTTATACATGCCTAAGGCTTGCGCAACTTGTTCTTGTCGAGTAACGCCTTCCAAGTTCTTTCCAGCCTCAGATACGTCATTTATATAATCATGAAAAATCTGCACATCGGCAACTGAACCATAAACTGGGAAATTAATAGTATAATCGGTACCATTCCAAGTTTTAGTGGCCAACTCAAAATCATTCTTAAAAGTTAAGCCATATTGATAGTTGCCTAAGAATAGATATGGTGGCAGTGTAATTTCAAAATTATCTGCATAGCCGTCCACTAGGTTTCCAAGCGAATCATAAGCCAGCCTTGGAAATAACTGATAAGTCCACCAACGTTTGGACCGTACATAATCAAAGTACTGCACAGCATCAACCAATACATCTCCAGCATAAACTTTAGTTCCTATTACTACCGATGGCAATACATTGTAGTACGCATCGTACTTATATACGTTAACATCAGTAATTACCACAGTGGAATTATCTGTTAATCTAAAAATATCCTGAACCTGCTCTTCTCGGCTTTTTACGGCCGGAACACCTAATAGTGCGGCAGCTAAAACCTGAACAGCCTGAATGGTTGGACCGTTGGAATAAAACTTAACCAACGCGTTTAACAGATCCTTAAACAATTGGGTGCTATCAGCTTTAACATCAAACAAATAACCAAAGTTCTGCCATAACAATTGCTGGTCTATATCCGCCTGATAAGCCCAAAGAATAATTTCCTGTTCGACCTGCTTTACACCTGATTCATCAGTATAATAAACCCAATCACCGGCGGCTGCATCAAATACGTCGTATTTAATATTCTCGTCATCTGAAAATAAATCGGCGCCAAATATCAAACGAGTATCCCGTATTTGTACGTCTGCACCAGTATTATAAATACGCGTAGGTGCAATTATCTTATTGGTTAACAACCGAAAATTCTTTAAATCCCGTAGCTCGCTTTCTTTGGCTACCGCATATTTAGACGAGCTTGGATCTCTTGAACTGCCAAATGCATATACAACACCCGCGTAAGCTGTCGTGTATTTCTGTTCACCAAAAGTTAAAACAGTATCCAATGTTTCGGATTCAAAATATATCTTTTCATGTTTGAATTTAGATTTTCTTATACGTACTGGAAACCATTTCTCACGATGAAAAACTGGAATATCTTCAGACGAGTAAGAATTAATCAATTCAACTAAATTTAAATAATGCTGAACCAGTTCCTCCGATTGCCCGATAGAATAACCTCTAATTGTTCCGCGCTCAGCAAAAAACGAAGTCCAAAAAGTACCCAACGTGGCATAAAGTACGTCTGGATTGGCAAACGTAGATGTACCGGAATAATTTAAAATTGGGTAATTTTCAAACATACTAATAAGTGATGTTAATTGCGTCGGTTGAAGAATCAACACTACTTGAACCTACATTGGTAAAAAACATTGCAGTCTTTTTAGATACTCCTGCAATTTTACTAACCGTGGTATCAGGAATAGCTAAAATATCAGTTCCATAAATAGACCGCACGTCGGTGGCTGTTAACGAGCGGCTGGCTACTGGTAAAATAATGTCACCTTTAAGCCTAACCGGCAATACCACCTTTTTAACTTGGTTATAATTGTGACAGATATCTACAATGCGTGAGGCAACCAAGTCTTCGCCAAATGGTATGGAATTAATGTAGTTAAATATATCTAACTTTATATTTTGCGCAATCTCAGCTGTAATTGGATTAGCCAAGCTGCCGGTTAACGTTAAACTTACTGTAACCAAACACGGTACTACAGCCTTAACTAAGAAATCAGCGCAGATATTACGATTAGCGTCATCCAGTACGTAATCTTGAATGGTAGGAATAGTTGGAGCGTAATTAAATAAAATACTCACCAAGCGATCTGCCTTTGCGCCATTCATATTCGCAAGGCTAAACCGAATAGCCGCTACTTGATATTTTGAAAACCTCGCTTGAGTGGCAGAATATACTGCACAGCTATTTGGCGCCACATCGTCATAACTAAAGGTAATACTCATTGTAGATAACCCAATGTTCTCTCCACTTGAAGTATCTGTAATACGGCTAATAGAATAAAATGGCACGACCTCCAATATACTGGCAATTTCAGTAGCCGTATAACCCAATGTGCCTAACGCAGTTGCATCTTGATGCAGCACTACTTCATAATATACATTGGTAGTATTTAAAACGGCTCTACAAACTACTTCTTTACTAGCCACCGATACACTCGGCCGAACATAAATGTCCGCAGTACCTAACGTGGAAATACCGAAGATATTCTCCTTGGCTCGTTGCATTTCGTAATCGTTTGCTCCCACTACTGAAACAGCCTTAATATCTGGAAACTGTTCGATTAACTTACCTTTAATGGCTACCGGGCTAACCAAGCTCTTAATTGATAATCCTTCCTTAAACCGATGGATTAACTCTTGGTCTGACTCTACGTTTACACCTTTGGAAAAGTTACCATAAGCGTGGGCTTCAATAAATTCAGGAAAATTGTAATTAATGTCTAATGTAAAAGCAGTATTATTCTGTACGGCCCTTATCTCATTGCCGTTTTCTTCGCCAACTGCTTCCGCTTCTACCGGTACGATAAAATAATATGAAGTGGTGTTTGTAGCGCTAACAGGGAAAAGCTGAGCTTGATTACTCTCAGTAGGTGTTGTTAGAACTACATCCCAAGACTGTGTTGTAAGATATACAAATTTCAACGAAGGTTGAATGAGCTTAAATCCAGTAGGTATGTAATACCGCTGATTTTTAGTAACGAAAATTTTAACAAAACCGGTGGCATTTGCACCAGTATTTCTGGCCACGTTATAATTAGAAGCGATTTTATCGATTACTGGGCTATACGTATTAACGGTTGAATCAAAAACCTGTGAAACTGCGCTAGCTTGAGAAATACTGTATAAATCGTTGGAAATTAATTCAGTATGTACTTCTGCGCATACTTTAAGCAACAGCTCATTCAATACGGAACCTGGTGATACATCAGCCGCAGGATTAACTCCTTGAATAAAGGACTGCAATCTTTGAAGGGTTATTTCTAAAGGAGTCATATGGTTTTCTGAATTGGAATCGGTAATATGTAATCTACGTTTTCACCTGTGTTGGAATATATACGTACATTAAAAACTGCTGAGTTTGAGGCGCTGTCGTAAGCCAACGAATTTAACACCGCCGTATTTAACTGTTCATCATCTGGAATATTTGGCGTATTGGCCTGATATTCACGAAAAGTCTCAATAACCTGCATATTGGCAAAGTTAAACTCATGGATTGCGTCTTCATATGTAACCATGTTCTTGCTTTTAATCGCTGCCATGAAGTCCGTACCAAACGATGGAAAAATAGGCTGACTGCCTTTTTGTGTAAGCAATAAAATAATATACCGCTGCACCAGCTTTTGGATACCTGCGATATATGAAGAAATACGGCCAAAAGCAAAAGTAACCGGTTGCTTCTCAGGTGAAGTTACATTTAAACCTCCACCAGCACCAGCTCCTTGGCAAATGTTTACATCCTTTAATGGATGCTCACTGTAATCGTATATGGTACTTTTAACCGCCATTAAATCATCTTACCAAACGGTTGTTTAAAACTCGAGATTTGAATTCCAATTTATGTTAAGCACGTTCAACGTCGGGTAATCCGTCAAATGACGTTGAAGTGTTTTCATTGGAACTCGTAGGCGTAGCAGCTTGAACAGCCGCAGGTGGATTATCCAAAACAGATGTCTCCATAACATAATGGTTATACGCTTGATCGAGTGCCCTACGAATATGATAGCGCTTTTGAGCAAAGTCATCTCGATACACCTGCAGCCTTGTTTTATGCCTAGCTACCATGGACTTATGAAAGCCATGTATTAATTGAATCTCGGCCTGAATAAATGTATGCGGAACCTTAGCTTGCTGTGACTCCGCATTAAATGCCGACTTATACTGATCGTTTAATTCTTCACGATCAAAATAAGCCTTAAACTCCTTCTCAGATATCCGCGCATTAAACCCAAGCAAGCACCATGGCCGGTTGTTAAAATTATCACAAGCCTCAACCAGCCAATCCTGGTAACGAATAAATAACTCGTTAAATGTCACAGATGCCCACCTTTCCATCCCTCAGCTAGCTTAGCCGTAATCATGTTCAATCGGTTAATCACCGTGGAAGGGGACATTTTTAACTGCTTGGCTAATTCATCTGTTGATAGGATTTTCTTACCACCAAACCCAGTTTTTCGCTCCATTATGATCTTATCTATGTTACTTAAGTCATGATATACATAATGAATCCAATCGTCATTCTGATCGGTAACAAAAGTCGGTGTCTGCGCTGCGTTAGCAAATGTAACTTCTTTTTTACGGGTAGAATAAAGATTGGTTACTTCTTTTAATCCTGTTTTGGTCCTGTTGGCGATTTCGGCCAACGAAGGTTCTCGCCCCAGCTCGCCTCTTAATTCCTCCTCGGCTACATTCATCTTCTGAATCTTAAATTGCTTATTTTCAGGAATACGTACAATACCGCCATACTGGGTGGATAACCGGCTTAACTTCTTAAGCGAATTGACTAGAAAAGTGGAAAATTTAATACCGCTACGCTCATCGTAATTATCTATTGCTTTATCTGCCAGCTTATATGCTTCTGCCATCACAATAGCCAATGGTACGTAACCGGCATATTTGGCTGCTTCAAACTCAACTAACTTCCGATGGTCATCTAATAACTTTTTACGGTCCTTCATAGTTAAATACTTGAAACATCATTTACGAACCTTCGGGCGTAATCCAAAGAGGTTGCAGCCGAGTAATTAAAATAAGATATGGTATTAACCCCAGTAGCTAACGCGTTTGCGCCTATTCTTCCAGAATTAAAAGATACCGTGGTTATTGCTTCACCTTGGGCCTCTGGTGCCAACCGCAAAGAATGCGTAACACCGGTAACAAAGAAATCGATATAAGTGCCGGGATGCCGTGTATATAACTGGCCTACAGCGCCAGGTGCGAAATTAGGATTAAACAATGTCGTAAAATTACCTACCCGATCAGAATACTTGGCTTGATAATACTTTATCTGCGCCCACTCATTGCAGTACTTCAACAAGCTATCTCTTACCAGCTTATCCTGATTAATCTTTAACTTCTCCTGAGCGTTACGTTTGGCCTCACGTTCTGTCGCCGATTCTTCCTTACTAGGCGCCGCTGCTGTTCCGGCTCCTGTATTCGTTGCCGCAGCCGAAACACTGCGTTTAACCTGTGATTGAAAAGAAGAATGCAATACTGAGCCACCAATAGCTACAAACTCAGGGACGTCTTGCACTAACATGCCACCGTAAGCGTAGGGATCGATATAATACCCTATCTCAGCATTACTGAAGGTGTTAACAATTGGCAATGTTTGTGGTGAGCGCAAAACCATTGCACGAATATCCATATACCCGCTGTCATTAAATGAAAAAGAATTATATTGGGCAGGGTAAACGACATTCGGCGTAGAAGATAGCTGACGCAAACCTACATTAGCGTGGGTCATTCTTAAAAAGCCAATCTTAGGAACGATATAGGCGTATTCATTTCCGATTACCAGTGTACACTCAAACAAGTCTAACAACTTAAGCAACAAGTCAAACATACTCCCACGTGACTGTGCAATTGTTGCAAGTAAACCGCTTAAAGGAAGGTAATGCCCCAAAGTTACACGTGTATTTTCAGCAAATACCGTAACGATTTTGTTCATCTTTTCCAATGCCAAGTTAATATGCGTTACTTTTAGTGCTTCGGCTACGCGCACCAAGGCATACTTAAAGTTTGGCTCAGAAACTAATGTTTTAACATCTTGGTAAGCGTATAAAAATACTTTAACCAATTCCACCATGCCTTTAATAACCGGTATATCAAAACCGACTTCTTTTAACTTAGAAAAACGGAAAGTACCATTAACAATCTCAGCCCCAGATTGACTATTTAAATTAATTAATGAAGTCTGTTTAAATATATCGTCTGAATTTGAGCTATAACCTGGTATGCGGGAATCGATTTCTTTTAATACCTGCCAAGTGCTTTTAATCACCAGCTGAATACTCATTCCGCCCACACTTTGCGACATCGATAGGCCGTCGATTAAACCATCAAAATGTATGCAGCCATTGATAGTTCTAACCAATAGCGATACTCTAGTCCGACGATACTTTTCAAAATCACAAAATAAATCCAACGACGAAGGAGCTAATTCAAGTACAGCTGTAGGGATATCCCCGATAGGATAAGTAATCTGTACACCAGTTGGGGAAATGGTTGGAAATGCCCCAGTAGCTGAAGTTAAAAGTATTTCTACGGCTTTGTTCATGATTCTAGATACGACTGCACACGATAGAAATACCCAAGCAATAAACCAGCAAACTGATATACCTTGTTATGATGCTGCACCCACATGGTATCGAACGTGAACGGAGAATACTTACTTTTATACCCCAGCATAGCTGATACTTGCGGCACATACTTTGTTTTTAGCATATCCGCCAAGGTAAGCATATTAAAGTCTGACTTCGCATTAACGGTTATTTTCCATGACTTATTGGAAGTCGTAGTAAAGTCGACAGCAGAAGAAAAAACCAAAGTCAGATTATAAAAAGGAATATATAGAATTTGGCTAACGCCGGCATTAGTTCCCGCATTAGTCCATACCAACGTAACAGCCGACAATAACTGTTCAGTGACCACGCCCACTGAATTTACGCGGTATACAGATACCACATTTGAATTATCTATCTGAGTAATTTTTAAAATTAATTCATTCGTTGGTAACGGCGCTTGAAGTTGCGCGGTAATACTTATTTGCAGATCTGTACTTTCGCCGTCTTCCAATATTGACTTGGATATTTGGTTATAACTGAAATAAGTCTGAATCTCGTCCAGGTTATAAGTTACCCGCGAATCAAAGCTACGAGTAAATTCTTCCATGCCTGCGGCTTGAACTGCCCGCTCATAACTATACATGCGATATAGTTTTTGAAAGTCTGCCTCGGCAGGTGGCACAATTAGCGCGTGAAACTTAGCCAACGGCTTAGGTAACACTAATGGCGCAAAATCTTTTGCAACGTGTTCATCTACGTTTGAAGCCGCCTTATTAAGAATGAGTGTTCTAAAATGATTAATCATGTTGTTATTGTTAACTTAATACCAAGCGTAACGCTAGTATAAAAACTAAAAAGCCAGCTCGATATTACGGGTTATTAGCGGACAACGCGTTTAGCCATGGATTAACCATAGAATATTGGTAATCGCTAAGCCCACCCGTACTGGACGTTTTGGTGTTGTTACTGCCTGTTGCATTCGTAGTAACATTACTCACTGGTTGACGTAATCGAGTTGAACATTGGCCGGCAGCATTAACATAAACAGGTATATTGTGAGACAGTACCTGAATAGTTACCGTAAATTCTGTCATGTAATTTGGATCTGCCACAGTGTTTGTCGTAAAGTTAGATACTACACCACGAAAAACAGTGCGACCAATTGAAACATTTACAGGTCTTCCTCTCGCACCCCCAATACCACCAACATAAAAATCATTAAGACCGTTCATCTGTCCGCGACAGTCCGCAAATATAATTCCAGATACAGTAATCGTACCTATACCTCGACCAAAATAAAAATAGCTAATAACGTCATCAAAGGTTATGAAGTACTGAAAAATATCGCCGTTCTGAGCACCAACACTGGTGATAATGGCCATAGATGCCGGGCCGACAAAATTCTTAAGAAAATCTATCTGCACCGCATTAACTACCGCAATGTCGCCTTTAAACAACGACTCATTCTGTGAACTATTATAAAATACAGCCGCCATAATATTAGTTAGATTTACCGTCCAGCCTCCCCAATACATCAACTAGCTTGTTTAAGCCCTTTACAATGTCTCTTATTGATTGTCGATAGTCCTCTTCTGCTATCTTTGATTCTGCTAGATCAACTTCTGCTTTACCTAAATTTTTATGCGACGTCTGAAAATCATCCGACAGCTTCAGCGCTGCTTCTATTCCTCCTTTTTCTGTCGCTGTCGCTCTTTTTTCTAACGCCCGATATTTTTTAACGATCTCTGAATTTTCACCGTCTTTACCAAGCGCCAGCTGCTCATTTAGTTTAGCCAGACTCTCTATATCTGTTTTATACGTCGCATTAAATTTTGCAGTGTCTTCTTTATCCCGCAAATCTAATTCAGGCTTTAGCCGAGCATCCCTAAAATCGTTAAAATATTTTCTAACTGTTGCATTTCGTATATTTTCAAACGATAAACTTTTTAACTTATTGCTGGGGTCTAATAACTTTAACTTTTTTCGCTCTTCTGATGTTAAATCTTTGATCTCTTTACCGACCAACCCGCCAAATTCGTTTTTAGCAATAAAATCTTTTTCTGACATACCGCGGACATCCATTGCTGCTGTCAAAGTCTCGCGCATCGTCTGACGTAACTTTGCGTCATCTGGTAGTTCCATGTCTCTAAAGAACCGTTCGATGCCTTTAGGAGTTAACTCACCTGTAAACAAATTATTAGCAATCTGCGTCAAAAGAGGCGCATTGAACTTTGCTAACCTAGCAGACGTTGCAGCATCGACTACTTTATAATATGAAACTTGTACGTCCAACGCTGCCTGCTTATCTCGATAGGATGAGTTATACCGGCTTTTCATGGCGTGTTCTGCCGCACCATAAAACTCTGGGTTTTTGGCTATTACCGAATCCGAGGCAGCAAAGCCAGCGGCCAATTTACCTAAATTAAAATCGCCCTTAGCTCTAGCCGCAGAAACACGCTGTAGTGTATCTAAGCTACGTTTGTCTGATCCTAAGTTATAACGCTTTGCGGCTTGCTCGACTGTTAAATCAGGATCAGCTGTCATCGCAAGCATGGCTGACGAAAGTGCGGCATTACCTCCATTCGAGGAGGTTAAGTCCATTTTAAATTTATCTAGTACGTCCGTACCGAGAGCAGTCACTATGGCAGAAGGCGCAGATTGCCTAAGCGCGTCTAACCCGAACTTGGTGGCCATGGCGTTATTCTGGGCAAAATTCTGCAATTCCGCAGTATTCATACCCAATCCCTTCGCTGCGGCATTTAATAACTTTGTATAGCCGGCCGGGCTGGTATCTCTTAACGGATCATTTAAAAAATCAGTTATGCTCTTTTGAACACCGATATTTCCTTCAACCCCAGCTTTATGATAAATGGCGCCAAGCCATTTAGTTAATGGCTGGTCGTTGGCTTTACTATCAATAGCCGCTAAGTCTGTAGCATATTTAACTTCACCACCAACTAAGCGAATACTTGAAGCACCGCCTGTGCTCTTCGCTAGCGTCGTCAGATTCATGGCGTTTATAGATGCTTCCATTGCCCCCATACCGCCAGCGCCAAAAGGTACGTTACTCTGCCTAGCAAAATCTTTAAAGGTATCTACCATGGAAGTCATTACCCCTATGTTAACACCAAGCACACGCGCAGTGGCCTTAATACGCCTGAGAGAATCTTCTAATTTAGCGGAATCTTGATCGCCTGTTAATGAATCTGTTCCTAGCAGCGAACTTGTAGCTTCCCATAACTCAGAACCTGACTTATCATTTCCAAATACCCCCCGCATAGCGTCCATCAGCTTCATAGAAGCTGAAGCCTCTTTAATACTTACGCCATCTTTACCAAGGCCGATGAACTTATTAAAACCTTCCACTGGCCCTCCAGAAGAAGTAAATAAACCGGTACGAACAGCTGTAGTATAACCACCCATTATATCCTCTAGCTTAAATCCCCTGCTCGCTTCCCAATTTTGACCTGTCGCTCTTTTAGCTGCGCTCTTCAATAAACTATCTATACGATCATTCAACGCTTCGCCAGTTAACCGAGAAGTCTCTGCATCCTCTTCAGGTGTTATGCCTCGATTATAAAACTTATAACTTAACGACCGCATCATTTGGCCGGTTTCCATCGGCGTAATCTCTCCGGTGGTACGGCCTAAATAAGCTAATGATTGCGTAGTTAAATTACCGTAAGCACTCATTGCTGCAGCTACGGGATTACCACCAGCAAACGGGGCGAGTGTTCGAGATGCAAGCCCATTAGGATCAGATAACAAAGATGTCATGAAGCCTGTAGGATTTAACCCACCTATCCGCTCGAATAACATCTGATTCGCAAACTGTTGATTGCGAATGGCAAAGAAGTCTAAATTACGCCGCTGCCAATTAATGGCATCGTACGGACTTTGATTTGTGCCAGGGACAGGCCGGGGAAACATCCGGCCCTGCATCAGCGTGGAAGCAAGAAGGTTTAATAACGGATTACCAAAATCCATTCCTGGAATTTGGCTATAGTTATAAGAAGTAGCCGAATTGTCGCCTGTGAAAAGATCTGACATTACTTAGTATTACTTTCTTTTGACTGCAAAAAGTTACGCCAGAATTGCGTTTCCTCGACGGTAACTTCTGTTTTCTCTTTTATTTTAGCATATGGAAAGACTAAATTAAAATACTTATGTCGCTTTTCCTGCGCTTGTTGAAACGAGTCATTAGAAGGAGCGCCACTAGCCAGCGAACTGGACATGACAGAATCAAGGAAAAGCACATTTTCAAGTTTATGCTTTTCCAGATAATTAAGGATGAAGTTTTCTCTTACCTTGGAACCGACGTGTTTATACTCGAAATTAAGCCAACCACGTAAATAACACTCAGTCAATAAAACTACGCGTTGGCTTTCCAAAAATCTGGTTCTTCAAGACAATTAGTTAGCTTCAATACTTTATTCTCGAAAGTACGGAAAACCGTCTGCAAACCAACCAATTTATAGATAGGCCAATTGGAAAATTCACGAGCACGAACGGCTACATAGTTTTCTTCTTTGCAACTGTCTTTAGTAATAGTCGGCAAAAATGGTAGGTTATTTATTTCCACTACTGATACACCTAGGCGATAAAGCATAATCTGAATAAAATAGCCGTCATTGTTTTTGGCTATTCCGTCATCCTGATCTTTGACCACTTGTTTAAGTACATCTGCATTTTCAGTTACAGTCAGTGTTTTGAACTTAACCGTAAACGCACCATTCATCAAGCTGTACGCATCAGTAAACGGTTTATCCGCTAGGAAGGATTTAAAGAAATTTTCCTTATCTTCCTTGGTGGTTGTGATTCCACTCAAATCAAGCGACGACTTGGGCGCCAACTCTGGGTTAACTAACTCCGGTTTAAATACTTCTTTATTTTCCATAACTTGTATAATCTACGAATACGTTGCTGTTTAAACTTAATTTACCTTCCGATGCCTTAGCTACCACTGAGCTATAAAGCTCACCGTCAGTTTCATTAAATTCCTGATTGTTAAGAATAGCTGTTGCATACTTTTCAGCCATTAGCAGACCAGGGTAAGGATAAGTATCGTTTACGGCCTTTTCCTGCCATTTGCCAAAATGAAACGTATCAAAAGCCTCATCTTCTTGTTGCGCGATAGTTTGCGGGAAAACTTCGCCATCTGCAAACTTATAATTAATCGAATCAGGAAATCTAAACAATAATTTATCGAAAGCTGACGCAGCACTATAAATTGGCAAGTCTTCCGTAAAGTCTAAATTAATAAGGGAGGCAATTGAATCTCTAAAGGTTTGAAACTGGCTATCTGTAGCATCAATAGCTCCCTGAACTGGTCCAAATAAACTTACAGCATGAACTTGGTTTTTAATACCTATAATAGTACTCTGCATACCTGTAAACAATGCCGAGCCTTCACTAAAGCAAACCAAGCTGCCGTTGCTGGCCAATAGAATATTGTTCTTTGAGAAAATATCCATGCCGCCATTACAGCTGATAATGTACTGTTTATTAACCTCGTGGAATTCCATTTCCGTCCGTAGGTCATAAACCATATTTACATCTTCAACTCGATATTGGCTGGATGACGCAATGGTGCTATCCTTGGCTAATAATATAATCCCATGCGCCTCCGTAATTGGCTTATCATCTTCCTGTGGGCCATATTCGCCAATAGTCTGAGAATCCGATTGTAAAATAATGCCTGAATTAGCACTGTAAAAATGCTGCACCTTATCTGTCTTAATTCGCAGATTGCCGTCAGTCGACGATAACTCAATATCGTTCTTAACCGCCATGGCTAGACAATTGCCAACCTTGCCAGCTAAATTACGCATTGGCTGCATTACTACGTCTTTAGCGGACTGCAAATAAATGTTCCCGCCTTCCATTACAATTGCAGAACCCCACGCGTCCATAAGAGTAATACCCCCGTTAGGCATTACATATACTCCAGCTTTACGATTTAAATAAGTAGCGGGAACAGCGGGATGGACTTCCGTAATCTGATCCAGCGGCTGTTCCGTGGTTAAAGAAGCAGGTACATTAAAATCATTATTTTTTTCAAAATTACCATAGCCTACTGATTCCTGCGTATAAGCTAGATAGTCCTTCAACTGTAAGAAATATAAGTACGGCTGACCGAGTGATCTGGCTGTATCGTCAAATACGTAAGGTGCAGTTTGAGCAATTGCTTCTACTGTCTGAGCGGTAGCCCTGGCATTAAAATCTGCGGTGTTTAAAGTTTCACCGGTAGAACCTTCGTTAATTGCAGGCTGAGCTGGTGAATTTATTCTAGTTGGTACTCTAATCCAATTACTTTTCTCGATAGCCACTCCCTTTAAACTGCGAGCATAAATACCACCATCCAACGACATTTTTACTTCTGCCAACCCTTTATCGTATTCTTCGATTGCTTGCCCGTCTAATGCCCGTAATTGCCCATCTGCGGGCTTGGTAATCATCAGCCGTACAAAATCACCTAAAGCGCCTACAAACAATTTTAAACGAGAAATACCAATCTGGTTTTCTTTTTTTAGCTTATAGAAATGGTCCGCATCGTCATTTGTTATACGGCCAGTATGTTCTATAGGCGAATTATCACCATTATTACCACTATTGGTGGTATTAGGCGTACCTTGCGCTTCAATTGGATCGTGAGTTAAATATACTTCAGTATTCAGATGCGATCCGTCGTGGATCACCTGAGTCTCTCCCATACAGGTAAAATGCTGATAATTGTGACTTACTATTCTAACCAGATCGTCGAATACGAAAGCCTGTACTTGCGCTAACTCAGAAGCTTTGAGCGATGCAAAATTCTGAAACAACCCGAGCAATATTCCAAAGTCATTGACAATTACATGTTCGCCTGGAAGCACATCCGTAGGCCGACGATTATTAACTGTAACTATCTTGGATACCCTTTCACCAGTAAGCCCTTGAATATTGCATGAATCAGCATTACCGTCTCCAGCTCCAATCACTGTGCGAAGCGGAAATTCAGAACCGTCAGGTGAAAAGTCAGCTTTTGTTAATACCCCTAAAATAAGGCAGGTCATTACATCGTCATGTTGAAAACATAAAACATCTGAACCTGCTTGCGGCAATGCACAATCTTTAAAGCCAAATAAATTCGCCAAGCACGAAGAAATAGGTATGCCTTGAATTAACCCGGGCAACCCAACTGCACGCGGGAATATCTGCACGCTGTAAGTCCCTGGATCTACAGACATTACCGTGCCAATAAAAAACCGCTTTTCCTTTAAAAGTGTGACGATATCCATAGCAATAAAAAAGCCTGCTTACCAATTAAACTAGCAAGCAGGCAAAAAGATGTAAACCAAAATAGCTTATGACGGAGCTACAATCATCTGCAAGAACTCGATTGTGACGTTATCCAGTACTGTAAGCCCTTCAGCTTCAGCTGAAATGTTATAACCGGTTACAGTGCCGCCACGCATACGAAAACCACCGTATGATTCAGAACAATTAGTAAATGCAGATGCACCGTTAAAGGTTACTTTAATGGTGGCTGTACCTTTACAGATATCCCAACCTGGGAATGAAAACAAATTGGCAACACCAGGTAGCTTTGAACCAGCGACTGATTCATACTTGGCGAATAGTCGAGAAATCTGAATCGTGCCAATTGGTTGAGTAGGATAAATAACAGCCAAAGGAGAACCACCGCTAGTACCTAATGTACGCCGACGGACTACTTGCTGTTGATACGAAATATTAATATTTGTGGCGCCTGCAACAACTTGGTCACCTTGCCCCCATTTTGGATCGTCAGAAGTAAACACAATGGTACACATGTCAGCCGTAATCGGCTTGACCGGTGTAATTAACCTACGACCATATAAATCTGAATTTGGTTCTGCTGCCATAATCTTTTATTTGTTTGTTTTAAATTAAACCGAGTGCTTTTGCTACCTCATCAAAGTTTTTATCTTCGCCTTTTGTATATCTCAACCAACCTTTACCATCCGATAACAGCTTGAAAATTACCGTAGGCAATCCATCGTTTGTTTCAATCAGTATTGCTGTAGCCTTGTCGGTTGACAGCAATACTGGCTGACTGATATCTCCGGCAACAACAACCTTCATTAGATGAGCAAGGTTACATTCACGTTATTGAGCGGAGTTGGAACTTCCAACTGAATTTCCGCATCAATACGATCTTTGAATGTTGCATGTTGTCCAATGGAGTTGATCTTATAAGAAATCAACTGATGGCCGGCTGACTGTGTAAATGTATTCGTAGCCCTAAACGTTAGCTCTGATTCAATTACAGCGGTAATCAGTGCTATGTTTGCGGGATTAATATTATATTTACCAATATACGGCTCTAGCTTACGTTGTAATCCGTAAGAAATGCTATCCACGTTAGTGGTGATTGAATCTTCCCGATGATATACGCCGCCAGCATAATTTGAAGTAAGCTGATGCCGAACATAAGGCGTTTGGTTCATGAAGTCCTGGGCAATAATCCAGCAACCTGTTTCAGCGATAGCGTCAAGCTGCGCAGTAGAGAATACCTCGTAAGTATCGCTTACGCCGCCAGCCGCATCAATACCAGCAATGCTGTAGTTTGTAAGAGGCTGATGTGGTACTACGCTAGAACGTAACCCTGCGCAAGCTGCTGCAAGATAATAGCTGGGCAATGTGTCACCTAGATACTTAAACGTATTAGGGAACACGAAGCGCACTCGCCGATCGTCATAAGCTTGAACCAACGAAACAAACGCATCGGTTTTTTCATCGGCCGTCATCGTGCGAATAATCTTAATCTTAGTCGCCGTAGAAACTGCAGCGTCTAATGGAGTAACCAAGCAGGTGGTATTTGTCAGTGTACTAGTAACTGCTACTTCCTGCCAAACCAACGTGCCCTGTACATTATAACTGAAGTCGTATTGTACAATATCACCTTCACGCAAACCGACCAAAGGCTTCTGATTAGAACCAGCTGAAATAGTGAGCAATTCAACAAAGCCAGTAGATGGATTTGCAGTGATGGTGGCAGTATAATCTACTACGGCGCCATTAGAAGTATAAGTATCCAAGAACGTAGAAGTAGTCTGCAAAGTAGGGGCTAGCCAAGCTACGCGCCAACGAGCCTTTGATTTTTGGCTAAGATCGTCTACATGATTAGCAATCAACTCTCCAATTGTCATATCACCACTAAGCGGAACAATACCATAAACCTTATTGGACTTAGTAGCGAACGAGAGAGCCAGATTATAACCAGCTACGTCATCGGAAGCCAAACCAACATAATACACCGGTACTGATTCACCAGCGTTTAGTTTAGCATGATATACACCTTGAGCTAACGGATTATCAGGTACGATAGGACCAAGGTCGGCTTCAATTGTAGTGATGTCTGTAATACTGCCAATTTCCGCCGTATGATCCTTAATTAAGGCACGATATTGAACATATACGTTAGCAGCAGGTGTAAACGTACCATTCAAATCCCCATTTGCTGCCGCAGCGTAATTCTTGTTAACTGGCAACTTGGCAAGCTCAGTTGAATTCTTTTCAAGCAGCGGATCTGTTACGTAAATAGGTGAATCAATATAGCTACTGTTAATCTCGATTCCAGAGCCATCAGCCGCTTGTGTCCAATTTGGAATTGTATTAGCAAAATCCTGGAACTGCGGAATTTCAACAGAATCTTTGGTTAAATACATTGCGACCGTAACCGGTTGAGCCGGATTAAATACAGTGTCAACTGTACCCCACAAATTAGTGTCTACCTCTACAATATTGTATTCGCTGATTCCGCCTGCAACTAATGAAATAGACCAGCTATCGCCCAATGCTAAGCCAGTGCTTCCAGCAGTGGTAGCAAATTTAGCGGTTAATCCTTTAGTTCCTACCGCAAAAGACGTGTTATATGGTACCAAAACTTGAGTAGCGTTACCGTCTCCTTTATTCGATGAAATGCGAACACGTGCGCAAGTTGTTTCGTCACCAGAACCAGTATAAAACAAGCCGCCGCGAGTCACTGTGATAGTATATACGATGTCGATATCGCACGTAACATCTGCCAATGCCGATACAAGCGTAGGCCAGTTTGTAAAATACGCAAAAGACGGTAAAGAAGTAACCGCAGAAAAACAACGGAAGTTCGTAAGTAACGCACCCGAAGTTGCAGCGCTTGCGGAGGCGGAAAAGTATGGTGCGCTTTGCGTGCTGGCGGGTACATTAAAAGAAGTCGTATAAGCTGGATCAAAAACAATATTTGTAACAACGTTGCCAGCTAACGTAACCGAGCCTTGTGCCCTAACAAGTCCTTTATATAGCCGGATATCACCTGAACCTGCACTATTGATTGTCACGGCTAGCGCGTCTGCGGTAGGACTGTTTTTTAATTTTACTGTCGTAGCAGTTGGAACAGAGTGTACCCAATACGCACACCAAGATGCCAACGTAGTGCCAACATTGGTTATTGAATCCGAATTTGGCATTGTTCCACCGTTTACATCAAAATAAACGAGATCATCTACTTCGAGCGAATGCGCCGTATTAAATACCAATGTTTCACTATCTGAATCAAAAGTAAAACCGGCTCCAACAGCACCACGAGTACTGTATACCCCGTTATTAGAAGCTAAAACAAGCGTATAGGCTTCATCCGTGGCTACGGTTAAAGCTGAGCCAATACCTGTAACCCTTACACCGGTTTGCCAAGTAGATGTGCCAATACTGAATGTGGTATTTGCCTTACTATAAAAGTCAGTAAATAATGTATTGGTATCGTGATTAACTCCGTACGTTGGGGCGGCATAAGACGGCAATAAATTCGTAATCGTAGTCTGCAAAGTGCCAAGTCCGCCGCTACCACCACGAGTACCGGTAATCTCAACAATATCCCCTACTTTAACTCCGCGATCACCTAAGAACGAAGAGCAGCTGGTAGAACCGAAAGTTTTTAAATTAATTGTGTTAGCTGAAACTGCCTTAATCCGGTTTGGATAATGCACTGAGCCGCCAGCAACAGTGTGGACAGCTTCAAAGTCATTGTAGTTTCCTGGAGTACCGCTACCTAAGTCATCGTTAGGAAAATACCGAGCTTTGGCGTTGGCAAAGAATACCTTAGTATAGCTTTGGTCAACTACACTGTCAGCAGGCTGATTTGGCCAAGCGTAGGTAACAGCCGCAGATGGAACATACTGATTACCTAAGGTGCTTGTATCTGGAATAACCGGGTCATTAGGATTGACCACAGAGGTGTAAGCTTTTTCATCCGCTGTGCCGTAACGAAACAACTTATACTGTGGCCCAATCACCAACGCTGCCAGCGGGTTATCCGCGAAAGTTGGAATGGATTGAAACTGCTGGTCAATCTCGACCCGAGGAATTGTGTAAGTGGACATAGTCGTTTAAAATTCTTTTCCTATCGATTATTCTTAATTCAGTTTAACTTTTTTTTAAATCGCACACAAGTCTATTGCGCGGTAAATTGCAATCCGGTTAATTTATCAAAAATATCCCGACTGACTGTTTTTAGTTTTAAGTCATCCCGTTTGATAATCCAGCCTTCATCGAAAGCTATTTCAACAACCAGAGTAATCTTAAAATTATCTTTTTGCTCCGTCATTACTTCAGGCTTGGACACGGTAACTAATCTGAATCTACGTAGCCCAAAGTCATTTAATATTTCCTGCTGAAAATACAGCAACGGCTGTTTAACATATTCAGCCAACAACTCAGTAAGCATTACCGGATGGCCTACTACGGTTATTTTAACAGGAACAACGTTAATAGTAATGCGCGATGACTCAGAATCAATATAATTACCGGGGCCTAAGCGTTGGCCAAAAGTAGGATGGGCAATTCTTAAATCGTCACGACCAATAAATATAGCTGGCCTTTTGGAGGCTGTAACAGCGGAGTAATTATACGAAATCTCCAAAAATATCTCAGACTTCAAAGGGTCCAAATCAAATTTATGCTGAATTGGAAAGCCAAGTGAAGCCGGTGTGTTAGCCAAGAAATAATTTCTAATAAGCTCAAATACAATATTCTGCGCTGTCCAAGCATTAAACGATATCTTAGGAATTTGAGTATCGTTAATCTCAGTTTCTATCTGCTGGGCAGTTTTATTATATACTAGAAAATCAGACATCTGTTATCTTTATTTTATGGATTGGGTCAGAAGGTTGCAACAACGCAGCATTAAATTGCTGCACAATAATAATGTTGGAACCTAAATACTGTACGTATTCAACGTTACCGTTCACTAAATAGCGATGGCCAAAGTGGGTAGCGATCACATCTTTAGCGGAAACAATTGGAAAACCCACCATACGCATACTGACCTGCTCAATATCCGTAACACCTAAACCTTCAGGATTTAAATTAGTCTGACTTTGATTACCTTCCAGTGAATAAGTGATTTTAAGAGGACTATGGTAACCTCCAGCTATTTGATTGGCATAATTGGATTTATTATCTGTGAGTGGCATACCTGACACTGGATCCAAGTCATCCAAAGCCAGTTCACCATAATTCTTACGTTTTAACAACCAGCCGTAATTACCCGTATATTTCATACGTAGCAATTCCTTGCGGGTAATCTCAGCAGCAATTAAATATTGATGCCACCACTCAGCCTGAGCAAAATAATTAAGAGTTTCAGAATAATAAGTTTTACCATCACCGGTAACCAATTTAATTCGATATACGGTGGATACTACGTGGCTCTGCCGTTTCTTGGAATCGTCAATTACGTAGAAACTGTTACCTACTGACTTGGAGATAACCAGCTGAGAAAAGTCAGGAGTTTCAGATAACTCCATGGTGAAATTCAACGGAGATATACCTCTAAACGTAGGGTCGAGCTGCCACTGTAAAACTATGGCAGTTTTGTTTACCGCATTAATATAAAAAGTTTGAAATGGATAAGCCATGGTTATACCCGGTAAATAACATCGTCGTAAGTTAAACCTGCTGCTTTAAGATAATTGCGAATAACCGCACCAGCAGGTGAAGCATCCATCTTTTCGATTACAACCCGCTTTACAGCATATCGATCTAGAGCATTGTATTTCTGGCCAGTATATACTTTACTGATCTCATTACGAAGCATAGGTAAGATAAATAGCCTAACCATCACCTTAGCTACTCCAGTAGTAGTTATGCTTTCACCAGCCATTAATATCCTGCCCTAAAGAAATATTCACTATGGTTATGTCCAAAGGCGCCATTAATATTCTGCATAATTTTCAGCGTCTTAGCCAGTTCCTTAAACTCTTCCCAAAATCGATTACCTATTTCCATAAAGGCCTGCATTTGAGTGCTGCGATCATTTACAGAAACGTTTGCTGCCGAATATGCTAGGCTGTTGCTTGCTTCACCTACGGCATGACCACGTAATAAATTGCCAGCGGTACCTAAAATACCTAAAGCTCGATAAGGCCAGGTTTCAACGGTATATTGCGTTACCGGCGGCGGCAATAGATTAAAAAAATCGATAGTAAAAATAAAAGCGTTCTCAATATCCTTGTCACTCCACCTAACCCCACTAATCAAGGTGTTTGTGTCGGTGCGATCATTGATGAAATCTCTTACGTCTTGAACGGTAAAACAACTATTCATTTTTTAATAATCCTGATGTAAACCTAACAACGTAGGTGCCCTAAATGCCTTCGTCTTATCAAATTGTCCTTGGGCTCTAATTCTAGCAATACGGCCTAAATAAGATTCAGGGTCTGAAAACATATCCTGCCTAAGCTGATCCGATAAACCTGAGCCAACTCTTCCTACTTCTGCACCGTTAGGCTCAAGTGAGTAAGTAAAACCTCCTACACCGCGCCGATGATACTTTGAATCTTTAGCAGCTGGGAAAATATCTTTTACGTAAACGTCATGCTCATCGGTGAGCTTTAACTTGGTGGGCTTTTTATCTTCGTGGTGAATTACAACGCCTTCAGTGGTTAGTGGATGACGCCCACTCTGTATTCGCCGCAGCAGTTGTCGTGCATCCTCTTTTTTAGCTTCTTCTGGCAATTGGAACTTATCCTTTGGCAATAGGCTAAAAATAGTTTCAAGTACCTTTTTACGTTCTGCATAGGGCTGATCTTGCGTTTTACCTTTGTGCTTGGCGATGTCGAAAAGCATCGTCTTCAATTCTACGTTTTGCTTCTTCTGCCTATCTAAACTGTTAGCAATGGTTGAATTTAATATACCTCCAAGCTCTTGCACTGGAATAGCTTTACCATTTCTCGTTCCAAATAGCTCACCTAGCAATACTGAGTCTTTATGCTCATTTAATTCGGGCATTTCCGGCCGACCTCCAAAAAATCTTTCCGTATGTACAATAGGATTACCTGTTTCCTTTGACGTGCGGTGACTGAGTATTTCTGGCTTCTTGTTAGCTCTAAGCAATAGCTGAACTAGAGCACCATCCAGCTTAGGCTGTACTACGTCAGTGTCCTTTAAATTCTTAATCGCTGCGTCGATCTTTTCCGGTGGAATAGACGTGTAATGCTCCTTCTTAACTCCCGTAGCTGAAATACTATGTGGCCTTATTAGCATCCACCGATCGTTGTTCTTGATTAGCGCATAACGATTCTCAGGTTTATTATCGGCCGTAGTAAAATGAATTGCGTCAGGAGTTACTTTGGTTAATAACAGCTTACCTTTAGAATGCGTCTTAACTGTGCCTGCGCCATATACTCCTGGCGGCCCTATTTCACCTTCGAAATCCTTATACTTGTAACTGTGTGTGCTCTGGGGTGCTAATTCTGCTATACCGCCAGGCTCCAAGTTCTCCAACACATCTCTACGAGTTGCAAACGAATGTAGGCCTAAACCTTTTTTGCCCGCCCTTAAATCGAAATGCTTACCAGCTCTATGCGCATCGTGCTGCTGAATAACGTAATCAATTAATTCACCCGCCGATAATCCTTTATTCGGTGGATGCATTATTTTGCGGCTAGGAATACCTTTAGCCTCTTCCTTGGCAGACTTCAAAAGTTGTTCAAACAGCGTGGTCACTTATTAATTAGTTTAGCCTAAATTGGTGTTGAAGTGAAATAAAAAGGGAGCCAGAAGAACAACAACCAAAACTTCTGGCTCCCCGGGACCCACCAACCAAACCTACTCCGCTACTGCGATGAAAAAACCGTAATCCGATCGTTGAACTTTACGTTCTCTCCGCTTTGCTTTTTGGACGACAAGTGTGACTTGCTGGTCTTGGTAAAATATTCTTTTTCAATGCGCAATCCGCTGTCCAAGCAGATCTGTGTCATGTCAGCTAACAAATTATATTTCTTGTAGCTGTCATTCATCACTAATATAAATCTACCGCCTGGAATCAATTTAGTCAAACAGTTCGCAACAGTTGGGCGCCAATATTTTTCCAACCAAGTAGAATACTCAGGAAATTGTGCGTAACATTGACCTGCGTCGTCGGCGTAGCATTCCAGATTAAAATAAGGTGGGCTGGACATCCACACGTCCACCTGTGGAATGCGTTCGTATGATTTTACATCTTCGCTACCGCCTTTGATGGTTAATCCTTCAGCTTCGTATAGGTTTAACATGTCCTGGCATTCAGGGGCAGTTAGAGGATCGATGCCGTAGTATTGAAAACCTAGTGAAGCAGCGCCTAACAAGCGAGCACCCCAGCCGGCAGAGAAATCACCAACTGTGCCACCTTTGGGACAATAGGTGGAGTATAAAAATTGAGCTAGGGGTATTTTAAATTGGCTGATGGATTTACTTAGACCAGAGCTACGGATACCTTGAATTAGCATATCGTTGGTCAGGCCAAACGCATACGGCCGTTCAGCTCCATCCTCGGACGAAGTGCACCAACCTAATCTATTCTTCAACACTTTACGCAACAATTCGTCGTTGTTGAACACTTCCAGCACTGACCTACCGTTCTCAGTTTTACTTCCGTAGAATTTAGCACCGTGAAAGTGCTTAACTATGTCCAAACCAATTGAACCTGAATTTTGCAATACGTTGTCATCACCTACTGTGCATGGAATATATTCTTTAAGTTTAGAATACGACTGCTGCAATTTAGTATCGCTAATCTTAGGATATGGAAAGCCGGCCAATCGAAAGTGGTCGAATAAATAGTCTACCAGCTTTTCACGCTCAGCTTCATTTAGGCTCCAGATATACTCGGCACTCAACTTGTTGCCTTTATAAACCAGCAGCTCCTTAGGTTTAACATTTATCAACCAAGGTGTAGCCGTAGTATTCTCCGCAGTGTAAGGTTTATTGTGCATCGGTGCCGTTCTTTATAAATTTGCAAAAGTATGTGTCTGCCATCGCGCCCACCGGAAATTTCTGCTTATAGGCGAGTAAGGAGCCTTTGCTGCTTCCCCAGTTGATGTTGAAGGCAGTTTTAAGTTCTCGGTTGATAAGCTCAAACATCTTAAAATCACAGTATAGATTAAGGTTGCGCATATCTGTGCGTGCCTTGCGGATGATATAATTATACTCTCCATTTACGTTCTCCTTGGACACAACAGCGTATCCGATTAATTGTTCACCTTGCCAATAGAACTGCGTCCACAGCTTATCCTGCTCACCTGCAAAGAACTGCTCGAAGAAGTTCATATCGTAACCTGAATGCAGTTGCCAACCGTATCTTTCCTTGCCTCTCAAGGTGTTCCACTCTTTGATAAACGCCAATATCTTAGGCAACTCAGCCGTATTAGTAATCGTCACCGATTTGTCGTAATGATTGCGCGTTTCACGTATTTCACGCCAGGCCTTACCAGGCAGCTTAAACCAATCCGGTGTAAATACACTCGTTATGTTCGTCGACTTATAAGCACCATGTAAGCTATAACCGTCGATCTCAATATCTTTACTAGGCGCGTAGTTTAAATTAACCTTCTCAAATAAATTATAAATCTCGTTGTCCACTGGCTGAAAAAACACAGCCTCCTTACTGTTCTTAATGTAGCCCACCCAAGGCATAACCTTGTAGCGCTTGCTAACCATCCCCATAATCGCATGCTTCGTATTGTAACTCATGATTATTTATTGTTGAGCTGCTTGCTTCTCGATCTGCGCCTTCAACTTCAAAAGCGCCTTGCTCTCTTTACCGCTGGGCATTCCCTTGGCAAAATCAAATTCCAACTGCTCCGCCTCATGGCGTTTCGTCTTTTTCATGTTCTTATTATTTTTCATACCGACATTGCAATATCGCACATAACTAAGGTTTGTCAAATTTCATAATCGTCTGAGGTTTTAAAGCGCTTGCGCTCGTGTACCTCTGCCCTCTTAGCGTCCCTATACATTTTCCGTACTTCCGCCTCTGCTACGATTTTAGCAAACTTCTGATACTTACGATCAAACCAATAATCTGTTTTTCCATAGAGCCAGTAAAAGAGCTTAATCATGTCTTCTTGTCTATGTAGCGAGATATAATAATTATTCTTTTTTGTCTCGTGGCAATAACGCAAAGGATAAGGGGCAATTCCTAAAAATTGATTAAACTTATTCTGGAGCGTCGTTAAAAACTCGCGAGTTGATATAAATTTCACGCGCCGGTTTTTACTGGTTAATGAAAAATAAACACAGCCATCACCATCCATGTTGCCTAGAATAAAACTAGAGACATACTCGTCAGGCACCGGAGGAAAAGTTATAATTAACGATTTTCTGGCAGGCATACCGTAATCTGCCAATATCTTACACATATGCCGGCTATGTAATGCTATACCTGTTTGATCTTGCTTGGGACCGTCTTTAAAATGCGTAGTACGTATTGGACATGTTGTTTTAAGCTCTTTTGCGAAAAATTCAATAGCTGAACGATCCCCTGACTGCAAAGAGATAGATACTCTATCTATATCTTGGTGATTGCAACCATCCGCTGAAAATAAACCTAAAAGATACGCTTTATTATGCGAGTCAATTACGTCAAAGTAGTGTTCATCTGTTTTATACTTTAAGCCTGCCTCATGGCAAGATCGTCTTACGCAACCTTCTTTAATAAGTATGTTACGAATTACATGCTCCATTGTGTTACACTTGGTTGCTATCAGTCCAATATGCAACCGATCCTCGGTATACATCTTTACTATCTCTTCGTTGGTATACGGCAAATTACGCTCTTTAGGTTTACAGTAACAAATCAGGTTAGTAGGGCGTTTAGGAAAACCTAATCTTTTAGCAGTTGATCGTAGGCCACACCAAGTACGCGTAGGCCATTTCTTTAGTATGTCTTCAGTAGTAAGAGTGACATAGTCAATAGCTAGCTGCTTTAATTCTGCAGCTGAATAACAGTCTGTTCGATCTATCCACACCACATTATGTTTTTTTAATATGCGCTTCAATCGATTTAAACCTAGCGCATACTTATTTAAAATGTCAACAAGCTGTAACGTTTGGTTATTATAATCAGCAATTATAGCCTGCTCGTCTATAACTTTAATCGGCTTCTTGCGCGAGCAACCCAATTTTAAAGCTCTTAATTTTATAGATACCCAAGTTCGCTTATATTTATCACAAAAAAATTTACGAGTTAATGTATAGTCAGGATAGTCCAACTTTAAACTTTCGTCTTCTTCTACAGTCCAAATTCTTTTCATTAATACCAACGTACAGCATAGTCATAACGTTGTCAAATGTCTTTCGCATAAAAACAAAAAACCCACAGAGTAATATCTGTGGGTCGTGTTAGAAATATTTAAATTAGTTGATTAAATAAAGTCCACACGAGCGCAGCCGCGCACGTTGCCTAAACTCATACCAATGTTTAAATAAATAAACCACTGCAGGAAATATGCCTCACTTTTAAGAAAAGTAGTCATATTTTGGAGGCGTAAATACTTACCAAAGAATTCCTCTGAGGAGAACAGATAAATAGTACCGTCTGGTACCAAATCCCGTTTGATGGTGAAGACTGACTTTACCCCGAAAATAGTCTGTGCAGGCTTACCTTCGAGATACATACGCTCTGAAAGATCGCCACCAGCTTCACTTCGTTCCAATTTAAGGAAGTCCATTGCGGTAACGTTATTCATTAGCATGCAGCCCTGTGACCCATCAGTATTACCTTGCATCGGCCCAAAAGGCACCCGCATCTTCAGCATCACCTTAAAGGCATCTGCTACGTTCTGCCGGGTAATCCCACCAGGAATCTCAACCCACTGAGGAACCTGCAGAGAACCGCTAACCCAAGGATTAGCTGTATTCTTGGCACCAACAGCTTCATTTACCTTATTGATAAACTTAGTGTCGATTTCAGTTGCGATATCCTTGACCGCGTTTTCCATCATAATACCTCGGATATCGTAATCATACCCGCGCAGTCTGTCGATATCTTGGCTAAACTTAGGAGACATAATACGATTAAAATATACCGGATAACGAGTACCCTTATATAGATAGCCGTCTGGAGCCATACCCAATGGAACAGTGACGGCGGGAGCTTGATCTGGCTCGCGATCGCACCATTTCACTAGCAGTTCAGGATCTTCAGCTTTATTCAGCTCGTCATTGGCAATGTCAATGGGAGTCAGAATTTTCTCAGCAAAGCTTTCTTCACGAAGCTTATTGCGAGTAAACTGAGTAGCGGAAACAGCCGCTTCTTTGGTTTCGCCGGCTTTCACCATCTCGATGAAAGTGTCATTCATTGTGCGGATTTCAGAAATTTTATCCATATTGTGATTTTCCTTTCAGTCGATTAGGCGCCTACTGCAACTGCACCAGTAGAAATCAATTTGATTTCAGCAAAAGTTGCGGTTTGGAATCCAGGTTTCACACTAGTCGTGGTGACAGATGTACCGGCGACGTTAGTCCAAGTCTGGGAAACTTCAGAGTCAGAAGAGCGAGCAATAGGCAATGTGCGAGTACCCATCAAATAACCCACTAGTGAATTATTCGAGCTATCGGTAGTAAACTTACCTAAACTACCAGCGGTAGTGCCAGCGGAATAAGCATATACTGGCATACCAACACTAGCCCAACCAGCAGAAGCAGCTGTAAGAATTTGATCCGTTTCAATTACACCGCCATCTAGGAGCAGCACAGGTAATTTGCCGGATTCTTTTACGTCTCCTGAGGTAGAATCGCTTAACGCAACTCCGACTACATAGGTATACGTACTGCCATAAGCGGCTGAACCACTAGGTCCAACCAAACCACCAGCTGTGGATGCCACAGCCATACCGGCCTTCACATCTGCCAGAGAGGACTGAAGCGCAAACGCTTTGTCCACCTGTTGCAAGGTAAGGCCATTTCCTTTTTTGATATTGATCATATCTATTAACCTTTATTTAATTGTTATTCATCGAAAATTACACTCGAACTAGTCGATAGTCCAAATGCACGTGCTCGAACAGGGTCTATTTCATCCTCCGCTCGTTTTACAGCTACGCGTGCCGGTGAGCCGATCAGGGCCACGTCAGCCGCCTTGCAAAGTTTTTCAACCACTGATGCGAGATAGCTAGGATTTTGTTGCGCACGCTTAACAAACTCCCGGCGCTCGAACTCATCGGTGATAAAGTCGGTTTTATAAAGAGCATCCGCTGCTTTGTCCAAACTGCGAGAATATTGCTTCAAACTTTCGTCCTTCGCTTTTTCCTCCTCAGTTTGCTTTTGTTTTAAAGCTGCTTCCTTCTTCTGAAACTGAAACAACGCAAGTCGTTGCCCCTCAGTCTCATCTATAGCCACTTTAACAAAACTAGCAACTTTCTGCAATAATAAATCTACGTCCACAGTCTTCCTTCCATTCAGCTAGCTTGGTTAAATACTGCAACACGTCTTGTTGCTCTTCAAAATTCAAAAGAGACAAGGCATCTGCTGCTTGCTTCTGCAGTAAATTTTCAGATGCCTTGTCCATGAAGGGTTTAACCTTTTTGATTCAGAATCTCGTTCTTCATCGTGTCCACAACCATACGGGCGGTGGCTTGAGACCAGGCAGCATATTTAGCTTGTTCCTGCTCTTCAAACAAACGAGCGTTCAGTTGGGCTTCTTTTTCAGCTAGCTGCTGCTTCAGCGCTTCCACTTCAGGATTAACAGAAGCGGTCTTGGTCGACTGGACTTCAGAGAGCTTTTTAATCTGCTCTGCTTGCTCTGCGAACTTTTGTTCAAGTTTGGCTTGATTTAGCAGCGTGGTAAAAGCCATCTTACCGTTCATCTCAGCCTGCTTGACAATCTGCCGATTCTCACTGGCCTGCTTCTGCTGCTGAGCCTTAGTAGCCTGAAGCTGCTCAGAAGCTTGAGCGATCATCTGCTCAAAGTCCTGTTTACCGGCTTCTTTAGCCATCTGTAGATCTTGCGCTTGAGACTGCTTGAAAATAGTCTCAGCCCACAGTTTGCCTAGTTCATAGGAAGCGATCCGATCGGTTTCCTCTGCGGACTTGCCAGGAATACAAGGAGCGGTTTCGCAAGTAGGCTGCTGCACACCAGTAGTCTGGGGCTTAACCTTATCAGCACCAACAGCGTTCTTATCCGAGGTATCATGCTTGGCACTTACCTGAACAGGATGCGTGTCTTTGCCAGGAGCGCCAACAACTTCAGGTTTAGCGGCTTCCTTGTAATTGGAAATCATGTCGATTAGCTCTTTGCCCAGCTTCTCAACTGAAGGATGCACTTCAGCCGTCTTGGTTTCGGCAGCCATCTTAGCCTTTAGCTCGTCTAGCTCTTTAAGAGCGGCGGCTAGCTTGGCTTGAGTATCGTCCTGTACGTTGGCGGTAACTTCGACTTCAGCTTCATCAGCTTTCTTACCTGGAACAGTAGGAGCGGTTTCGCTGGTGGGCTGCTGTACACCGGTAGTCTGAGGTTTAACCTTATCGGCACCAACAGCGTTCTGATCTACAGTTTCATGCTTAGGACTCACTTGTACTGGATGGGTATCTTTGCCAGGGGCGCCAGAAGCGACTGGTTTGGCTGCGGCTTCTTTTTCTACCATAGCTTTGATATTCTCTAAAATTTTATTTGATTCGTTCAACTTAGCCATATTAAAAGAGTTTAAGGGTTAATGTATTATTAGGCCTGCTCAGAAAGAAATTCCGCATACTTAACAGTTAGTTCGTTTGCGGTTTTCTCGTCTACACCGGCTTGTTTAGCTGCTTCGTAGAAACCTTCCAACCGAGCCATGGCAATAGGTTGAACTTGTTCCTGTTCGTTAGCCTGCTTTACTTGCTCACCAAAAGTCTCAGACATGTAATTGATAATGCTTTCCTCGGATAAGCCAGCAGTCTTTACGCGGTTGTAAAATTCTTTCAAGAATTCGTTGTTCATTTGATTTCTTTCTTATTAGTCTCTTTAGTTAATTTAAGGGTTTTTAAGTTTATTTACAAGCCGATATTTCCATGATGGCATCCCCAACACCAGCATAAAATGCTTTTTTATTTAAGCAGGCTTCAATTTTAGAATAATATTTTGGTTCATCCTTTAAATGATCCTTGGTCAGCTTCCTGCGCATCTTAAGGCTTTTGAAATGTTCGCGTTCTTCTTCAATACCTTTTTCCAGTTCAGAAGCAATAAACGCAACCTTCTCAGGTAAGTCTTTATCAATCGGCCCGCTATAATGGGACAACTGTTTTTCTGACATTTCCTCAGCTACCTCTTTTACCTTCTCGGGAGCTTTAGCCTTAGGATGATGTTTTAAATGTTTAGCCCAGTTCATCAGTCGGGCTTGGCTTTTACTTTGTGCTGGCATAACTTATAACTGTTTAAATAATCTTACTTGAGGCCGCTGCTCCAGCTCCTAATCCTGCCGTGGCAGTTAAATAGGTTAAAAATGCCGCGAGCAATCCAGCTTTGTTTTTAAATTTTAAACTCTTAGAAAGATTGGACACCGGCGAATTAATAAACCTATTAGCTAATTGCGAAGCTCTAAGTTCATTAAGCAATGTAGGTGCACCTATAGCCGCCCCAATACCTGCGCCAGTTAATGCTGCAGATTCAGGCGAATCAGTTTTCTTACCGACTATATAACTGATGAACGGATTCGCAAACATCAAACCTCGATTAACTTTGCCTAAGTTAAATCGCTGCAATTTATTAAAGAAACCTGGAGTCGCCTCTTGCGCAGCATGCCCAAATTCATGAGCAGTAAACGATGTCGCAGGTAATTCGTTATTGTAATAAATCACCCCTCGCTTCATCTTTTCTATATCATTCTTACTATATAGTATCTTACCATACAGATCAGGTAATTTAGTTTTAGGCGGTGCGTACCTCTCAGTTACGTTTTCAAAAGAATCTGTAGCCGTCACTGGATTAACATTAAAAAACTTCTTTAAGCGATTTAAGTAATCTTCAGAGCCTGAATTTAAGCCATGCGCACGTTCAGCAGCACTTATATCTGTCTTGAACTTTTTCGTTAACTACACAGCAACAGGATTAGCTGCGAGGCCTAACGCAGTATAACCTAACGCCGGTGCGCTAAATTGGGTTGTATCTTCGGCTACTTTGAATAGTGCATTTTTTAAATTCACGTTCATCGATTCTGAATTAACGCGTTGTATAACAAAATATCGTCAGCGCTACCGTTGGAGTCTAAATATTCCAATTGAGCCAATTTATAACTAGTGTATGCCTCTGCCAGTTTTTCAAAATTATATTCAGCTGACTTTTTCTCGTTGGTCTCTTCCTTTTTAACTTCAGGCTTACCAAATGAAGAAATAGTGATACTGATAACTCTACGAGTAGAAGGCTCGCCAAATAATGAATTACTTTCAGTTAATCTGGATACCAATGATTTAAGTTCCTTAGGCAAAAAGTCCAAAGCAGCAGGCGTATACTTCTCGTCGTGTAATACCTCTTCGTTGCCTTTTTCTTCAGCCTTCGAAAACGTACCCGATAAATGCTTCTTCATTCCTTTGGCCATCTGAGGATCTGCCTTGTCTCCAAAAGCATAACGAATAAATTCCTCAGGGCTAAAAATAATACCTTTATCTGCCGTAGCCTTAAATACCTTGGCTGGCTCATGCTTCCTAAGTTCATCCATATCCGTAGTGGTGATCTTAGGTGACTTATTTAAATGCTCAGCCTGACGCTTAATAAAATCAGTCTTCTTGGATTTACCAATACCGTCCAGATGCTTTTCCATTTCAGAAAGCTTTTTCAGTAGCCTGCGCTTGTCTGCGGCTTTCTTGGATAAAGTTAAAGTGTCATTTTCTTCACTGTAAAACCCTGGATACATTTCCAGATAATCCTGAGTGGTGCGATATTTATGCGAAGCTTCTTTAACCGTAGAAGAATTTAACGAATGCCCAATTCTATCTGCCGGTCTACCTACCACCGAAATTTCAAACCAAGTAGGATCTACATTTTGCATCGCACACATTTCACCTTGCTTGTTCAATTCACCTAGCTTGGAAGGTATGTGCTCGCATCTACTACGATCGTCTTTCGCTAGGTGATGACAAAAAGTACACTTGTCGTGTGGAACCCGACATGCCATGCTTACCTGTATCTGCTTTCCACTTGCCAGCTTCTCAAGAGCTTCTTTATTTCTAGGATTATCGTTATCCAAGCCCATGATCAACTCAATCCGCTTCATCGCTTCGTTGTAAGCTGAAGCTTTGATATTGCCAAACTTAGGATCAGTAGGTTTATTCTTGTGATTATAATGAACAGCTCTATTTGCCTGCTTAAATGTTTGATGCCTTTCGCGACAATCCTTTTCCATAAACGAATCGCCGTTACGATTTGCCCCATAACCTTCCTGTGCCCCTAACGCAATGACATGCACATCTGTTTGATGCGCTGTTTTCTCATACTGCAGCTGCGCTTTTACTGAACCTCGTTTAGTTAATTGCTTATCGTCAGTAACAATAGTCACTGGCTCTACGTCACAATTAAAATCGTCGGTAGATGAAAACTTAATCATTTTTTTGGATAAACTTGATTTAACGTATCGTACAATACTTCATCCGCACTGCGGCTGTTGGTTGAAAATAACCGATTGCGTAATAACCAATCAGCTAAATACGCGGCGGCGCCAACTTTACCACCACGAGCTACCCTATTTTTTAAAACTTTACCCATTGTTGGAGCTTTGACCGCTTTTTCTGCGTGCTCAAAAAATCGCGTAGCTATTGGGTCTTTCACGTTATCTTTTAACTTAGCTAATATATCCAACCTATCGGCCGGATTCATACGATTTAAAAACGCTTTAACCGCTTGAGACGTATTCGCATCGTATAACCCTTGAGTACCAGCCATAGCTTGCAGCTTATTAAGATTCTTCAATTCAGCTAAACCAGCATGACGGCCATACTGCTTCTGAAGCTTCGCTAAATCAGCAAAACCAACTTGTTTGCCAAGCAATTGCTGAAGATCGTTCAGATTGCCTATGCCTACTTGAGTAGCTGTGCCTAGCCCGCCTTTAGGTGCATTAACTGCTGCTTCAAACGCAGCTAAAGCCTTACGATTAGCCGGCATCCAATTGGTCAACCATTTAAGTGGTCCTGTACCAACTGCAGCCGCAGTGCCTAGAGCTAGCGGATAGCTAGCCGCACCACGCACAGTATTTACTGCTTTTGCTGCCGGAACTACCACGCCAGACATGAGCTTGGCGCCAACACCAGGGGCTGGTGCGGCAACACCAAAAATGCCTAATTCTTTTACTTTATTTACTAGGTCCGAAACTACACCTTTTTGCGCATAGTTACTTCCCAATGCGCCGCCAGCTAGTCCTCCAAGTAAACTGCCTTGAGCTAGCTGACTTAAAAACCTTCGTCGACGATCACCGGCCGATTCATTTGGCTGCCGACCCGATCCGGCTAAACTTAAACCTAACCCACCAATACCGGCGCCGGTTAATGCACCAATTAATTCTGGAGATAATGGCATATGCTTAAACTGTATAATTTACGTTATGACTGAAATTACCTGTAACATCTTTAGCTGCCTCGGTGCGCAACAATTTCAATGCTGCATCTACCCGAGCGAAAATACCGTCACGAAAATACTGAATCTTAATTCGGCCGTTAGAACCTGGCTGTACCGGTACGTACCAAGTATCACCAGCGAATAAGCCCGTTGGGAAAGTTAAATTAGCGCCATTATCAACTGCAGCCATTTTAGCCGTAAGCCCAAGCGTACCAATATTATAATAAACGTTAGCTGAGGAAGTCTTAGGTAATACGTCAATGTAATTACCATCGATGCTTTCAACTGTGCTTATCCGTAACTTGCCACAAGTGGCAGCATTATTACCGGTATACCAAGGACCAGCCCGAACAACTGATAAGATATATGTGGCATCACTTGCGCCGGCATATGCCTCAATGTCCGCGATAGCTGGAATGCACGTATTATATACAAACGTTGCTTGGGTACCGAGAGCTTCGCCACAATCTAAAGCGTCAACCATAACCAGTAATTCGTCAGCTGTGGTTAATTGATCTGTAGTGTTGGTGTAGCCAGAATCAAAGACTACGCTTACTACGTCGCCTGCGCTTAAATTAGCTGTCCCAAATCCAAACAACTTACCGCCATGCATCGTCCAAGTAGGTGTACCGGAAGAACTAATAACTACTGTATCTGTACCTGTGCCTGAACCGATTGTGGCTTTTAATGTAATATCGTTACCGGACACTGTCTTAACAAAATAAGCTTTATTCTCCTGTAAACCAGTAGGAAGTTCAGCATCTGCACCAGCAGTAAAATAAACCGGAGAATCTACAGCCAATGTATTATCTGGAACGGTAATAGTATAATTACTAGTATTGATTCCTAGATTTGATTCAGAAAACAACGACTGCAAGATAACTACATTAGGCGCCGTTACGTAGCTACTTGTACCTGGACTGGTAATTGTTACCGGCCCGCTATAATCTGTTGAACCGGTATTGGCCCTAGCATTTACTTTAAAATACGGGCCAGTATAACCGTCAGCCCAAGCAGAACCAGTAGCGGCAAACATTGGGTCTTCTACACTAAACGTCTTCACATACGGAAAACCAGCCTTGAGCCGAATATACTCGTCAGCCAATGTAAAAGCGTTAAGATCTCCTTCAGGCCCAAAAGATCCGCCAATGTTAATAAGCGGATCGCCAAACTTACCGATTAATTCAAGATCGGACTTATTCCAAGTATCCCACAAAAACCTAAAAATATAGGTATCGTCGACGACTTGCTGCTCAACCTTTAAAATGTCGTTAGTATAAATAGTAGCCATATTAACTCGTTATTTACTTAATTGGATTGGCAGGTGACCCAATGCCTTCGCGCAGCAGCTTTTGTTTTGAAAAGTCAGTGTCAGTATCAATTAACTGTTTAGCATCAAAGGGTGACAATGCTTGACCAGCTGTCCTAGCTCGCAACTCGCTGCGCACTACTTCTTTTTCTTTGGACAACTCAGGAGCGACACGCAAAAACTGCTGATAAGCATCAACAATCTGTTTGGGATCCAAGCCAGATAAAACAGGGTCAGTTACAATCAGTTCCTGCAACATAAGCTTACGCTCAAGATTGTCAGAAGGTGAAGCAGAAGGAAGCATACTCTTTGGTGCGCCTTCAGCCGTAACAGTATTTTGTACTGTGCTAACAAGGCCATCAAGAATACCAGCACTCTTTTCCCACGCTGCTTCAAAGCCAATCTTCAATTTAGCTCGTTCCCATACCGGATCTACAAACTTAGGTTCTGCCACAACCTTTTCTTCCGCTTGCTTTTCGGCTGGCGCAGGTTCAACTTGATCTAAACTCTCACCAATCGTCTTGCGCAAATCAGTTACACCAGTCAGGTATTCCTCCATCTTGGCTTTCTTTTCAAGAACCACGGCGTTGGTTTTATTCCATTCGCTGGCATGCTTTAGAAACTTATTAAAAGTAAGCACTTCCTGGCACTCGTCAAAAAAGCGATATTTGTCGTCATGTACACCGCGCTTTTCTTTCAACCCGGCAGTCTTATGAATAAAGTCCAAATAAGGCAAAGCCCGATCTTTGTGTAAAGCGTAAGCTTGGGATTCAAACTCTTCGAAAGGCGTACGATAGGCGGCTTCTTTCTTAAAATGCCCAACCAAGGACATCAAAGAATTGTACATCTTATCCTGTGCGTCATGCTGGGCTACTTTGGCGTTTAGCAATTCCTGTTCAAAGTCAATTCGGCTATTTTCGAAGTCGTCCCACCGGCTTTGCAATGAACGCGTATTTTCCAGATTATACTGCGCTTCTTTTTTTAGCTGCACATAGGCTGCCTTAATGTTGGTGCGAGTAGAAAATTTATTAAAGTCAGGGATATCTTCATACATATCCACACTGACATGCTGGCTGGCCTTCTTGGTTGAGGTATCTTCCAAAAATAAGTCAGACGCAACTTTAGCCGCGTCAACAATTGGAAAATCAGCATCTTTGGCATCTGGATTATTTTTGAAGTGATTGTATGTGAGGGCTACGTTTATCACTTCCGAGGCACGTTTAATAAGATGCGTATTTAAATTCATCTCTTCGGCAATCTTGGTCACCGCTTCCTGCGGGGCTAGTTTTTCCTTATTGATGACAGAAGTAATACGCTCAACTGCCTGTTTCAGAATTTTTTCGGGAGCTTTCATGTGTTGATATTCTTAAACTATTTTAGCGAGTTAACACAATCGAATCAAACTATTGTTGCGCTTCTGTATTTAACTCGTAAAACGGTTTAAAAGTGGGATTGGCATCTTTATGGCTTAATTCATTAACGGTGGCCTTGAGTAGCTTTAAATCTTCGTCCAATGGATCGTTCACGTTGCCTACGTTGATTTCCCGCTTAAGCTTCTCAACGTGCAATTCCATTAATTTCTGTTCCTGCTGCTTTACCTTAAGCTCTTCCCTTTGTACATTTAAACGAGCCAGATCACTAATAATGCGATTATACACAATAGCATCTTTATGCGACCTGGTAGAAAATTGAATATTGAAAGTATTAACTAAAGCCGACTTGGCTAGGAAATCTGTTACTTGTGTGCGCTCGTCATCGTCTAAATCGAATCCACATACCTGGGCCTTAAGACCTAAGGCACCTAAATCAAAAACTCGTTTATACAGCGAAAATTCATCCTGCTTAATATCTCCATTATTTGTCAGCTGTACCAGTAAAGCCCAACGAGCGACTTTATCTTTGGGGAAATAATCAAAGTCGAAAAATATATAGTGTAAGGCCTGAATGGTTTTTATGGGCAACTTCCACTTAACCGCAATCTTACTATCCGGTTCTCCCGCAAATATCTGATAACCAATAAACCGCTTTATCTGCCCGTAGCTTTCATTTATATGCAATTGAATGGCGGCCGCGATATACGGGTTAGGCTCAATATTGAACACATGCTTAATTAATCGCTTAAGCCACTTGTCGTTCAGGCCTTTCAGCTTTTTAACATTCCAGTTAACGAAATTAGTATACTCGGAAATATTCTCTACCCTTACCCGATTGCCTATACGTGACTTCCAAATCTTATTGGCTATTACAGCTAAATTATCCGGTAGTGTATTAAACACCTTCGGATACTTAATTACCGTATAATCCAATCCTTTGGAAATTACCCTGGTCAGGTTATTTGCGTTATCCTCTTTTCGACTTCGATAATCCTTAAAATTAAACTTTTCAGGATTTTTAATCGCCTCGTATCGCCAAGCCGGATTTTGAAATGGCGTGCCTATTTTTTGATTTGGAACTTGAGCTGTCACAACTAGAAAGGCCTAAGAAAGATATCTTAGGCCTGCAAAAACTTACATGTATTTATTCTTAGGCCATGCCTTGAGGCATTGGCGGGGCACCTGAAGCTTCTCCAGCCTCTTCACCGTGGTCAGCTTGAAACGCCTGAATCAATGCCGCTAGCTCTTGGGGATCAATTTGCTGATCTGCGCCTTGAGATGGCGCCTGTACACCTTGAGGAAGCCCACCACCTTTTTGAATTTCAGCTAGGAGCAGTTCAATAAGCCGGGCTTCGTCTTCTTCAGACATCTGCTCGTTTTGACCTTCTGCTGATTCTTCAGGCATTCCTGGAGGAGTACCTTGAGGGCCAGGACCACCTTGAGCTAGTGCATCCATAGGGCCGGCAGCTTTAAACAATTCGCCAGCTTCTTTTTGAGATAGCCCAGCATTTTTGGCCTCTTTGCAAAAACCGTTGAAAAAAGCCAACTTATAAATAGATTCTTGATTTAACATATTTTCTGAACTTTGTTTCTCTTTTTTATCTTCTTGTTTTTTAGGTCCGTCAATTAAACGTTTCGCACCACGATATCCACCGTAAGCAGCAGCAGTCGCAGCTGCAACGTTTAGCGGATTTACATGATGATCCCGTGAGCCGGGATTTAGCATATTTTCTTTAAGCTTTTTAGCTAGCTCTGGCAACGTATCTGCGCTTGCACTTTGTTTAAAAAGGTTTGGAGTAGTCATCCTATCGTAACCCTCATTAAGCAAACCTAAAGCGCCTAATCCACCTCCAGCTGCCGCAGTACCCTTTAAAGCTGTACCCGGAGTCATTTGTGCTTTTTCTAAAGCTGGAATTTTTATACCTTTCGATGCTAAATACGCATATAGTTTTTCAGCGCCAGGTACGGCTTTAGGTGTCTTTAAATACTCGCCTGCAGCTGAAAGTCTAGGATTTACAGCATCGCTTACGGCCTTTTTTGATTTTGTTAAAAGTGCTAAAAGACGAGGCAACAAGCCATCCATGATGGTGCCTTTCCCTTTGCTTAAAAATGCACCAAATCCAGCCTCTTTTTTGTTTAACTCAACAGCACCGCCAGCTTCAACTTTCTTTTTCTTTAAAGCATCTAGCTTGGCTTTAGTATCCTGTGGGTTGTTATAAAATGCCATATTTAATCCTATACTACCATTGTTTTATTTTTTGTGAAACTTAAATTGATTAACGCCGGTTGCTGAACCACTTGATGGAATCCTCGATTAGCTTTTGATGGTTAGCGAGCTGCTGCTCTTTACCTGCGCGCTCTTGCTGCTGCCGATCATAAAATTGTTTCAATTGCTCTTCACTCGGAGGTACAACAATTGAAGGCCTTGAAACATCTTCTTTATAAGCTTGCGGGATATACATCGTTGAACCGGGTTCTTTAAATGGCTGCTCTAACTCTTTTTGTAGCCCTTGAATTCGATTGCGTTCCGCAGCCGCTCCTTGTTGTGCTTCTAAATCCTTTCGAGCCGCGTTAGCCTCGTAAGCTCGATCCGATTGACGCTGTGCAAGATACGCCTCATTTTGCGCTCGCTCTTTAGCAAATCGTGGATCGGTTTGCCCTTGTGCTGCTTGTAAATTTTCGCGTAATTGCTCTGGTACTTGTTCACCACTATCAATACGTTTCTGTACGGATTTCCAGTAATTATCCTGCAATTGTCCAATTGAAGGTACAGGTTTTGCTACTTGTGCCACTGAAGGTACAGGTTTTGCTACTTGTGCCACTGAAGGTACAGGTTCTGCTACTTGTGCCACTGAAGGTACAGGTAAATTACGTATTTGCCAACCGGGCATTCCTTCTGGTGCGCGAATTCCGGCGGAT